CTGTACTTCTAAGGTTCTATTCGTATGTTGTTGCCATGACAAATCTCCAAAGTGACATCCATTACCTACAGCAAAGAGCCAAGGAACTAGAGATTAACGTTAAAATGATGCAACAAGAATATCAATGAAATAATAAATTTATCGACTTAAGAGAACATAGAGAATTGCGTCCAAACATGTGTTGGGCGTCTTTTTGTGTGTTCTATAGGGGGTGCGAAAAGTTTGCTTAAGGCAGATTTCGTAAGTGGTCTCTCCCCCGTCCACCCCCTTTGACACACTTTAATGGGAGAAACTAATACGGTTTTACAAGCATGGGATATGTTCGGAGTCGCGATCCGAACAGATAAGTGGACATTCCTGAGTCTACTTCTCATGCTTTTTATTATTTCAGGATAATCTACAGGAGGTTTAGATATTGGACACTATTTGGACAACTGCTGGAATTTACTTGATTCAAAATGAAATAAATAATAAAAAATACGTTGGATCATCAAGAGATATATCAAAGCGGAAATCGAATCACGTAAAAAGACTAAATGAGAATATTCACGATAACGCACATCTTCAGTTGGCATGGAATAAATACGGTGAAGAAAATTTTACTTTTAGAGTCTTAGAATATGTGTACGACATTCACGGAATGGTTGAAAGAGAACAGTATTGGATAGATAAATATGAATGTCTCGATAACAATAAAGGTTATAACTTAACAAACGCCGTACCATACAGAAGACCTGATGGGTTTGCAGAACAATATAGAAGTAAAAAATTTAAATTGAAATCAGATAGAAAAAAGCCAGTTCTTAAACTAGAGAAAAAAAGAAAAAGACGAGAAAGTATCCTAATAAGCGAACGAGATGCACATGATATAAAGATCAGAATAAACAACGGTGAATCTTTAGTATCAATTGCTAAAATATATAACATAAATGAAAACAGAGTTAGTCAAATAAAATATGGTGAGATATTTGACAACGTATTACCTGAGCTTACGCAAATAAAGAATACGACTCGTGCCAAACCTCTTAATTCAGATCAAGTTGATCAAATAAAACGTATGCTAGACAATGAGTTTAATGATTCCGATATTGCAAAAACGATTAATTGCAACCTGTCAGTTGTGTATAAGATAAGGTTGGGATATGCATATATTACAGATAAAAAACAAGCAAAATTAACAGACGAACAGGTAATAACTATAAGAGCACACCTAAAAGAAGGAAAGTCAGTCAAAGAGATTTCAAACATGATGGGAATTCGACCAGGAACAATTCAAAAAATAAAAGACAATCAAGCATATAGAGGAATAAAGATATGAGTTAGGTGCGTGAAATAAATATGCCAGGGAGAAAGCGAAAGACAGATACAACTAACAATGAAAATACACATCAAATTTGTATAAAGTGTAAAAAAAATAAAAGTCTTAAATCTGATTACTACTCAACCGTAAGCAATCTCTATCCCAATGGTAATTATCCCGTCTGTAAGGCGTGTGTTCAAGAGAAGTTGCCACAAGAAGTTGACCCCTTAGATAAAAACTACCTGACAGTGGTTCATGGAATTCTTCTCGAATTAAACAAGCCATACCTCCATAGCCTTTGGTTGTCTTCAATCGAAGAAGCAAATCGAAGAGGTTGGAATACGTTTAACTGCTACATGAAAAATATTCAACTTAACCATAAAGATTATACATGGAAAAATAGTGACCTGGGTGATAAGTCTTCTGAGCAATCTGATGACAATACACAAGTCAGCATTAATTTTAAGGTAACTCAAGACATTCTTATTCGTTGGGGTCAAAACTATACGGTTGATGATTATGTGAAATTAGAAGACTTCTATCACAACATGAAGAAAATGAACAAGATAGAAACCCCTCAAGAAGAAACATATCTAAAGAAACTTGCCGTAATATCTGTGAAAATGGATCAAGAATTAGAATCAGGAAACTATGGTCAGGTAAAACAACTTGGCGATCTGTTCTCTAAATACATGGCAGACAGTAAATTTAGAGCCATGGATAAAAGTGAAGTAGATAAAACTGGAGGAATTCGTTCCTTCGGCGCTATCTTCGCAGAGTGTGAATCTGAAGGACATATTCCACCTTGGGAGCAGTTCAGAAAAATTAAAGGATTAACTCAAGACTTGGTAGACAAAACAATTATGCATATTGAGAATTTCACTCTCCGTTTAAATAAGATCGAGCGAATGGTTGAACCTCCTTCAGATACCCCCAAGATTACTGAAGGTGATGTTTGATGTCTTACAAAAACTATAGTAAACGAGACAGAGCCGATAAAGATTCTGAAGCATTTGCATCTCCAGAGAATATTGAAAGAACGCATGTTAATGAGGAAACGGTTGAAAGACTCCAACGAATTAGTGACAGATGGATTGAATATTGTAGTTATTTTCGTGCTTATCCAGATCACTTTCTAGATTTTATTTCTGACCCAGAATCCAAAATAAAGTTGTATTTCTATCAACGAGTTTATCTGCGTGTAATGCTTAGATATCGAAAAGTGTTTCTAACTGCTACTCGCGGTACTTCAAAAAGTTATCTCCAGACCTTAGCATTCGTCTTGAAATGCATCTTCTACCCTAATACTAAACTGTTCATCTGCGCCCCAGGTAAAGAGCAAGCTTCCAAGATTGCAGCGGAGAAACTTGAAGATATTTTTGAACATTACCCACTTCTACGAAACGAAGTTAAGACACTTACATCTACAAAAGATTATGTTCGTGTAGTCTTTACAAATGGCTCAAAATACGATGTTGTTCAAATGTCTGATGCATCGCGTGGCGGACGACGATATGGTGGTGCCGTAGAAGAAATCGCAGATAAGAAATTCAATGGTGATATTCTTAATAGCGTTGTAATTCCACTCATGGCGAATAATCGAATTGCAATGAATGGTTCTGTAGATCCCAATGAACCACATAAAAGCGAAATTTATATTACAACAGCAGGTACACAGCAGCAATTCGCATATGAAAAATTAATGGAAGTATACAATGAAATGCTGGATGGTAAGTCTGCATTTTGCTTAGGTAATTCTTATGAATTGCCTTGTGACTATGGTCAATTAGACATTGACTTTGTTGAAGCGCTAAGAGAGTCACCTACATACTCCATCATGGATTTCATGCGTGAATATGAGTCGATCTATACAGGAAGTGGATCTGATAGCCTTGTTTCAGATGATAAATTGAACAAGACCAGAGTCGTCGGTGTTGCCGAATGGGAACATTGTGGAGAGGAAAATGTTGAATATGTATTGTCTTATGACGTTTCTCGAAATGAAGGCGACGAAAACGCCCTATCCTGTTTGGCGGTAATTAAAATTACACCAAAAAGTAATGGGACTTATACAAAAGAAGTCGTTAATTTGTTCTCACTGGAAGGCCAACATAGTTTGCTACAGGCTAAGTTCTTAAAAGAAAAAGTTAAAAACTATAGAGCAAAGATATTAGTTATCGATGCTAACGGACTAGGCGTGTCGGTTGTTGACCAACTTGTATTAGACTTGGACGATGGCAATCCTCCTTATTCGGTCGTCAATGATGAACGCTATGATAGATACAAAATGGACAACAGCATCCCAATGGTATTTGCATTAAAGGCACAGAGCACTGAAACCAAAGAAACTCATATGGTCAATAACTTCATGCAAATATTCGCCAAAATGGATGTTGGACTATTAAAGGTTACAAACGAAGGTATTAAAGATTTAGAAAAGAAGATGAAACACAAAATCAAGGATAGTGAGGAACTTGCAAGATTCCAACTACCCTATTTATTGACTGATGTTCTTTGCGAAGAAATTATGAATCTTAGATATAAACAAAACGGTAACAATACTCAAGCAGAGCGTATTAGCATGAGAATAAGAAAAGATAAATTTAGTGCATTAATGTATGGCCTGTATTGGATTTACTTAGAGGAACAGAAAAATAGGATTCGGAAACGTCAAAATAACATTGATCCTCGTAAGTTTTTACTTATGAAAAAGCCAAATGTCTATGCATCAAAGTAATAAATGTGGGGAGGTGGATAAATGGCAGATATTGATAATGAGGAATTAAAGAAGCAACGACAGTTTGCAGAGTTACAGAAACTTTCTCTTGTTGACCTAGAGAGGTTCCCTTATCGTACTCAGGAAATGGTTGTTGGTACATACACCAAAGACCAATTAAAAGAATATTTAAAGGCTCCCGAGCTTGAAGCAAATCAAAAAGCCTTACGTAAAATTAGTCGGTTTCTATACAATGCTTCTACACATTATAAGCGACTTGTTCAGGACTTTGCGACTATGCTGACTCTCGACCACTATTTAGAACCTTATTCGCTTAATCCTGATAAAGTGAATAAAAAGACATTTAAAACCGCATATCTTAAAGCTGTTGACGTTGTTGAAAACATGAATATTAAACATGAGATGGGAAAAGTTCAGCAATATGTCTATAGAGATGGTATTTTTTATGGATATATTCACTCAAATAAGGAATCATTCTTTCTTCAGTACCTTGACCCTGATTTCTGCAAGATTACCTTTGTTGAAGATGGATTATTTGGATTCGCGTTCAATTTTCAATATTTCAATACATATCCTGAACGTTTAGACATGTTTCCAGATGAGTTCAAACAAATTTACAATGACAGGTTTGGCGGTAAAGGAAACAGAAAAAAGGGAAATTCATCTACATATTGGGTTAACTTAGATATAAATAATACCATATGTATTAAAGTTGATGAAGCAACTTGGTATCCTATTCCCCCATTTGTTGGTGTATTTGAGGATATTCTAAATATTTCTGATTTTAAAGCTTTGCAAAAAACAAGCGAAGAAATCGGAAACTATAAGTTGCTATTTCAGCAGATCCCACTTGATGAAAAAACAGGCGACGCCAATAAGTTTTTACTTACCGAAGATTATGCGAAATTGTTCCATGATAATATCGAAGAGAATCTTCCAAAGCAAGTTGGCATCATAACGGGACCGATGAAGGTTGAGGCTATCAATTTTGATAAGGACACAACTGATAAGAACCGCGTCATGGATTCTATTAGGCAATTCTGGTCAAATGCTGGCGTAGATCAAAAGCTATTCTCTGGTGATACATCTGGTTCAGTCGGGCTTAATGCGTCTATTCGCACAGATGAAGCCGTAGCATTTACTCTTCTGAAACAAATTGAGAGATGGCTAAATAAATATGCCAAACAAAACATCAATGGTATATATAAGTTCAGAGTTAAGATGCCTGAAATTACGATCTTCAATCAAGAAGAATTGCGTCAACAGCTTTTGAAAGAAGCTCAATTTGGACTTCCTGTGAAGACGAGGTTGCTGGCTGCTGGTGGAGCAAGTCCGTCTGCTGTAACCAATATGACTTTTCTTGAAAATGAAATTTTGAAATTGCAAGAATCATTTATACCTTTGTCCTCTGCTCACACTGGCGGTATGACTGAAGGTGGCGCTCCAATAAAGTCAGTTAAATCTGATGCAGGAGATAAAACCGCAGATTCTAACAGCAACGATAATCGTGCTTAACTACACCATTTGCTGAGAAGGAGGTGATTTGTATTTGAAGTATACCGTTAATACATCTATCCCTATTACTTTTGAAGCAACCACACAAGAAGACTCTATATTCATGCCTGTTGTCATCGATATTGCTCATGTCGGTCAAAATCTAAATAATTCTGTATTTTCTCGGGAGTTTCTTGAACAGATTGCCCCATCCCTCAGCAATATTCCAATTGTTGGCTATATCACATTAAACAATTATAACGAAGCAGATTTTAACGGACACGAAGAGAAGTTAATTGTTGATGGCGATAAGATTGATTTTGATTACCAGGGAAGAGCATATGGAGTAATCCCTGAGAGCAATAATTATAGATTCGAAGATAAGGTTTGTAATGATGGAGTAACCAGAACTTTCTTACGGTGCGATGCCCTACTGTGGAGAAAATTCCATGAGTGTACTGATATATTCGATAGAGATACCGAGAAATCACAAAGCCTTGAATTTGACCCAAAAAGTATTAAGGGTTTCTTTGGAAAAGATAAATTATTTCACTTTACTGACGCTAAATTTGAAGCAGCATGTATCCTTGGTAATGGTGTTAGGCCAGCTCATGTAGGAAGTTCTGTAGAAAAGTTTAGTGCTAATGGACTGAAAGAGCAAATTAGCGAGATGTTTAGTGAAGTTAAAAAATATTTTGAGAAAAGTAAAGAAGTCGAAGTTTCTCAAGAAGGAGGTCAAGAAGTGGATCAAGTTTTTGAAATGTTGCAAAAGTATAACCTAACTATTGAAAATCTACAAGAAAAAGAGATTGATCATACCCAATTCTCACTTGAAGAACTTGAAGAAAAGGTTAAGTCGATGTTCAATGGACAACAGGAAACTGCAAATGAAGACGAATCTGATGCTATTCCAACTGATTTTTCGTTAACCGTTAGTCAAATGGAATGTGAACTAGATCGTGAATTGGAATCCCTTGAATCTATTGTAGAGCAATACTGGGAAGATACTTATTCCTATCCTCGCTACTGCTATCGGGACTGTAAACCAGAACAAGGCATCGTTATTGCAATTGACCGCAAGAACGAATACTTAGTTGGATTCAACTATTCAGTTTCTGGCGACAAATATACAATTGATGTTGCATCTGCTAAAAGGTATAAAGTTGACTACTCTCCTATGGAGATTGAAGTTGATTCCCCTGTAGCAACTAATATGTCTAAGGATCAATATGAATTTGCGCTCCAGGCATATGAAAAACATCTTAAGGCGGAATTTGCAGTAGAAAAGGCAAAAGTTGACGAAGAGTTATCTCAACTCCAAGTTCAATTTGAACAAGTTGAAGATGAAAGAAAGCAATTTGCTGCCAAACTTGCTGAAAAGGATGCCGAAGAGCGTCAATCACAAGAACAAGCGTTGTTTAATAGTTTCTCCGATAAGTTGACTGAAGATGAGATTGCAAGCATCAAAGAAGATAAATCTCAATTTACTATTCAGCAACTTGAAGAGAAAATGCTGCTTGCATTTGCCAAGAAAAATATCAAGTTTAGCACAACTCAAGAAGACAAACCTCTTCGTTTCGGCATCCCCGATGAAGAAGGAAAGGTCAAAAGTGATAAGTGTTGGGCTGACCTAATTGAAAGAAACAAATAATAAATAAACACATTTTATTAACGCGCTTATTGGCGTGTTTTTTATTTTACTTTTTAAATTCCAAGGAGGATTTACTTAAATGGCTAAAGGTGCTGTTCGTCTTGACCGAGTTCATGCAACTCGTGGAGGCAATATTCTTTCTGTAAAATCCGCAGCTGATGAGTTGCAAAATGGTTATGTTGTATTCGCTCATGCTCTATCTAGTGGTGAACGCGAAGTTTTTGACGCTATCAAACCTGCAACTGCAACAATTACGACTGATGAAGTTCTGCTGATCGCAAGCCCTGAAATTACCTATAACGCTGGTGAAACTATTTCTGATTTCACGAATGCTGCTGGTAAGGTTGCTCGCGCTATCCCGCTGAAGAATGACGACATTGTTACGATTACTGATAACGTAATCTCTGGTGCAGCCGTAGTAGGTAAATTCCTGATTCCTCAAAATGCATCTTACCAATTGGTTGTTGCAAACGACCTTTCTGGTGGCACTCGTTTTGCGGGTGAAGTCATCGAGAAAACGACCATCTATGGTCTAGCTGCAACCGTTATTCGCGTTATCAAGGGCTAATACATAGCGACTATATAAGGAGGATAATATAAATGTCTGATCGCAATAAACTTGTCCAAATGGGCATCGATTTGTATAAAGGTTCTGTAGGAAACTTCTCCGCAGACGAAGTTGAACATAATTTCCGTAAAGCGCTAAACCAACTCACTGGTGGCGAAAAGTTTGATGCAAAAGCATTCCGCCGTAACAAAATTGCTATCTTCGAAGTAATGGAAGAAGTTCTAGATGTCGCAATCCTTGAGGGTATTGAAAATCAATTTGCTGAGTTTGTAGAATATCGCAATGTTTCTCATGGTGATAAGCCAATTTTCATGGTTGAAGATTACAAGCTGTTCCCTGTAGCCACCATTGCTTCCGGTACGAATAACATTCGTCGTCAACGTCTTGATCGTACTGGCCTGTCCGTTACGACTGGCTATAAGGGCGTCAAGATTTATGAAGAACTTGAGCGTTTCCTTGCTGGAAAGGTTGATTGGGCTAAACTTGTTGCTAAGGTACAAAAGTCTTTCAATGCTCAAATCGCTGCTGATATCTATGCTGCTCTTCAAGCTGGTTATGGCTCCCTCTCTGCTCCGTACAAGTACAGCGGTTCTTGGGATCTGACGCAATTCAACACTCTTATTTCCCACATCGAAGCCGCTACTGGCCTCTCCTCGATGGTATTCGGTACCAAACTTGCGCTTCAAAACGTTGCTCCAGCGTATGTTGCTTACAACGGTCAACTGATTGCAGATCGCAACAATGACGGTTATTTTAAGGTTGTTGACGGTACAGTTCTTACTGAGATCAAGCAATCGCATGTTCCTGGTGGAGATACTTTTGCTATCAGCAACAAAGACATGATCATTGTCCCTAACGGCCAAGAGAAAATCATCAAGCTTGTTGTCGAAGGTGACTCTGAAATCACTGAATCTGTTGACGGTCAAAATGCCGATGAGTCGAAAGAATTCCTATTTAAGAAAAAGTATGGCGTTGGCGTAGTAGCTGCAACACGCTATGGCGCATACCTACTTCCATAATAGAAATAAAGTATAAAATAGAGGGTTCAATTTATTTGTTCCCTCTTAAATCTAAATTTAAGGGAGAATGCATTAATGGTTACAAAACGTAAGTTGGATGAAAATACTCTTGTCAATGTTGTCAATAACACTAATGGCGTTCTTTACTATAAGTCTCCGCGAACTCAACGTGATTGGCGTTTTGAGAATTATGAAGATGAAGATGTCATGGAACTCCACGAACTCAGAACAATGTCTGCTTCGTTCAAACGTTATTTTGAAGATAATTGGATTCGTATTCTTGATGATGATGTTATTGAGTATCTTCGTTTAGGTAGATACTTCGAAAAAACAATGACGTCAGAAGAACTCGATCAGATGCTCGATAAATCCGTTGATGAGTTGAAGGAATTCTTAGATAAATCATCTAGCAATGTTAAGTCTCTTATTCTCGCAAAAGCAAGAGAGCGATATGAACAAGGTACACTTACTAATATTCATATCATCGAAATGCTTAAGGAGAAATTTGGAGCAGAGATCGATATTACTTAATAGGAGGATGCTGAATGGCAACTCCATTTACAAACGTATATGATGTAATGCTTAGTCAGTTGACAGATCCCATTTTCTTGGCGAACGACGACGATGACTCTTTGAAAAAACGATACCTGTTGAACAGTATTCCTCGATTTGCAAGGTGTAAAAAAGACCTGTCGCAGAGAAATGATATACAATTTACTGCTGATCTAAGTGATGAAGAAATGTTGATTCTTGGGACATTAATGGCCGTTGAATACTTGAAACCTCAGATATCATCACTTGAGAATATTAAGCAGTCGATGGGTTCTCGTGATTTTAGTTTGACAAGTCAGGCTGCACACTTAGATCAACTGAGAAAACTCAGGAATGATTATAAGAAAGATGCTGACGATTTAATTGTTCAGTACACGTACAACAATTCGAACTTGAGTGGTCTTAAATGAGTTATAAAGATAAATACCTTGCTCGTGATAATGCTTATGGCAGTAGTATCGGAGAAACCAGAAAGAATGCAACGATATATAAAATAAATGAATCTTTTAAGGATTCTCCTTCCTATCACGAGTTGCCCATTGATGGTGTGAACACAGAAGTACGAGTAGTTACCACCGATAAATATAACATTCAGACTCTCCTATTTAGACCATCAACTGTTGCTCATTTTGGTTCTTACGTTTCAATCGATTCCGAAGACTGGATTATTACAGAGTTGTTTTCGAATGATATTTATCCTAAAGCAACAATTAAACGATGCAATTCGATGCTTAAGTGGCTTGATGCTGATGGCTATTTGAAACAATATGCTTGTGTATTCGAATCCCCTTCTTCTATTCAAACGGGAATCAAAGAAAATCAAATCATGACCATACCTAACGGTAAACGCATAGTGACAGTAAAGAAGGATCTTATCACAAGCACTCTTAAGCGCGACAAGAGATTCATTCTAGATAATCATGCCTATAAAATTACCGACATTGATTCCACTACAAAAGAAGGCCTAACCGTATTATCGTTAGAGGATACCGAGATTAATTCTGCCGATAACCTAGAATTAGGAATAGCAGATTATGAAGGTAAAGTTGCTAATTTCACAGTTACTATATTAAATGGCGAAAACTTCTCAATGAAGGCTGCTTCAACAATTCAATTGCAAACAGAAGTTCGCAATAATGGCGTCTTGGTAAGTAAGAAGTTAACTTATCAATCGAGTAATCCAAGTGTTGCCACTGTTTCCTCAAGTGGATTAGTATCATCTCTTTTGAATGGCAAAGTGGTTATTACTGCATCAATTGATGATCATCCAGATATTCAGGATACAACAACGATTACTGTTGAATTTGAAAATGCTCATAACTATTCAATAGAACTTGATAGTGCTCCAGTAGTCATCTTGAATACCTCAAAGACATTCACAGCAGTTATCAAGGATAATTTGATCATTAATCCGAATAGAACAGTTTACTGGTATTTGTACGCTGCTGACGGAGTTGGTCCGTCTGATGTTGTGCAGATGGTCATGAATTCAACTACTCAATGCACCCTAAAGGCGCTAAAAATAGGAAAAGCCAAATTGAAAGTTGTATTAGTCGGTAGTTTCCCAACACTCGAACAAGTATTCGATATACAAGTCAAAAGTCTTATATGAGATATGTAACATTGTTTGGAGGTGAGTCGCATATCTCGATTCAAAGAGTTAGGCTATGACAAATTAACGATTATGATGAGGTTAACAAATTCACAAAATTTGTGTAAAGCATTGTTTTATAATGACCGAAACTTTCTTGATAAACCGAATATAGCCGATCCCACCACATTAATATATGAATACATTTTTCCGTATAAGAAAATTCCCGATGTTCAAGTGAATGCACGTTCATTAATCACACTCAATTTCTCAAGATATAGGCCAGTTGGGGTCTCATTTAAATCTGGCATTATCGACTTCAATGTATTGATACATAAAGACAATATGAGAACAGATTACGGATGTTTGAGAACAGACTATATAGTTAGTGAAATCGATGAGTTGATTAATCAAACATATGGGTTGGGAATCGGTAAGGTAAAATTCTTTGCAATGGATGATATATTGGTGAATAGCGACTACCACGGTATAACGATTAGTTATGAAAAAGTGGATTTCAATTAGGTGATGTCATGGATAGAGACGACATCGAATTAAAATTGCTTGCTGGGATGCCAATCGAAATTAACGGATGTGGTCTGCTTTATACTCCCACAGTTAGAGATATTATTGAGATTGGTGAGATCAAATACAATCAGTACTTATCCGTACTATTGTTTGATAAAAGTAACGCCGATGTTGAAATTCCTGATGAAATAAGTAATTTCGAATTCTTTTTTATCAATTGTGTGTATAGCACAACTTTTAAGTCCATCGCACTAGAAGCATTCAACTTTATATTCAGGATGAGACCTGAATTATGTGATGCCGATACATCGCTTGATCCATTCTTATATTTTGAAGATGGATCGAAAATTGATAAAAGTAATTTTGAGTTTATTCAGGAAGTTGTTCGCATTGGACACCATGTCAAACTTCAAAAACGTGATGAAGAATATAACTTTGCCAATGAAACTGCAAGAAAGTTTATTGAAAAAGTAAAGGCATTCCGAGAGTCAGTGAAAGTAAAAAAGAAAGATGATTTGACCTTACATAGTATGATAAATGGAATGGCTTGGAAATCCCATTCAGTAAACTTATTTAATATTTTTGAACTAACCATATATCAATTGAGATATGGGTTTTTAGCATTAAACAATATTGATGACTATCAATTCACTTTGCATGGAATCTATGCAGGAACAATTGATACTAAAAAAATAAAGTTTGATAAATTGCAATGGGCAAAAATCACTTTTTGAAATTATAGGAGGAATACATAAATGTCAGCTCCGAATCGTTGGGCAATTAAAGAATCAGGGGAAGTTACTTTCTACGACCTCGTAACAGGTAAGGCTAAGACCACGCTTCGCACACTTAAAACATCAAAACTTTCCACGACTGGCGCTACGACGTACAGTCGCGGTGGGCGCGGTAATGTAAAGCTGGTAGGGTTTTCCAGTGACCGCGAAGCAAGACTCGAACTGACCGACGCTATCTTCGACAACGCGGCCATCTCCATGCTTACTGGTAACGATTTAACTACGGGAGTTAAAAATGTTAATCGCAATGAACTTGTCACTGTTAACTCTAACTCCGCTACGCTATCTAAGACTCCAGTCGGAAACCTTATCAGTGTTTACAAGGTAAATCCCGATGGAACCAATGGTACAGAATTAACTAAGAAGGCTGGATCTTCAGTGGCTACTGGCGAATATGACATCTCGGCAAAGGTCTTGTCATTTTTCTCAGGTGATCTACCTAATGGTTCTAAAGTTCGAGTGTACTATGTTGTTGCCACTGACAATACAGCAAAGAATATCAAAGTCACATCAGATCAGTTTGGCAAAACCTTTAAAGTTACAATTGACGTTCTCGTTCGTGATGAATATACCAAAGCAGATTATGCGGGCATCTACACCATTCCAAATGCAAAATTCGAAGATAATTTCGACTTCGATTTTAGTAGTGACGGCGACCCTGCGGTTCTGGCGCTTAATCTCGAAATCCTTAAGAGTCCAACTTCTAATGACATGTGGGAACTTACAATCTACGACGATGCACTAATTCTATAAATTTATTTTTACATAACAAGGCTAGATTTGGGCTTGCAATCCAGATCGAAATCGGCGACTCACACGCCGCTGCCTTGTTTTTTATATTGTGAGAACATTTTGTGAGGTGTAAAAGTTTGAGAAAAAAGATAACGTTTGAACTTGCAAAATCTAGTTTTGCTGATAGAAATTTAATTTTACTAGAAGATAATTATTTGGATGCGAAAACCAAGATGAGATTTCTTTGTCCATTGCATCCTGAGTATGAGCAGAAAATAAACTATGGTAATTTTAGTCAGGGTTACGGATGTACTTGGTGTTCAAATAAGGTTCGTGCGAACATAGAGATTGTAAAAAATGAGTTCTTAAAACGTGGACTTAAATGTTTGTCGGACGTATATACTAATGAAAATAAGCAGTTAGAATACATATGCGACAATCATCCTGATTTAATCCAGCTAATTAGTTTCAGGTCAATTAAAAATGGTGTGGGTTGCAGGGAATGCTCTAAAGAAAAATTGAGATCTAGATTTCAATTAGATTTTGAATTTGTTAAAAATGATTTATTGAAAAATGGTTATGTACTTTTAGAAGATACATATCTAAATGCCAGAACGAAAATGAGATACATTTGCGAATTTCACCCTTTTGAAATTCAACTATCCAATTATAGCAATATGAAAAAGAAGTCAGCTTGCAGATATTGTGGATTAGAAAAACTTTCAGGAGAAAATTGCTTTTATTGGCAAGGAGGAATTACGAAGTTATCACTATATCTTCGAAGTTGTATAAAAAACTGGTCAATTGAAGTAATGAGAGATAATGATTTTAAATGTAAAATAACAGGTCGAAAAGGCATACTGGAAGTTCATCATTTAAAGAATTTTAGCGACATACTAAAAGAATCACTTACAGAACTTGGTCTACCAATTAGACGAGAAGTTGGAGATTATTCAAAAGATGAGCTTTACCGACTAGAAAATTTATTTGTAAGAAAACATACTTTGGATACAGGGGTTCCATTATTGAAAGAAATTCATGACCTATTTCATAAGACATATGGTCGATTTAATAACACACCAGAACAATTCTATGAATTCAAAGAAAGATATCTTTCAGGGGAATTCTCTATTGTTCCTCAAAAGGAAGCGGTTTTTATTTGACCAATTTTTTGTGTAATAGCTAAACACAAAAATAATACTCACACGCCACTTAAGACGAAGACTAATTACCTTCGTCTTTTTTTATGTCTTTTATCAATTTAATACGGGAGAGATTAATTTGAGCAAACAACTTAACCTTACAGAAATCAAAAAATTAAATAAAGCAGAATATTCAACTACAAAAAGAGTTGAATTAGACAATGGCGAATTCCATCTTGATATCTATGAGAAATTCAAGCCAACTTCCATCAAAAAATTTATTGTTGAGTACATTGAGCTGCTAACTGAACTAAAAACTAAAGGCGTCTCATTTGAAGTTATTAGTGGCATTTCATATGTGTATTACATGTTGCTAATCAGACACTTTACTCCTAAACCAAATAACATTCCTAAAAATGCAGAGAAGATGTATCTGATTTGTGAAGAACTGATGAATCGAAATATCCTTAGCGATATCATTAATGCGTTCCCTCCTGAAGAAGTCGCTAAAATTGATGAAGAAATGAAGAAGTTCAATGAAAACACCGACTTATTAAAAAATACTGTTGGTGAACTATTTGTAGATAGCGCTCTTAAGGAAACTGAAGATGCCACAGTTCAATAACTTAAATGATCTGTTTAAGCACATTCAATCAAATATTGTTGATACGCTTAATGATGAAGTAGCCACTGAAGTAAAATTCGAAGAGCAAAAACAAATTGAGCAAGTTGTGTATGAAGCATATCTCCATCCGTTCCAATATGAGCGCAGAACTTATACAGAAGGTGGCCTACAGGATATTGATATGATGGTTGCAGTTGTTGAGGTTAAAGGTAACGAGTGTGTTCTATCAGTTGTGAATATGGCAAAAGGCCAGAACGAAGATATATACATAGCCCCTCTAATTGAATACGGCGATGGCGTTTATGGTGAGTATCAATATAAATACAATCGCGATAATACTTCATGGAAGTATCTAAGGAGTCGTCCCTTCACTCAGGCCACTATCGATGCACTCTTGGCATCAGGTAAACATATCAAGGGATTCAAGGAAGGCATGAAGAAGCGTGGTTTCGATATTACTTAGGAGGTGAGTAAATGCCTAGAAAGACATATAAGAAACAAATTACATCTCCAGAATTACTTGAACAGATCGAACCTAAAAATATAAAGATGATGGAACGATTTCTGCGTGAAAAGAACACCAGAAGCGCTGACGGAACAATTGAAGCATATCGCAGCGATCTTAATATATTCTTCACATGGAATCTTTTAGAGAACGATAATAAGTTCTTCGTAGATATTAAGAAGATAGAATTTGCTGATTTCTTTAGTTATTGTGTAGAGGAGCTAAAGTGGTCTTCTAACCGTTTCGGTCGGATGCGTTCTTGCTTGAGCAGCTTTTCGAACTTCATTGAGAACTTTTTTGATGAGCAGCATCCAAACTTCAGGAATGTAATTCTAAAGGCAATTGCACTAATGCCTAAGAATCCAGTTCGTGAAAAAACAATCTTATCTGAGCAACAAGTTAATGATCTTCTTAATCATCTGAAAAATGAACTCAACAGACCACAAGAAGCATGTTTGCTTGCACTAGCAGTTAGTAGCGGAGCGCGAATTTCTGAATTGTTGCGGTTCAAAACATCTCTGATTGATGAAAACAATACAGCATTCGATGATATGTTCCTAGAGACAACTAAAGAAATCAAGACAAAAGGAAGAACAAAAGCAGGAAAAATGCTTTATAAATATATCATCAAAGACCTCTTCCTCCCCTTCTACAAAGATTGGCTAGTCGAGCGTGAACGTATTATGAAAGAGAACAATCAAGAACACGACGCTATCTTCATCCTGAGAGATGGGAAGCCAGCAACAGTAGAGGCAGTTCGTGGATGGTCAGAAAAGTGGGAAGAATTCTTAGGCGTCCCTTTCTACTTCCACTCTCTTCGTCATTACATAGTGACTCACCTCACTCGCTTAGGATTGTCTTCGGACTTCATCATTGAAATCATGGGTTGGACGAGTGCAGATATGTACAAGGTATACAATGACCTTACGGCAAAAGATCGTAAATGGAAAGACCTCGACAAGTTAAAGGAACATTTGAAAACTGAATAAGGTAATGAAATATCACTTTTATTCACTCTATTATTCACATCAAGGAGGTAAAATATTGGCTGGAAATATTTATTTAGATGACAATGGTAAACCAGTAGGATTAAATAATCCACTTCCAGTTCGGAGAGTCGGAAGTAGCGATTATGCTTCTTACCCTGACTTGTCTATCGGAGTGTCCCCCACAACTATCGTTTTCCCTAAAAGCATGAATAACATCATGATCACTAACGATGGGACCGATGATGTAAAAATCGGTCTACAAGGCAAAAATCCATTCGGAACGATCCATGATAATCAGGACATCACATGGTCTTACACTGGAACATGGGTATCGGATACGACAGCAATTCTACGCGCTGTTGGATCGGACGTAGCAAAAACATCTACTGCTGGTAGTAAGGCTACATATAAACCCAATATTGCTTGCGCTCAAATTGCTGTTTCGATTGCAAAAGGCAGCGCCGCAGGGATTGCTCAAATTGAAATATCGAATGATGGTGGCAACACCTGGGCTAATCCATCTTCCATTTCAGGTGTTTCCCGTTCTGATGGTTTTACTGGTACTGCTATGGATACTTTTGATGCCTACACCTCTGCTACCGCTGGACCTTATGATTTGATTTACACTCTGCCAACTATATCGAACTGGTCTTTGCGTGTTTCATATACAGGTTCCAAAAACTCAAGTTCGTCAGGGTACAATGTATGGATAGACTGCGGTAAAGTATTTACATCTACGAATGCATCAATCGTTATAAAATCTGGCGAAACGTTATCACTTGCTATCAGTAGTGGCGATATTCAACTAGCCAGTAAAAGCGGAACACAGCCTGTTAGATTGGTGGTGTCGGTATAAATGGCAGGACTAAATCTATCACCGCCAAGGTTCCAGAGCAAATGGCGTGGAAAAACAGCACATTTTCTCGGGGACAGTATCACACAAGGTGCTGGTTCTTCCACGCCATCAGATCCCAATTTGTTGTATCATGCTTTAGTTAAAAAGCAGTTGGGTCTCGCTTCTGTATCAAATTATGGCGTTTCTGGGACTCATATTTCAGGCGCGTATACGAACACAAGTGGAAACTCAGGCACTCCCACTCAAAGTTTTACTGCAAGGTACAGTGGTATGAGTAACACTGCCGATCTTGTGGTTGTGTTCGGTGGAACAAACGACTTTGGTCATGCTGAGACTGCTCCTATTGGGACGTTTGCTGACACAACAGATATCTCGTTTTATGGAGCACTTAGAACCTTGATGAGTGGTTTGATTAATAAGTATCCGACTCAGCAGATTGTATTTATGACGCCTTTGCACAGAGAAGCGGATGACACAGCAAACACGGTCACTTCAAAAAAACTTAGCGATTATGTAGCGATCATAAAAGAGGTGGCGGCATATTATGCTATTCCTGTTTTGGACTTATACAGTGTATCTGGTATCCAACCGAATCTACCGATTGGGAAAACAACCTATGCGGGAGATGGTCTGCACCCGAACGCAGCGGGCCATGCGGTGATAGCGAGGAAATTATCTGCATTTTTAGAAACTTTGTAAAAGAATTATTGGTGAGTGTTCTTCTAATTTTTACTAATAAATCATCTTATAGGCGACTTCATTCAATCGTATTGTCTCTAAAATAGAGAAACCGTTGTTTCAGCGGTTTTTTTCTTTTATAGATAAAAACAATTAAAAAATATAATATCAGTTTTCCATTCCTATACATATACATATTGGTGTAAAATACCAGTATAACTAAATTCATGTTTAGGGGTGTGAATTGAGTTGAAAAGGATCATATTTATTTTGTGTCTGAGTGTCATCTTAACAAGTTGTTCATCTAATAAAACACCAGTTTCGAATGAGATCAAGAATAAGTCTAAACAAGTTGGGGAAATATTAATCAACTATATGCAAGACGGTAAACAAATCGATAGTTCACAGCAACGGATTATCGATGCCTATGTTTCAAAATATGGAGAAAAACTATCCTCATTCAATGAGTACGAGCAAGGTGTAATAAACAACATTCTTAAAATGAATAACGATATGTATTATTATAATACTTACAACAAATACAGTGATAAATTAAAAGCAATGGAAAGGTTCAACCAAGATTTAGCGGAGTTTAAAGAAATAGACCAAAGTATTAAATAGGTAGCACTATATTTAAGGAGTGGGCGCAACTGCCCTCTCCTTTTTTGTCGTTTAGAAAAAGGAGAGGAAATCATGGGTAATGATTTAAGGATATTAGTCTCAGCTTCATTAAATGTTGGAAAGAGCATCGGAGACATTAATGCTGCTATTAGTGGTCTTGAGAAAAAAGTAAACAAACTTAAATTGAAAATTGAAGTACCTCAAAATTTTGGTACATACATCTCCTCCTTCATCGCAGCAGTGAATAAGATGAAGGCTATCGCAGATGACCAGAATAAAGTTGTAAGAGAAATAACAACAGAATATCAGAGACTTGATGGGGCAATTGAGAGGGTTTCAGAGAGCACCCTAGCAAATGGAACTATCATTTCAAAAACAAAAATTAAAATTGATGAACGAGCTAAATCAATAAAGCAAGAAACAAAGGCAATTGATGACCAAAGAAAGTCTCTGGAAGACTTACTTGCTGAGAATGAGCGTTATAGCAAAAATGTTCAAACGCAAACAAGAAGAAATTCTAATGGAGAAGTAATTGGTGCTACTCACACTCTTCAAGATAGTCAAAATAACAAACTAGTAGTCAACACAAATGCTGATGGTTTAATTGATAACTATAAGCAGATAGAAGAATATCTAAAGAATGAACAGCAATTAGCAGCAGAAATTAAGCGAATCGATGCTGAATTAATCAAGAATCATAATGAAACTTACAAGATCAATAAAGCAATTAACGATAAGGAACTTGCTGAAGACAAACAGTATTACTTGGCCCAACAAGAGAATGCTAAAAAAAACCTTGAATTTCAACAGGCAATTGCAGATAAACAAGCTCGCATCAGCGATCTTCAACGGAGGCTAGGGTCTGATAGTAACGTATCGCAGCAACTTAAAGAAGCATCTGATAAACTAAGTAAACTTGAATTCAGCGGAAATAATAAACTAGTTGGTATCGATGGCAGTTATAAAACTGCACTAAAAGAAGTAGATACGGGACTAAAAAATATTACTGCATCTGCGAAAACTGCCACTAGTCATGCAATTAGTTTTGGTGAAGCATTTAAAACAGCAATGCAAAAATTCCCAGTGTGGATGGCTGCTACAACCGCATTCTATGCTCCTCTTCGAGCGCTACAATCTGGTGTACAATACGTCTACAATCTAGATACAGCTCTCACTGACCTCAAAAAAACAACTAATGCCACTTCTGAAGAATATGCTCAATTTGCTAAAGACGCAGCAAAAACAGCCTCCTCCATCGGTGCTCTCACTCTGGATGTAATCAAGTCTACAACTGAATGGACTCGACTTGGTTATACGATGCAACAAGCAACTCAACTGGCAAAGCAAACGACGATATACCAAAATGTTGGTGACATTGCTAACGCGCAAGATGCCTCCACCGCCCTTATTGCCGCAATTAAGGGTTTTGGTATCGAAGTTGATTCCCAAGGCAAAAATATCACTCATCTCGTTGATGTGTATAACGAAGTCGGAAATAAGTTCTCGATTTCTTCTGCTGGAATTGGTGAAGCCGCTAAACGTTCTGCTTCGGCCCTATCGACTGCCGGAAATAGTATGGAACAATCAATTGCCCTGATCACCGCCGCAAATAGTTCAGTACAAGACCCTGAAAAAATAGGCAACGCGATGAAAACCTTAAGTTTGCGTCTTCGTGGCATCAATGAAGACGGAACAAAGGTTGATGGATTATTCCCTACTCTTGAAAAGAAATTTAACTCGCTTGGATTGTCATTGATGAAGAATGACAAAACATTTAAGAGTACATATGAAATATTTCAGGAACTGTCTAAAGTTTGGGGTAAATTATCAGACTTTCAAAAGTCAGATATATTGGAACTTGTTGCTGGTAAAGAGCAAGCAAACGTAGCCGCCTCCCTCATTAATAACTGGAAAGACGCCGAAGACGCACTGACTGCTGGGCTGAATAGTTTCGGATCTGCTGCACGAGAAAACGAAACATATATAAATAGTCTTCAAGGCCATGTGGCTCGGTTCCAGAATGCTGTGAGTACGATGTGGAGCAACAGTATTAGTTCGAGTTTGCTTAAAGGCTTAGTTGATATCGGAACTGAAATTGTCAAATCATTAAACAACGTTGGTACTATTATTGCGCTTGTTACAGGCCTCTTTCTAACTTTTAAATCTAAGGCAATTGCTGGTTTTATCTCTGGTGTAGGAGAAAGCATTAAAACTCTTCTAACTTTCAAGACCGAGTTGACAACAACTACTGTGGCCGCTGATGGTACTACTGTGGCAGTCACTAACGCTTCAAGAGCTATGAGGATATTCCAAGCAAGTCTCGGAGTATTGGGTCTTGTTATTACCGCTGGGTCCCTACTCTACTCTGTTTTCAATGGACTCAACGATGTCACCAAGAAATCTACAGATTTAATTGATAGGAACAATAAAGCATACGATAATCAAATCAGTAATTTAAGCGAAGTTAGTTCTTATTATGAAGAAAATTATAAGAACATATCTAAAGATAATACTGTAAAAGATCAACTGTTCAATATGCAAAACAAACTTATCGATACCTTCGGTTCCGAAGCAGAAGGTCTTGATTTAGTTAATGGTAAGTATGATGAACAGATAAGTAAAATCAAAGAACTAAATAAAACTGCGCTCGAAAATAATGTTAAGGATGGCCAAATTGCATCGGATGCTATTATGTCTAGACGCTATAGCGATCCTGAAATGAGCGCAAAAATCAATTGGCTTTCATTTAATAAATCGAATGATTATGATGTCGGTGGCGACGTTGGCCTTGGCAACTTAAATGTAGAGGAATACTACAAAAAGTTAAATGATTTGTATAAGGGTATTCAAGATAAGAATGCAGAAGTATTCAAGTATTCTAAACTTATTCCCCAATCAAACGAACAGTGGAATAATGCGCTTGCTGCTGTAAAACAAAAATTAGACGAAATACAGCCGATTGTCGATCAATTAAACTCTGTCGAATATAAGAAACGTGACTTAATCAAACTCAATACATCTGAACAGGCAAAGTTTAATCAAGAGCAACAGTCGATGTTCGATAAGATTAACGCTTCTCTGTCCGCCCTACCCATTGATAAGTATGAAAAGAGCATGGTTGGCGTATCATCGGCCATAAAAGATTTTGACGGTAAGAATCTCAATGATGTCCTTGTCAAAATTAAAAGCATTGGCTCAATTACTCCTGACGTATATGCTAAGATTTCATCTTCTTTAAGAGATGGCTCATCCGCAATTGATAGTAATACAGGTGCCAATAAGCTAAATGCAAAGTCACTAGAAGAACTAGCAAAACAATCATCACAAGCAGATTCAGAATTAAAGGATCTCAACCAAATCCTACAAGATACAGCTAACGGTAAAGCACTTGATGCTAAGGCAGTTGCAGATCTTGCTATGAAGTATCCTGACTTGCTGGATAAGATTCAGAAAACGGCAAATGGTTGGACTTTTGAAAAGGATGCAATTGAAGATGTTCGACAGGCCCAGATTGCCCTTCTTGCTGAAGTTAAATCTGCTGAAGCATTAAAGACAACCGAGCTTTATAAGCAACTTCAAACTCGTCTTAAGTATTACGGTATTGAAATCGACAGCATTACCGATCTTGCAACTGCACAAGCCGCAATTAGCAATATTTATAATAATGCTAGTTCTCAGACTGGCGAAGAAATTCAAATGGGTAACATCCATGTGAAAGCCATGACCAAGGAAGCACAGAACACGGCTAGTGCTATTCATCAACTGCTCGATCTAAAGGATAGTTTCAATCAGAAATACACCTCTCTTCTTTCGTCGCCTAGTTACGGTACGTCAACAACTAAAGAGAAAAAGTCTTCTTCTGGCCCTTCTCTTAATGATGCTATAGCGGAAACGGATCTCACTAAAGAACGCGTCAAAGCAATGAACGCTGAATATGATGCTCGTGAGAAGAATATCCAATCGCTTGATCGTCAAATTAAGACTGCTGAAAAGTTGAAGGATTATGAGAAGACAGTTGACCTCACAACTAAGAAAATTGAGCAACAACGTAAAGCAGTCGAAGACCTCAAGAATGCTCAGAATCAAATGTCTAAGGCTGCTGATACTTTACGCTCTCAAAATTCTAAGTACAATACTTCAACTTGGTTTGACTCTAATGGTGAGGCATCAGATAAGTATAAGGAATTTCTGAACTCCTTTGCTAAACGTTCACAGGCCATTCACGACGATAATAAAATGTCGGTCAAAGAACGTAATGCATCAATCAAACAGATTGACGATGAGCAAAAAGCAGTTGAATCTTTGTTCAACAGTTTGTATGCATATAAGCAAGGTTGGTCTGCTAACGCTGATGAAATTCAGAAGATGCTGGATGGTATTGATGCTTCACAAACCAGTCTAGATTCCATGAGACTCGACAATACAAATAATTGGCTTGATAAGTTAACCAAGGCGTATTCAGAATTAGATAATCAGATTAATAGGTCGAAGATTATTCAGTCAATGTATGTTGAAGGCTCTAAGGAATATAATCGTGAAACTGAAATTCAAATCTCCTTGCTTGAAGAGAAACGTTCTGCTGTAGAAAATGATATTGCTTCTATTGAGCAGAAGATAGCTAGTAACAGTAAGTTATCAGCATCAGAACGCCTTACTGCTGATCAAATCAAATCATTAACAGAGGATTTGAAGCAACGTAAAGCAACGCTGCTAGATGTCCAAAAAGCAGAATATGATTTTTCTGTTCAATTGGCTCAGAACCTTGTTAATGTTCAAAATAAGATTGACCAGACGGTTATCGATTCCTATCAGTCACAAATTGAAACTCTCCAAAAACAATGGGAAGCAGAAGCCGTATCTGAAGAACGTTCTAAACGGTTACTAGAGATATCTGAACTTCAACAAAAAGTTGATATCTACCGTTCAGGCACTCTCGCTACTATTTCTGATGAACAAGCGAAACAACTTGGCTTGGAGCAAGCAAAAGCAGATGCTATCCAAGCACAAAACGATATCCTCAAACAGCAACAAGTCCTTCAGAATATTCAAAAGGAAAAGAATGTTCGAGTATTCCAGGATGGTCAATTTCAGTGGATTGCTGATCCTCGAAAAATACAGTCTGAAACGGAAAAGTTAACGAAACTCCAAGAAGACTATAGCAAGTCGATGTCGAAATCCCTTGATACCCTACTAGAAGATCTTCAGAGCAAGCAAGAGGACTATAATAAATGGGAACTTGACCAGACCAGAAAAAACATCATTGCCCAATTACAGGCGAAGATTGATGCAAAGAACAATGAAATCAAAGTTCGGAATGAAAAATTTGAGGAAGAGAAAACTGCTTGGGCTGCTCATGGTGTCGATTTGGATACTATCTTAAAATCAAGTTTAGATACCATCAATACTTCATACGGCGAGAAATGGGATAACATCCTCTCTACTCTCAAATCTAAATTGGCGGAAGCTCAACGACTATACGCTTCAGCAATAGGGTTATCGTCTGCTGTTCCGTCCACAAGTGGGGCAACAGGAACATCGAGTGTATCCACCACTCCCTCCAACTCTTCTGCTGTAAATGGTATCTTGGGTCAGATGGCACAGAACTCTCAAGACTGGCATACAGCCACTACCACAGCAGAAAAGAATGCACTCGCACAAAAGAATCAACAATTATCCAATCAACTTAAATCACAATATAATGTTGATTCTTCCTACGATTCCAAAACAGGCAAATGGAATGTGCTTCAGTACCATACGGGCGGCATTGTTGGAGAGGATTCATCAATACCTCAATGGCTTGCGAACAAATTTGGTGTAGGACAAAATGAACAACTAGCAAAACTTTTAATGGGTGAAATGGTTGTAAAGAACCCCGTTAACATGGTTCAAAACTTTATAAATGGCATCACTGGTGGAATGCAAGTTGCATGGAACGCACTTAAATCATCTAGTCAGCCAACTGTTCAAGGTGGAAACACATACGTATTTGAGCATATTGAGGTTAAAACAAATGATGCAAAACAGTTTATGAATAATCTCAAACTATATGGCAAGAATCAATAATTTGAGAATAATGAATTATGTGTACATGCTAGGAATATCAACTAAGAATTGGGGAGGTCTTCCCTCCCCTACTCTTCTCTTGAGAAAGGATGTGAAGAACGATTGCTCTTTGCACCAGATCAACTCAATCCTGATTCATCATCGTTTGATGCTACCAATACTCAATTATTTAATTGGCGTTCAAACGGAGATCCACAAACGCATTATAGAATAAAAATATATAACAATGACACAAACAATCTCGTTTATGATTCTACGAAAATTGCTTCAACAATGTCTCAACACTTGCTTCCATCTAACACGTTAAGCAATGGTTTAAACTACAAATACCAACTCCAGGTATTCAACAATTCAATCTCTGCGTTAAGTGACTATATTTTCTTTAAAACAAACAATAAACCAGTGTTAACTTTAAATACTCCGTCAATTATCACTACTCGTTCTTTTAATTTCAAAGGTAGTTATAGTCAAGCACAAAATATACCGTTTAATAGATTTAAGTTTATTTTTTACGATAGCAATTTTAACATACTTGTTGATTCCGGTTGGAAATATGGATACAATATTGAATTCGAACAAGATGGATTTAAAACGGACGAACAATATTTCTTGGAACTTATAACTGAATCGCAGTATTCGATGCAAGCAACTACAGGGAAAAGACCATTTAATGTCTCCTATACTCAGCCAAATTCAAATAGTTTTTCGCTTACTGCTACACCAGATGATGATTCGGGAAGCGTCCTATTGAAATGGAGTCCACTCCTTCAGATTACTGGAACAAATGTTGGCAGTATTGAATATGTCGCTGGGAAGTTTGGCTATGGAGTCCATCTGAATACTTCTAGTAAAGTCATTTTCAATTCTTTCATACCGATAAATGCTTCTATAATGTTTTGGGTTTCAATTGATTCAAGTTTTATTGGACAAATTATAAGTTTAGGGAATGATGAGGTCACTCTTGGATATAACGGTTCGCAGTTTTATTTAACTTGCGACGGAAATACTATTCTCGGTAAATTCACCTCTGTTCCCAATGGATTCTTTAAAGTTTTAATTAAGCCAGATAAAACTATTATTCAAACTTCGGATTATACTGAATACTTATGATCTGTGTAGGTGGTGTTCAATTGTTCTTTTCACTTAACGCGTTTAATGCAAGCACTACCAGTAATAAAGTAATTATGAGTAATCGTGTATACTCCAAAGTATCTCTTATTGGTAATGGAGTATATGACGGTTTGCATGTAAAAAATTATATTTTTTCGGACGATAAATTTTTGGACCTAAACTCTGAAGATTATTTTGGTGCAGGCTCTGTCTTCTTGGCTAATTTCGAGGGGAATTTAGAGGCTGGCAACTATACATCACTATCTAAGACAATCTCTAAGTGGCGGATACGCAGAAAGAGAAAAGACAAATTTTCTTCAACTGTACTTGCAGACATTCCGTCAACATCGGTTGCATTTGCTGATTACCTTCAGGCAAATCGGACTGAATACGAATATCAGGTTTCACCTGTTGCTGAGGATGGTACTGAGGGCGCACCTGTTATTTCAATGTGCACTTCAGACTTTTTTGGATGGTATTTGTGTAGTTTGGACAACGAAACAATATATAAATTTGATATGAACCTAGAAAGCGAAAGCATAGCGCTTAACTTAGATATGAAGTTGTTTGAAGGATTCACAAAGTATCCAGTTGCTAGGTTTGGTAAGCGGAAATATCATAGCGGTGGGTTAAAAACCATTCCTTACCGTTTAATACATCAATCAAAAGGTTTGACAGGATGGTATTTTGCTCCATATGAAGCAGATTCGACAGAGTTGAAAATTGATCATATTTTATTGGAAAAACTTGAAGAATTCATCACAAATGGTGAGCCTAAAATATTAAAAAATACTGGTGGCGACATGTTCAAAGTCCAGACAAGTAACTTCTCTTATCAGTATATGGACACAACGACCGAGCAGCCATTCACTATCAGTTTTCAGTTTACACAGGTGGGAGATGGTGAGTAATGCCATCCTATTACGATTACATCGATGCCATTCGGAAAGACTCATCTGTAACATATAAAATTGAACTACTTGATAAAAATGAGAATGTCATCGAAGACATCACTAAGAATTTTTTGGATGGATCGGTTAATATTTCATATCAAAACGGAAGTCGTAGAAGTGCGAATTTAAGCCTTACAAACTTCGATAATAACTACACTCCAAATTACAAAGGCAAGATATGGGCCAATACTAAAATTCGCATCTCTAGTGGACTGAATGATACTTTAAACTCAAATGGTATCTTCTGTCTAGTTGAACCCGAAATCAATAGTTACTTTACAGAAACATCCGCATCCCTAAATTTAAATGATAAGTGGAGTCTACTTGATGGAACTCTAAGTGGGACTCTGAAAGCGGATTATATTATTCCTTTGGGTACGAACATTGCAGATTCAGTTAGGGCCATTATTGTAAACGAAGTTGCTGATGTTAAGCCTCCTATCATTATTCCCACCGATGTGGTTACGCCATATACATTAACAATGGATCGTGGCGACAATCTGGGTGACATGCTAATTAAGTTGGCTGAAATGATAAGTTATGAGTGCTTCTACGACAAAAATGGAAACTTTCGCTTTCAACCCGTTGGTAGTGATGACATTAAGCCTTCGTCATGGGATTTCTCAACTAATGAGGTAACTTATCTAGGTTCAAGTAGAAAATTTGATTTTTCTCAAATGAAGAATAGTGTTTATGTATATGGTGACAACATCAATGGATCTCAAATAATGGGTTCTGCCCAGGATACCTTCATCTTCTCTCCTACATATGTTGGTTTGATTGGAGAAAGAGTGAAACTAATATCTGATGACATCATTTATAATAACGATCTTGCAAATCAACGAGCTGCCTACGAACTTAGAAAGGCCATTATTGTACAAGAAAGCACAACAATAGATTGTGTTTGTATTTATCATTTAGATGTAGGGAATATAGTCACAATTGAAGACAGCGGAAATAATCTTAATCGAGATAGATACATTGTTAGCAATATTGACCTGCCTCTAAACTACGATTCAACAATGAAGATAAATGTATGGAAAAACAGACCTCTTGAATAGGAAGATTAATCTATGGACAGAGAACTCTTATTAAGCGATCCCCAAGCGGCAAGTTTGTTTTATCAAATTATCGATAAACGGATTGAGGCGATGATAAAAAATCTTAAATTTGATAAAACATACTCTGCTACTGTTGTTGGAGTTAACGGCGAGAAAGCGGATATTAAATTGCAGGGTGGCATAAATACTATCTCAGGCGTTCCCAATAAGACAGGAGAAGTCTTGTCTAGTGGCAATGAAGTGTTGGTTGAAGCCATCAATAATTCCTTGAATAACTTAGTTATTAAATATAAAAAATAATAATGAGGGGAGATATTAACTATGCCAAAGGCAGATTTACCAACTAACAATGATCTTATAATGGCTAAATATACTCGCTATAATGAATTATATATGAAAGCAAATAAGACAACAGCAGAAAATGCAGAATTGGCAAGCCTACAAATGGATCTTGCTGATTATCTAATTACAGCAACAGATTGGAATTCGCTTTTTACCTCTGTCAGTGATGGGAAAAATAAAATCGCTACCGCTATTACTGGCAAGGGAATTGCAGCATCAGGTAGCGATACATACACACAATTATCAAACAAAATCAGTTCGATTCAAACGGGCAGTGAGACTTCAGACGGCACCGCAAATGCCGACGATATTTTAGCCCCCAAAGTTGCATACTCTAAAAATCAAAGAATAGTTGGTACATTGTCACTCTCTGGCAACGCTGCTGACTCTCAGGTTTTGTTTGGTCAAACTTATTACAATAGTGATGCTAAGACAAAGCGTTCAGGAACAATGCCTAACCGTGGAGCACTGTCCTTTACTCCAAGTGATACACCACAATTCATACCAGAGGGATATTACAATGGATCAGGAACCATAGCTGCTGGTAAAAGGAAATATTCTGGAATTGCGATTCTTGATACCGCACAAGGGACTCGTGGATTCGAAAGGTCTGATGGACAGGTTTTGTATATGGGAATGGTGGTGGCTACTGGATTACCATTCAAACCAAGAGTAATAATCCTTTATACTTCGGCAGGTAACTATGTGGGTGCCGTCTATAGCGATTACTCAAATACAGATCCTTCTACTGGGTTCAAATATGTTGTATCTCTTGCTCATGCCCAAGGCACTTCTTACCGAGTCGGGACAACGAATTGCTGGATAAGCAATACTGGCTTCAGTATGCCGTTTTATTATCAAAACGCGAATTTTGATATTTTCGAATAGTAAATTTGATCCGCGGGGTCGATTATTTGACCTCTCTTCTCTTTATGTAGGAGGTTTTAACTTGCCATTAAGCAACAATAAATTATTAAAATTATCTTTCAAACATAAAGACCAGCCAGATAAGCCCAATATGACAACAGAGCAGTTTAAAGCTGCCGTAGATAGTCAGGCAGAAGAACTACAGGCGAAACATAATAGTTTAATCGATGAGTTGGAAGGGATGGGAATATCAACTCGATCCGATCTTGATAAACACGGATATGATATTACGAGCGCAAAGTACGGAGCTATTAATAGCGGATCTATCGATACCAGTCAGGCGTTTATATTTGCGTCCTTCGATTTGACGGCTATCGGCGGGGGCGAAATGTATGTTCCACCTGGCACATACCGAATTTCTGCGAATGTGGATATACCCAGTGGGGTTGTTGTCGTATTAGCGAATGGGGCGCGCATTTCCGTGGACACAGGCTTTACCTTTAAGGCCAATATACAGGCTCGCCCATCAAGCAATATCTTCACTGGACCTGGGACGGTATTACTGCCTTATACGAAGGAGATTTATCCGCAGTGGTTTGGGGCTAAACCGGATGGAGCGACCGAGAATTCCGCAGCTATCAATAACATGCTGGCTTCGTCGGATAGTTGCGACATGATATTTACGGCTGGAGTGTATCTTGTCGAAACAGATATCACAGTTTTGAAACCGGACGTGAGGCTAATCGGTCGTGGCGCAACTATTAAATCGTTGAATGCGACGGCGGGACGATTGGCCGTAAAAAGCTGCAAGGAAATAAGTGGATTCACTTTCGACCGCGCGACGATCTACGTGCCGTATGATTACGATAATGGGTTTATGCGCATACAGTTCAACAAGTTTTTGAATACTGGGCTGTCGATTTATTTCGGGTGCGGTTTTAGTCGATGGGCTCAAAATGTTCATATACTCTGGAACGAATTCAACGGGTGCTCTTATGCGGTTTATGGCGCTCTCACAAACGGCCTAATCGCTTTTAACAAAATGTCGAATTCACTTAGCCGGAACATCGAATTGGCCGCTGGAGACGATACCGTTATTTTAGGAAATCGAATCGATGGCGGGATTACTGCGATTAGTTTTCTTTGTTCGCGTGATCTTACAGGTGGGAAAGGTGCTCACAATGTCGTTATCTCTGAAAACGTCGTATCCAATGTTTCAGAAGAAGCGATTGGTTGCGATCTTCGAGGGAACACATCGGGGAAAACTGGAACAGTAAAAACTGGAACTATCACCGCTTATTACAGGGACACTCCTGGGAGGCAAATCGTTCCCGACTTCGCATTTACCAACTACCAATACTTGCGCTACTACGTCGTCATGCTGACTGGCAAATCGAAAGGGAAAATCTATGAAATTGACTACATGGGACCTACTGGAGTTGAAATGTTCCAGCTCTCCGAAGGTTCGACCAGCACTTCGCAGCCGGATGTTGCCGTTGGAGACAAGTTTGTTATCCAAGTGCCGTATCTTGGATTCGTCATCTCAAACAATGTGATCCATAACTGCACGACGGGTATTTCGTTATGGGGCAATTCCTTTCATACGCGGATCGTGAACAACCGCATACGGAATACGCCCAATGCTGCCGTCGCTATCAATACGCTATATGGGTTCGTGGATGGTGGTTATGGATGCTGCTTCCACAATACCATCGAAGGCAACGAGATTATGAAGGGGAACATCCAAGTCACAGGGTTTGACAAGTATGGCGCTGCTGACCTCCCTTCCTATGGAAATCAGATTATCAATAACCGAATTCAGCATGGCACCATCACCTATTCCCGTCAGAACGACTTTTTGATAGAAGGGAATATCTGTGATGACCTAATTGTGGAATATTGCGGGAATACCTTGCCAGATGCCAGTCAGCAATACGCTGGGCGGACTCGCGTAATTGTGGATTCAGGAATCAAGCAGCGAGAGCGTGTTAACGTTACATCTGGGGCGACATCAAGTGGCAATATAACCATTTCGCTTGGTGGAGCTAACTACCAAATTGCTGTTGTTACAGGTGACACTCCAAGCACTATAGCGAGCAAAATCAATGCGGCCACGTTCAATGGCTTTACAACCGAATATATAGGTGGAGCGACTTCGGTAAAGTTCATTTCAACTTCGCTAGGATCGAAACCGACTGGATCGTTCAACGCAGGAACGACGGGCGCAGCAGGTACATTCTCGACAATTGCTTTGGGAAGCAATGGTTCAGGCGTCGCAGATACTGCCTATGTTTGCCTTAAGTCCGCGACCGGAACCTATTCATGGAAACCACTCACCAACGGTTAAAGGGGGTTAAATATGCGCGTTTCATCCAAACAATTGAAGATCAAGTCCTTACAAGAAGTGGAGACCACCATTACGGCAGAACACGAGGAAATCACTGCTATACTGGAAGATAAGACTGTCCGTAAAGTATCCGTAATGATTCTATATACCAGGGGCGACGGCTCGGAAATTGAAACTAAAACATATGATATTGTCGGCGGCAACTATGGCTTACTCATGAGCGAATCACCTGATTTTGCCCCAGGCAAGCCGCTCAATGAGTACCGAGAAGATGATTTGTGGTACATCATCGGCCTAATGGATACTCAATAGAATAATTTCTTCAAAAGGTAGTCATTAAGTTGACTACCTTTTATTTTTTATGATTGAAGATACTTTCGGGAAGTAGGTTGTTTGTTAAATGGAATATTTGAGGATCATGGCAGAGTCTACAAAGACAACTTTTATAAAAATGTTTACTGATTCAGTATTTTATGTTGGCGGAGTTTCAATTGGAGTAATTTGCTATTTGACGGGACTTACGCCACAGCAAATTGGAAGTGCGTTTGTTCTCATTATATTAGATATTATTTCGAGAGTCTGGGCAGAAAAGGCCAACAATAGACCTATCATTTCCAGAAAGATGTATGCTGGATTTAGTGGCAAAGTAATGGCTTATATTATTCTTCTTATTGCTGCAAACCAAATCTTTTTTATTGGTGAGTACTTGCAATATGTTATTCTTTCCGGTTTTGGCTTAATTGAGATTCGCAGCATATACGAGAACTTAGTCGATGCCAAGCAGAAGCACTTGGATATAATCGGAGATAAAATTAATCAAGAAATAGAAAATTTCAAAGCGAAGCCGAATGAAGAATTCACAAAACCAAATGATACAAATACACAATAAAAGACAACATTATCATCATCGCCCTGCTTGAGCATCAGAAAGATATATGTTGTCCTAGGTTTGATTATAAAACAAAGTTTATAAAATTACAACACTTCACTAGAGAGGATATTACACCATGATCAAGAAGGGAAACTTCCAACTGTTTGAATCAATTGATGAATTCGCAGATTGGCTGTCTAAAGAGAATATCACAAGACGGATCTCCACATTGCAAGTTCATCATACTGCCTCTCCTAACTACACAACAAGAAAAAATCAGGATTATTTCGCGTGTCTCGAAGGTATGCGAAATTTTCATATCAATACAAATGGTTGGACTGCAACGGGTCAGAACATCACTACTTTCGAGGATGGTAAGATTGCTCTGTCACTAGATAGAGATCTGAATAAGACTCCAGCAGGTATCAAGGGCGCGAATGAATCTGCAATTTGTATTGAGAATATAGGCAACTTCGACAAAGGAGGAGACTCGATTACTCAAATCCAGAAGGATACAATCGTGAAATTGTATGCCCTCCTCGCTCTAAAACTCAGTATTCCTGTTGATACGGATCATATCGTTTATCATGCTTGGTATGATGAATCAGGTAAGCGACTGAAAGATTATACTCCTGGCCAATCATCGAAAACATGTCCAGGAACTAATTTCTTTGGCACAGGTAACACTATTGCTTCAGCGAACACTTCTTTTATCCCAATGGTCAGAGATGAAGTACTAAAAATTAAAAATAAAAAGGTGGAAGAAATTTTGAATACTTTCAGTAAGTACTTCGACGACGTGACTAAGCAATATCAGGCTGCTTCCATAGATTCCGCAAAAGATAAGGGTTTTATCACTGGAGTAGACGCGAAGCATTTTAACCCTGATGGCAACGTAACACGTGGCGACTTAGCCGTTATTATTAACCGTGTCGTAGACTATATCCTTAAACACTAATTACGATTGTCAAAGGAGGAATAAGTATGGAATTCGTATATGTGATTTCTGCACTTGTATTTATCATTGTCGTTACGCTGGGAATCAAATATGCAAAAGAAAAGAATATCATTTCTGATAGTGACATTAGTGTAGTTACGGATGTGATTAGTATCGCAAAGAATGTAATAAGTGATCTTGACCTCAACGAAAAAACTAAAACATCTATTTCAACTGTGCTCGATATTTCCGATTCGGTTTCGGATTATGTTCATAACCTAAGTAGCGCTGTAAATGTTGAAGATAAGGAAGGTCTTGCTTTAGACGTAGTAAATAAGATTCTATCTATTCTCCGGATTCCGGTTTCTGATAAGGATAAAGGGTTGATTGCGATCGTTATTCATGAATCGATAAAATATCTAGAAGGCAAAGACCTGGTTTAATGTAGAGTCGATAAAAGACAAATTTCATGCACATTTTACGTTCAAAAAACGGAGTGTGAGTGAGTAAAATGAAGAAAATAGAAGGTAACTTTTTGGGGACTTCGGCAATCGGAGTCCTCTTTTTATTTCTTAAGAGATAAGTGCCTGACGCCTGAACGCTTTGCGTCCACTTGTCCGCCCCACCGCTGAAGCGGCAGGTCGTTAACTATTATTTTAAAGATGATGAGGAGAGATTTTTTTGAACGAATTGTTTTATACGCAAAGTACAAATTTAGCTGCTTACCTAGTGATGAACGGATTTGAAATTGTAGGCGTGCGAAAACCAAACGGACGGTCAACTACGATTTACTTTAACAAGACAGATGCTCTTCATGATTGCGTTAGAACTTATAACACTGAAGATCAACTAAAGAAATTCATTTCTGCATTCAAAACAGTAAAAGAAAAAATCAACTATCACAATTGACTTATTTATTATACGTTTAGGGGTTGTATTATTTATGCTTGAAGATAAATACGGGAAACACGGAGAACAGTTTTATGATGTAGAGACTGGAAAAATAGTTGAATTAGATGAGTTATCAAAAGCTATAAATGAAAGCATACAAGAGGAATATGCGAAAGGCGTTAGTTATTTAGTTAGTTTGGGAATGAAAATACCTCTTCGCTTAGTAAAGGCAAGAAACGGCGAAAGTTATAATATTATTAACATCAAGGAAAGGTTCCATTTCACAAAAATATTTAAGACGGATGTGAGATTCGTGCTAGACGAGTTCAAATTAAGTGTCTATAGTCGAGCATTTCTTTATTCTCTTCTACCCTACCTTTACTTTCCTACAAATACAGTCATAATTGACGGAAAGAATCCAGAGATCGATGACTTGATGAAACTCGTGGGAATTGGAAAATCTAAAATTTATGAAGTAATGAATGAGCTAGAAAATTTGAATATCATCAAAAGAGAAAAAGTGAATGGTAAACTTATTATTTATTTTAATCCATTCCTTCATTCTTGCGGACTTGTTGATACGGAAACATATAAATTGTTTGAGAATAGTATATTTAATCCACTCCATGATATGACTAAAGGAGTCCAAGAAGTAAGAACGTAATTATGTAAATTATGCGAATTCACCTTATATTTCAAGGGATAATAGCCACTTTTTGATTCCGTATTACGGAATTGCAAGTATTACCTCATGGAAAATCGATTAAAGTATATGTGAATAGCAGAATTGGAGTCACCTGAAATTATGGGTGGCTCCTTTTTTTATCAAAATTCATCTGTTCAATCAATAGCCATCATCCAGGAAAGAAAAGTGTTCCATTTTAACTTTTTATGATACAATGTGTATCAAATAGCTATAGGGAGATGCGGATTAATGGGCGTGTATCAATTCGGAGAGTTGGCTTTTTTGGTATCTTTGATCGCATCAGTATTTTTGCCGATGAGATTTGCGCTGATAGCATATGTTGTTATGTGCAACATCGATATGCCAGGAATCGGAAACATAGTAAAAATATTGATCGTCCCCGTGATCTTGCTTTTTCGACTTAACCGTATGAATAAACATAACCACTCAAATGAAAACCCTAAAATAGTTCAGGTTCCATATTTATTTTGGGGAATCTTTCTGGCATACTCCATTTTCGCAATTGCATGGTCACCTATCAATTATACGGCTGGAATCAAATTTTCCGCAAACTTAATAGGCATTTTGTTGTTTTATCTTGTATTTAAGAGAGCAAATGCCAACGATTTTTTAAATGCTCGATTTCTTACTGCTTCTATTGTAAGTACTCTCGCATTGGGTATCATTCAAACATATATCCTTGATTCGACATATGGTTCAGAATATTCACGGTTTACCGGATTCATGGCTTCTCAGCCTTATGCAGCTTTCCTAGTAGGCTTGCTAATACTGGTGATCTGGAATAATCAATACAGAATTCCAACTAAATTAATTTTATCGGTTTCTCTGATTACTGCTTTGATACTAAACGGCAGTAGAACATGGTTTATCGGAGCTTGCATTGTATTGGCTGTATTATCATTATCCACAGTACTTACCAGTTCTCTTCATATAAGCATCGTATCTTTTGTATTGTTAATTGTTATAGTTGGAGGGTCTTTGTTCTATAATTATGCAATGCAAAACCAAGAACGACTTGAAAATTCAAATCGTTTATTCCAGGGATTTTACACTCTTACTGGTCAAGATAGTAACAAAGGAACAATCGGTTTCCGAAAAAACATGAACGAAGGAATGATCGACGAGATTAAGCATAGCACAGAACTTAAGTTATTTTTCGGGCATGGCACATCAAGTTCTGAGTACGTAGCCAGAAAATACGAATCATATCAATTCCATGGCGATAATGTTGACTCCAATCGGGTTGCTCATAACGAGTGGCTTCGAATTACTTACGAATTTGGCATCCTCGGTATGATGTTCTGGGTATCGTTTTTGTTAAGTTGTTTCTTCTACCTTGTAAGTAAGGGGTATCAGGTAGCGCCCATTCTTGCATACGGTGGTGGGATGCTTGTCGCTCTGACATCCGAGAATGTGATCATGGGAGCTGGTACAGTCGGGTTATGCGGCCTTATGATCGTAATAGCATCAAAACAGAAGAAAAGCGTAAGTGTGGATTCTACTCCAGCAGTGACAAGAACCATGATGAGACAGATGAATAGTAGGCTAAGTTTAAATAAGTGAGGAAATTGGAGCGATCATATCGCTCCTTTTTTATTACTTATGCCTACTTAGAACCTCATCCAATGAGCGCCACTAGGCCATTCATATTAAGTATCTTCGTCCATTCATCTCTCACTATTTTATTTATTACTTCTTTTGGATTACTCCCATTGTGAATCAAGTTTATGCGATATGGTTTTTTCTTCTTCATGAAATCTCCTTCACAATATGAACTCCTGGAAAGTTGGTGATCTGAGTTTGCCACTTCTCGTCAGCGACTGATATTTTACTTTACATGAGATAACAGGATCAAGGAAAATCCAATCCCTATTCTCCCCTGTCTTTATCTGCTTTGCAATCCTAAAGAATGCTTTTCTTGCCTCAGAGGAAGGTGGGAACTCAATAACACCTCTATACTCCCCATCGCTGCTCAGGCTCCATCCAAATTCCTTTTTGCGGATACCTGTTATCTGAAAAGTGTCATATTGATAATTCTTCGTTTTAACCCATACATTCTGTGGCCTGGAATCAATGTAATAACGTGATTTAACCGTATTGGATATGTTTTTAGATACGATGCCTTCGAGACCGAGGCTCTGAACGTTCTCAAACAGCCCTAGACCGTCTTTACTCATGGAGGTGGCGGATAGAGCGTCAGAGGGTGTGACGATATCCTGGAGGATGCCTAGACGGTCTAGGAGGCTGCTCGAAGTTAAGTCTCCCCCATCACATAAGATAATATCCCACACAACAAAATGAGCTGGCATCGTTTTGGTGAGAGTGTTCACCTTGGCTGCATTCTTGGTGAGTAGTCGAGTTATTGAGTCTTCCCATGATGGCTTACCCTCATAGAAGCAAATACACTCTCCATCGAGAATAGCCGTCTTACAATTTAACCGGATACGTTGGAGTTCAGGGAATCGATCAGTAACCTCATTCCCTTCCCTAGTCCATGTACGAACCGAACCATTATCGTAATGAATGAGTATACGGAAACCATCCCATTTAACTTGATGAATCCATTTGTCACCGGACATTATTGTTGAGGATGGGTGAAGTAACATTGGTTTAATTGGTGTGTTGAGCATAAAACAACCCTCCATGATATTTACGGTATCACAGAGGGCCGTATGGTTACATAGTGGGTTATTGGGAAGTTCTTAATTGCATGGTTTTGTAATATAATATGAGCAAATTATGCTACAAAACCATGTGAATAGCATCCATATTATATTTGTCTATTATTCGAGTAATCTGATTAAAGACATCAAACTCAAATGTAATTACCGCTTTCCTTTTTTCATTGGTGTTCCTACTTATCTTCATATGGTCAATATGTTGCAGCAACTTTGTTCGCTCGATCTTCTTTTCAATCTCCAACCCTTTAATGTCACTCTTAAGGTCAACCAATAAACCAATTTCTTTTTTTATGTCGTTTTCAGTTTGAGAGACTGACTTCAAGTGTTTTCGTTTTTCTGCGATTTTTTCATCTAATTCACTGCTTAACTGATCCAAATAATCAGAGTCAAAATTGCCCTTTATATATAGAAGAGCTGTTCTATTCTTTTCTTCCTCAAGACCCTTTATCTCTTCCTTTAGCAGTTTAATTTCCTCAGTATCGCTTTCACTTTTCTTGTTTTCTAAATACTTAACTATTTCATCTATCTTTGATAGTCGCTCCTCTTTGACTGATAAAAACAATTCAGCAAGCATTCCATTAGCCAGGACATCTAACTCCATTTCAATTTGATCTGAATATACATTTACATTGTCGCAGTGCGCAGTCCCTTTATTTTTCTTGGTGGTACAATTGTAGAATGGCTTTCCGCGATCTTTGTTTCTAACATATGACGCGCCACATTCTGAACAAATAATCTTACCTGCAAACTCACTCGTTCCTTTATAAATACCCTTTTGCATTTTATGATTGATCTTATTGTCCCGAGTCATTTGAGCTTTAACAAACTCTTCTTTTGTGATAATAGAAGGAATAGCATTCTCATGAACTATCCACTTACTTTCATCATTTATCTTTGCGAAAGTACTTTTATTAAACATGCTGCCATAGGTGTATTTTTGTCTAACTGACGCTCCATAGTATTTTTCATTGGAGAGTATCCTTTTTACGGCTGAAACAGCAAACGGCTTATTATTTCTTGTGTAGATCCCCTTGCTGGTCAGATGATTAATTATTCTCCGAACACCTATTCCTTCATTATATAATTTATAAATTTCCCTAATGACTTCGGCCTCTTCTTCTCTTATTTCAAACTTCTGCTCTTCATCCTTGTGATACGAATATCCATAAATCCTACTGTTTGAGAATAGGTGACCTTTCTTGGCTCCTTCAATATGTCCGAACTTAACCTTATTCGATTTATCAATTGAATCCTGTTGGTCAAAGTTCAAGAACAGGTTGAGCATGAATTCTTTACTTGGCCCATCAAACAATAAATCAATATCAAGGAAGTGTACAATAACACCTTGTTTTAGTAATTCTCTTAAAACTTCAATGACCATAACATTTCTTGCAAAACGACTAGTATTCTTTACGAAAATCATTTTGAACTTGGGAGTCCTATTGGTTGCAGAAAATATCGACCGTGACTTAGACACTTTTATCTCTTCTAATCCTGCATCTATGAGCATCCTAGTGAACTCGTCTCTTTTATTGAGGCTTGTCCCAGTTATTCCTTTGTCGGCATAAATGTCATACAGTTGATAAGCCTCATTCTTAGTTATTTCTCGCTCAAAATATGATTTTTGATTCTCATAACTGTTTTCCTGGTCTTTACTTGAGGTGCTGACGCGACAGTATGCACTTACATATATTTTATCTGTCAATATTTTTACCTCCATGCATGGCAATGTATCAATTTATAAATTATATCACAAAGACAAACAAAAAAGCAGACATCACATCTGCTTTGGAGTATTTTGTATTAATTGGATTATTCCATTCTTAACCTCATATGTTCCGTATGGAGTCGACACATAAAAGCAATATGGCTTCTTCTTAGGAGTTTTCCTTTTCGTTTTTTTCAACTCCATCACCTCTTGCAATAACCTATTCCCCTCCGAATTTGTCCCATTACTTATTGTGTTGGATTGCCTGTTCGATAAATTCCCTAAGATGATAATGATACCGTTTCGTCTTCTTTCTCCAGGCGATCTCAATGCCAACTTCTTCACATATTGAAATTGGAATGCTGCTTTTGTTTACTTTACTTTTATATGTATGATCCTTAATTTCATTCTCTGCAACATTCTTATAAGCAACGAAGTCTTTAATTGGCACAAAGTAAACCTTATTCTCTGGCTCCCTGAAGTTAAACAGGAAACCAGAGATGACATCATCATATGTATCAGCCTTAAGCAAGTTTTCTATCTGATGCTTCTTTATGATCTTCTCGCTGAAACTAATTGATTTATCTTTTGTTGATTTTTGTTCTAGTGTGAATAAATGACCTTTGCTGAACATCATACAATCGTATTTATTTGGAGCAACCTTTATTCGTTTTCTCAATTCAATGGGGAGACTTATGTCCTTGATTCTATTGTAAAAGATGCCTAACTTCGCACAACTACTCTCCAAATCAGATTCAAATAATTTTCCGAGATTAATAGTCAATCAAGCACCTTGAAATTTAGGATACCGTTCAGCAAAAGCAGCCAATGAATCTTTCAAACTGGTTTTAGTATGAAGTGAATAGTCAAGAAGTTTATCCTTGGACTTATATAGAACAGTGCATCCTTCATTCTGAGCAAGATGTTCGTTCAAAGATTTCTCCGAACGAAACGTTAAATTTACAACATCACCATTACATGTTTTATATTTAAGATAGATCCGGTTCATTTTAATATTCCTCCGTTTACTATTCTGAATTGAGTAATCCACGGTTCCTTCTCAGGAAGTACATCGAATCCACCATTAGGATTGGGCTTTTTCTTGTTAGTGTATTCAATTCTAAGATTATTAATAATCGAGCCAACTTTGAGATTGCTATTGCTGTATTCTTTTTTATTTAACTTTGCAACATTCTCGGTTCCATTAATCAAATTGTATATTGTTAGTCTAGGAGAATATTGCGTATTAATTTCAGTAATAACACCATGATATTCATCAAGTTCTGGATAGATAGTTTGAGCATATCCCATAACTTCTTTTTCAAATTCTATTTGTTCGTTCGGCGGGATTTTCTTTTCCTTCAGTGTTAGGAAAATCTCGGATGCTCTTTCCTTAATAATTTCTAGCCTTTTTATCTTTGTCGCGTCTTTATGTGTTTTCTTGTATGTTTCTTTTCCCGTAGAGAATAACTCAACTATTTTTAGCAGCTCATTATTTCCGCCAAACTTACTAAAGTAATTAATTTTGACAAGAATATCGAGTTGGCGTGTATTGATTGATGTATTCTCTTCAATGTCTACTAGCAAATCTACAAATGAATCATATGATTTTTTTCCTAATTCATATAATTCTTCGGCCACTTTTACATTCATGTATTTGATACTTGAAAGGTCTGAGTAGATTTTATTCTCATCTTCGTTTGCAACAAACATCCGATTATCATAACCAAACTTGAATCCACCATCCAAAATGCCGAATCCTCTCTGCATCTCCTCTTTTAGCGCAGAAACTTTTTCTTTATTCTTCTTTGCCGAGAAGTGTCGTAGCAAGGTCTCATAAAAATAGATGGTATGGTGACTTTTTAAATAAGCGCAGTAAACAGAATCTAGAGCATAACTGTATGCATGGCTCGCATTGAAGCCGTAACCTGAGCTGTCTTCAATGATTTTCCATACTTGCTCACTCATCTCAAGAGCCTCATCTAATGAGCGGTTTTCACGTTCAATTATCTTTTCGCTGAAACCCTTTAAGAATCTATCTTTTAGTGGCTTAACGACATCAGGCTTCTTCTTACTGATTGCTTTGATGATTCCATAAGTTTCATCGGTAGGGAATCCAGCATATGCAAGTGTGGCCATCGTTTGTTCTTGATATAGAACGAAAGAGTTCTTCATCTCTTCTGTCTGAATTAGATCATCGAAACTTTTGATTCCATAAGAGAAAGGTTGACGTGATTCAAAAACGTGATACATCGATTTAAAAGAAGGACGAATAGCAGCGATAAAAGCAGTTAGTTCAGAAATGTTCTTTGGCTTATACTTTTTTACTTTTTGAGTAGTTGAATACTTTTCGACTTGGTTTATTCCTACAGTGAGTCCGTCCTCGTAAATCTTCCATACTTTTTCATTATTTTTGATTTCATCAAGTAATTCTGTTTCTGTATGAATTGGTTTGTTAATCCGCTTATATGTATCATAATTAGTTTTAACAACGTCAACTTTAAGTAAATCATTCTTGAGAAACTTAAAATATTCTGCGATTTCGCCATCAACTAAAGCGGCAAGAACTTCTTTCTTTGTTGATTCGCTTTTTAATAGAATGAGTCCGATTTCTTCTTTAATGTTACCTTGATAAAGTAAGTGTCCACATGGATGCGGCTTTTTATCAGATATGATCCCTGTGTACTTTTCACTTTCTTTAATCAAATTGTGATGCTTTTCATCTACGTAATCATAAACGTCGATAAGATCCTTTTCATCGTCTTCAGCGTATTTCAAATCAGCTTCATATTTTTCAAGTTGTTGCGATACTTCATTTGCAATTTCAAAAGGTAGGTTCTGTGATTTAGCATATAATTTAAATCCAGATTTGCGCTTGAATGTCCCATAAGCAATCATCGGATATGAATGGCCTTCACCAAGAACTTTATTCTGTGCTTGAATGAAGACTTCTGGATTACCTAAGTTCATATCTAGGTCAGGTAATGATTTAGTTTGGAGAATCCTACTCTCGCTCATGAATCGCTCTGGATACAATTGAACAGGTGAAGCAATGCGATCTACCTGAGAGAAGCCAAGCAAAGTATTTGTATAGAACGAAACACCAGATCCTCTTCCTGTTGAGGTGATAATTCCACCCATACCTACGGCTTCTTTTACGATTTCATGGTCAATGAGAAAGTAATCAGACATCCCTGTGTTGACTACTACCTCACCTTCCTTACGAATCTCTTCGATATATTTTTGATGCTTACTCGGATCAATTTTAACTTTTACTTCTCTCCATTTCTGGTTAAGAAGTTGCTTATACTTTTGATCTCTTTCTTGCTGAGATAGTTCAGGATAAAGAGTAGGCAACTTAATTTCTTTACTGAACACCTTAATCTTATCTGAATCATAATCATCAAAATCCATAAATCGCATTGTATTCTTTATTGATGCATCAATCTGTTCCTCAGACAATACCCCTTGTTCGATAAATCTCTTCTTCAATGTCTCTCCATCTGGATAGTCCATATACCATCCGTCTTCTTGCTCGTATCTAATTCCCTTAGCTTCAAGAACATTATCGCGGTCGATTGCTTGTTCAGGATAGATGAAGTGGCTGTCACATCCAGCAATCAGTTCGATATTCCTCTTGTTGCTGATTTGCAGGATCTTCTTATGCAATTCCTTTTGTGGCTCAGTATTATGTGCCTGAACTTCAAGCATAAAATTAGAACCGAAGTAAGAATGCAGATCAGATACAATTTTATCAATATCCTCGTAATGCCAAAAGGCAATACATGCTGAAGTAACCAACACTTCATTAGGATCAATCGTTGAAATTAAATCTAAGTCGATTCTCGGCTTGTAATAATAGCCTGAAATATTCGCTTCCGATAGAATACGGTTAATGTCTCTCCTACCTTTTTCAGACTTAGCGAAGATACAGATATGGGAATTCGTATTGTCCTTTTCAAATCTATCCTTAACCCAATATGCTTCTGTTCCAAAGATGAACTTAAGACCATTATTTTTTGCTAAGTCATATGTCTGAAAGTATCGTCCTTGGAAGCCGTGTTCAAGGCTGCTAAGAATCTTATGATCTAATTCCTTTGTGCGTTTTACATAGTCATGAACATTTACTGCACAGTCGGGAGTATAGATGTTGGATGCATCGGTGTGCCGATGGTAGTTACAGAAGATGCACAATTAGTTGTTACACTCCTTTCAAAAATCAGATGAAACGGCAATTTTATTGGAATTTTGACACAAAATATAGATATTTCATCAAGTCATAACACTATATATAGTGTCATTCACTCAACGCCGCGAATAATTTCTCTCCAATATACCCTAGTGGGATCTGGCTTTAGGCAATCAATCAAGTGTTGTGCTGCAACTTGTGGCATTGCCGTATCTCCGCAAGTGTAGACGTCGAATGAAGCAAATCCTTGAGATGGATATGTATGGATGTCATAACTTGATTCCTGAAGCAAAAACATAATAGTCACACCGTTTGGAATGAAGTGTTTTTCGATGTGTCCGAGAATAGTTGCATTCGCTTTCTCTAAAGCTTCTCTTGATAAGTCTCTTAGCATATCGATATTGTCTAATGTACCTGCATCAACTCCCCACATATCAACATGAATTGATAATCCACGAGTCCCGTACTCTTGTTCCAACTATCTTCCTCCTATACACTCATCTTTTCGAATCTGCCATCCGGCAATGAATACACCACGGATTTTAAGTTAAACTTCTTCAAGTATTCTTGGCAGTGTCTGCAAGGCTTCGATAAAATGGCCTTACCGCATTTCCAACCTGCCACATACAGGATTGCACCTTTTATCTCATCTGGGTCTAATTCACATAGAACCATCAATTCAGCATGTGATTGACGGTCTTTGTAAATTGGATCGATAAGTTCTCCAGCCTTTGTTTTATTCCCTTCTACTTTTAGCAGTTTCCCTCCGACCACTAAACATGCGATATGACGGTATGGATTGTTTACTTGGTGTCTCTCTGCTTTCTTCAGACAGTAAGTTATCCATCGTTTATCCCTACTCATATCAATTCCTCACATATGTATTATTTATTTTTAATTGTCGATGAATTATTCCTTTTATCATAATTTTTTTATTCTTTAAAAATCAACTTGTCATTTATCCAGTGTGTTATATATCCCCTATCGGACTCTATGCTATTTAAACTATTTTGCAACTCTTTTGCTTTGTCATATTTCATTGTAGCTAAAAATACAATTCCGCTTCTTCCCTGAACTACATATATGGTTTCTTGATTCATTTACTCCACTCCCCATCAAATTGTTCTTTTATGGCCCAAAAGGATCATTGTCACCTTCGTTATCTAGCAGAAATTTATAGTCCACATAAGGAACTTCCCTTACCACCTGACAAGCCTTTAATGTAACTGTATCATCACTAACGTCAGCAAAGTCATCGACCTCAAAGCGAACCTCAAGTAGTGCTCGATTATCTCTTGTGCTATACGGTGACTCATTAATATTTTTTAGTTCATTGAAATATAGAACCGGAGTTCCATAGCTATAACTACTGCCTTTCGGAACTGCCCTCTCGCCAATCTTATACTCAAAGGCACTATCGTAGAAACTGAAATATTGCTCTCCGCGTTTCTCAACAAACTTATAAAGTCGCTTATTGAATAGAACTTCTCGATGATCTACTTTTATGCCATTGGAAGGTTCTTTACTAACCTTTTTCATTCCGCCATGACCAAACAGTCGATATGTATTATTGTTAAAGATAAAGTATTTAACTGGCTGCTTTCGGATATTATCAATCAGTTCATCAACATTCTCAATTGTCTGAGGTTCTGGAGCTTTAAAATAATCTTCACTTGTCGAAAGTTTTGAAATGTTTTTGATTGCTTGCGAGATCGAAAACTCATCTGTATCCTTAAACATCTTATCGTAATTTTCGCCATACATTCCGCCAATGTGTTCTTTAAGTTCTGCATAGGAAGTGATGTTAAGTCCAATGCAAGAAAGCATAACCTTCACTAGTTCAGCCTTAGAAATGTAATAACCCTTATCTCTGTATTTTTGGACTCGCAACATTGAAACTAATGGATAGGCCGTGTTCTCGTTGTAAATCAGAATCTTTTGCGAGTTATGCTTGAAGAATTCATTGTGAAAGTAGAACAGTTCATCCTTGAAATCAAAAGCCCCCATGCAAACCGTATAATCAAAGGTCTCAAAGATTTCATCGGCGCTATTGAAATATTTAAAGTGGATGAGTTGTACGTCTTTAGAATTTTTCCATCGGATTAGTGTTGCTTTACTCGTAGAAGCCACAAACCAACCACTACTGCTACTATAGTTTTCCTCAATAAAATCGATCAAGTCTTCCTCTTTGCGGAAGTAAACATCAATATCATTGATTTCTCGATTACACATCAGACTTGTAATGGTGCCGCCAGCGATAAAGCAGTTGTATGACTTCAGTTCAGTTACCAAACTTTTACCTAGATGATTATATAGTTTATTCTTTTCAAATTGATACAGTTCCCGTTTCCTGACTTCCTCTTGTTTCTTCAAAATTTCATCAAGTTGGATACCAATGCTCAATGTTTTATTCTCCCTTTATCATTGTATATTTGAATTTGAATTGCCATGAAATGAGACATTTATTGTTAGTCTTTACTAAATTGATTAATTGTCAAATATACCAGCATATCTTTTGAAAGACCTTCTTCTTTAAGTGCTCGAATAGTCTTTACTTTCTTTATGGCGATCTTGTAATTATCCATCATTGCAATCGAAAACGCCTCACTGAATCCTAGTTCTTTCATTAACTCAAGAAATTTGTTTCTTGCGAATATCTCATAAGAAGTATTGATACAGATATCATAATCATTTTGATTTTCTACAAAAGGATATTGATATGAAATTCGTTCTTTTAGATCGTCGTATGTAAGTTCCTCGATAATCTCAATTTGTTTGGAAGATAATTTAGAATCATCGTTATTAAGCCTATAACCATATTTATGATATTTTTGTGCTGACGCCGCTTTATCTGCATCAGTCTTTTTAACTAACCCTCTTACCTTAAAGTATCTGTTTTTAAAATCCAATCCATAATAATCAAATACATTATCTAGATTCAAGCAAAAATGAAAGCCAGAGTAGCATAATCGAACAGCCCCCTCATAGGTATACGTCTTGCCAATTTCAAATTGAAAATCCCTACATATCATATTTTCATCCATACCCTTGTAACCTTCCACCCAAATCCATTCATCATCAACATTTTTCGTTTCTAAAGACGCCTCGTTGGATACAGATAAATTCTCATCATTGTTGGTCTTTTTTTCCTCTACCTCAATCGATGATGTTTCCACTGTCCTTTTCTTCCAAAACATTTTATATCGCCTCTAATTATTATTTTTTATTTCCACATGAAATCTGGTTTTTATGGGTTCTCAATTGCTAATATAAATCCAAGGTCGAACATGAATACTCCAAATAACAACGTATAGTATAATGACTTATCTTTTTTGGTAATCGTAAGAATCAAAGTCAAAATGACTAAAATCAGAAGCGTTAGAGAGATTATTTGAGAAGTATTCAATTAGGGCTCCCCTTTTTTAAATTATTCATCAACAATCTCGAATTCCCAAAACCCACTTTCGCCTTCTAGATAGTTTTCTAATTTTAAAAGGTCTTCGTCCCAGGCTTTATAATCGGGGATTTCAACATAAAAACCACCTTCATTTTTCTTCACAATTGCCAGTCTGCCATACTCTCCATCATGGAATGGTCTTAATTTATGTTCAGCACATATATCTCGACCGTATCTGTCCTTGTATGCCGATTTCACTGATTCACCTCACAATGTCCGATAATACATTCTCTGATTTTTACTCTTCCCAACAAATTGTACAGGGGAAGTTTTCATTCTTATTGATCATTTCTTTTAGTGAATACAATACTGGCTCATCCTTGCCTTCACATTCACTACATCCATCATTGCAACACATCACCATTTCGAAATCCATTTCTTTAAGGGTTAGACGCTTGATTCTGAGTTGACAACTATCCTCTTCACCTTCGTCCATTTCACCGAAGAATAGATTTTCGGGGTAGCAGGTTTCTTCGATGTAATGTGAAAGGGCAATGTCTGCATTCTTCGCTGCTATATATCTTTCATTTATCTTGTAAACGTTCAAAACCATATCCCTCCTTTAACACTTTATCTGGAGAGGTCATAGCAATGTTCTTCGCCATTTTAGTGGCGCACTTTAAACAAATTTTCGGAGTGGCTGTATTGCTCCACATCTCTTCTACTCCACAGAATGCACAAATATATTTAGTAATTGCTGCCCCACCAATCCCACTTCGTGAATGTTGAATGGCATAAGCCATTTTTTTCACATCGATTGGAGATTGCTTCAGTTTTATCTTCTCTTCAAGTAGACACATTACTTCGATATGTTTATTGGATTCTTGTGCAGAAAGCTCTTCCCACGACATTTCAGATCCGAACACTTCTTTTAATGTTTCTATGTAGGCATCTTTATGTCCACGTTTCTTATGCTTAATAGAATCGAGAAACCATGTATCTAATGACAATCCTTTCACCATCCTCATGAAATTTAACATTCATCTACTTACGATAACAGAACAAGCCATAAATCCTCCGATAAATATCCATAGAGCGAAGAAGAATAACGCGATTACCTTTTCGAGTTTATTTGGTTCCGTAACAACTGATTTACCAAACATAAAAGAGAAAAGTAGAAATGCTAAAATTGCTATAACTTCATTCAAAATACTAAATTTTATTCCTCCAATCAAATTCACTTTTCATTGTACTTGTCTAATTGCTTGAGTAGTTGATCTAACTTAGGATTATCTATCATGCAGTCATTGCAATAACCTGCGTACATCAACAACTCTTTTTCTACTTCGGAGCGATTAATTTTACTGCGGTAATCTCGTATGGTCGTCATAAATGTTCTATTGAGGAATGTTTGCGTCTTTTGATACTCGCTAATAATTTCTTTTTGCAGATCAATTATGGCGTCTTTTTTTGAACTGTCCAAAGAATCACCCCATTTCCCCATGAAAATCACATTTCATTGGCACTTATTATGTATTTCATCTTGAATAGTCGGAGTAAAATTATTCGCCATCTGATGCTCATAAACTCCGAACATCATCCAATCAAGTGTATCTGCATAGCCGACAAATTCTAAGTCTTCTGCTTTTTCATAATACCCATTTACCATAATATCGTTTGAAACTATGTATTTTTTATTTTTCTTATTATAGACTGCCATCCATATTTCTTTTTGTAACTTTGACTCATTATTCTTCATACTTGAGAAAAAGAAAAATCCAGGAGTCGTTGATTCTTCTTTTTTAAATACTTTATAAACGCTCACGCCGCTAAGTTGCCTATAGATTTCCTCCGATTTCATCATCTTTTCTTTCCTCCTGTTGGAGTGTATTTTATTATGTCACAATAAATCTTCCTGGTTATCTTCCATCTGATCTACTATTTGTCTAAGATCCTGCCTGTAGTCATTCACGTGTTTCACAATTCGATTGCGAAGTGTGCTGCTATTTAACTTTAGAGCCTTATTAATAATTTCAGAACAGAGTCCAATTTGGTTATAAACTTCATCAACGGTCAATTCGAATCACCTTCTATGATATTAACTTGCTAATCATATCGATATGTATTAAACGCATATTTCATTTACTTGATAATAATGCCTGAGTTTAAGTCGTTCACTTACCTTGTGCTCCGTTTTAACCTTTGCCATTCCGATAACTTCATTATTTTTAACAAATACAATGCGATTGTGATAATGGTAAAGCATTGTACCGTCCCGTTTAATTTTAATTCTTCGACCAAGATCAACACTTCGTTGAATTTTATAATCAAGCTCCTCGAAGGAATCACATTTAAGAGTGCTCAACGGACAATATTCTTTCCATAGTTCTCTTGCTCGTTCAGTGATATTAATTTTCATGCTTCGTCTCCTCTTTTCTTATGAAATAGAAGTTTTATCGAAATAGTAAATTGTAAAGCACCTTTTCTCCATCAATTATTTCAGCGTGTTCTTTGCTTATCTTTTCTTTCCAACTCTCAGCAAATTGCTTTGCCTCTGCTAAATCCTCAAAACCTCTGCCTAAAGCAGCACTATACGAACCCTCATTCAACTTCTTTTGATAAAAGTTGTATTCAAATTCATCCTTATATTTTCTTCCGAAATAAAAAGGGTCTTTCCATGAAAAGCAAGGACTGTTCCCTTTCCAGGGGTCTGCCCACAATTCCACTGATAAGGGGATACCACAAGAAACACCTTTAATTATCACGCTATAGCGTCCCTGGTAAGTCTCACTTTTTTGTCTCGACGTACTTGCGTGTTCGCGAACTGTAACTCTAAAGAAATGCATTAAAGATTTAAATTGATGCGTCTCTCTCCAAACGAACGCTTTATAAATTGAGGGAGATTCAAATGCAGTATTCCAATAGTTATCGATTTCGTATATGTCATTTTCCTGAAACCAGTATGGTTTATTCTTAATTACCCATTCGTATTCGTTAATTTAAATCACCTCTAGACTTGATAATAGTTATCTAAGAGTTTTCCTGTGGCTGCTTCTTCAACATGTGATACCCAATCAAGAGTTCTGAGTAGGTGGTAATTTTTTTCGCCACATTTCAATCCAACAATGTCCGTATATTTCGATGTATACACGACTTCTCCGTACTTCTCTAATCGTTCTAAATTCTTGGCGTCTTTTAGCCTTAATAGAACACTTACCATTATGTATCACCCCATGAAATCTGAGTTTCGTCTAATTATTGATATTTCTTTAGATAATAGTATTCATAAAGATCGATTGCGTTAAAAACTGTTAACAGCCCTGCAAATGAAAACCAAAACCAAGGAGTAACCGTATTTTCAAAAATTAAACCAGAGATGGCGATTCCATATAAAATGATATTGATGCCGATGGTGAAATAAATCTGGAACTTAACAGGTGGAACCTTAAGTCTTTTCAGTGTTCATCTTCTCCTCTTTACGTTTAATAATCGTGATGACAAAATAAATAGCCCACATTATTGAACTGAAATACCATGCCCAAGGATCGGTCAGAAAAGGAATTTTAAATATCGCAAATGAAAGTGATATAAGCATAAGACCTGCTGAATAAATCAGCGTCCAAATATATTCTCTTCGACTCAATGTTTCTTTGCTCCCAACGAAAGATTTTCAACGGATTCTAAACTCGGATTCCAACCAAATTAACTAATTTCCCTGTCTTTTTAACCTTAAACTTCTTTGGGGCCTCATCTTGGTATTTCAAAAGTTCTTCATACGTCTCTTCGGTAAATTTATAAATCTGGCCCTCATACTTTACAGAATCATCAATCAGAAAGTTTGTAGCATGAGGAATATCTCCTTCCCATGTGAGGGCTGCAAGTGCATATGTCTCTTTTGAATACTTGGTCATCTAATTGTCTCCATCAGTTTTGACTTTTTAACTTTATTGCGCTTCTCCCATCGACTCCGAGCAAGCATTAGATCATATGGCATGACAACCGATTCAACACATTTGTTTACGTAATTATCATCAGGCTCAAGGCAATAATCCAAACGGTAGTCATATTGAATGTCTTCGATCCAACTTTTCATTTTTAACACCTCATATGTATTATTTTAATATAAGTGCTTTTTGTGCATTAGCACAATGAATGCATATGTAAGATTTTGAAGACTTAGACTTTTTACGACTGAAATCAACGCGAGGATAAACATCTTTGCAGCAATCACATTTCAATAAGAGTCTCCGTCTGCTATGAAGCATTTTGGTGTACTCAATTGCAATTTTATTCTCTGTCATGTCTTCAAAACCAAGCATCGATTGTCTGCTTAAATTGTGAGCCTTGTTGTCTGCGCTAGGAGTGTAAAGCAGTTGCACAGTTGGATTAAGTTTCAGTTCTGAGAAGATTTCACTAAGGAAGGGATCGTTTGAATATTTGTCAGGACGATTTATCTGCTCAATAGCATTCATACAATCAGTATACAATTTTACATTTTTAATTTTCAATCTTCTGATTGTTCGAAATGCTTCGCGTAAACCTATGTATTCAGCTTCCATTGATGTCTTTGCTTCAACTGCGAAACGTGATTGATAAATTAACTGCTTACTTCGGAGGAGTTTAAAACCAACTCCTGCTGAATCCCGATATGATCCATCTACATATGCTTTGTACATTCTCCACCTCCTTGGTATAAAAAGAAAGTCCATAAATCATTTGGTAAGATTTATAGACTGATCGTATCACGAGTATTTTGTTTTTGCAAGAACTTTTTTACATTATTTATTTTAAAATTTAAATTGCTACAGGAGCTTTAATTCCAGGGTGAGAATCGTATCCATCAAGAATGAAATCACTTGGAGTGAAGGCAAACAAATCTTTCACAGTAGGGTTCAGATACATCTTAGGAAGTACTCTTGGTTCGCGTGATATTTGAAGTTTAACCTGTTCAATATGATTGGAGTAAATATGTACATCTCCACCACTATAAATAAGCTCCCCCACCTCTAGTCCGGTCACTTGGGCCATCATCATAGTTAGCAGAGCATAAGAAGCAATATTGAAAGGCAGCCCAAGGAACACGTCAGTGGATCTCATTGTGAACATACAAGACAGTTTACCTTCAGACACATAGAATTGAAATACGAAATGACAAGGCGGCAGTTTCATCCGGTCGATCTCTGCCACGTTCCAGGCACTAACAAGGTGACGTCGAGAATCTGGATTAGTCTTAATCGATTGGATTACGTTGGCAATTTGATCGATAACTTTCCCCTCATTCGTTTCCCATGTTCGCCACTGTTTGCTGTAGATTGGGCCAAGTTCACCATCCTCATCAGCCCATTCGTCCCAAATGGTAACCCCGTATTTCTCTCTTAACTCATTGTTATTAGTCGAACCAGAGATGAACCACAATAATTCGCCAATAATTGATTTAATGTGAGTTCTTTTTGTTGTAACAAGCGGAAATCCTTCTTGTAAATTAAATCTAAGTTGTCTTCCGAAAACAGAAATTGTCCCAGTACCTGTTCTATCACCTTTTTGTATTCCATTTTCTAAAATATCATTAAGCAAATCGATATATTGTTTCATTTCTCCTCCTATTTATTTTGTGATATAATTCAATTAATTAATTTAAGGAGTGATGTAATTGGTAAAAGCATTTGAAGAGAAGCATATTAATGAGTTTAAAGACAAATTAAACTCATTCATTGCACACGAAGAGCAAGGAATTGCATTTGAAAAAGAAGTTAATCCAGAAGCAAACACTTTGGTTCGTTCCGTTACCATCGGAGTCTTTAAGAATATTCTCAATATGTATGAGGAACACTTTAACAATGCTCCCAAGGTAAATGTAAGTCCCACTCCACCACGCAATACTGGCGCTAGGAGACCTGGAAGACCGAGAGGCGCCAACAAAGAAGCCGCTGCTGCATCTGAGCAACAATAATTAGAGAGGGGATATTCTCCCCTCTTTTTTATTTATTGTCCAACCTTTTTAATTTGTCTTTAAATCTCTTCATGGATTAGCGTTTCAGGAGGTTGCCACCCATCTGGCTTGATAATCTTATTATCACCTTCACGGAAACGAGGTTTCCCATCCGACCAGAGCTTGCTTAAATTCGCATTATTTACGACATCAAAAATTGGATCTGGCTTTACTCCGTGTTCAACCAATGTCCCAATAGCGAAGTAGATTAAATCGATAAGTCCGTCTACTTCATCATAAAGAGTTTCAGCATCCTTATACTCATCTAATTCCTCTTGCATCCATTTAATACGTGAAGTTTTGCGTTCATCTGTGAGTCGAGTTGGTGTCTCTGGTGCAGGTTGACCAAATGCCAAATGGAACTCACGAACTTGATTAAAATAACGATTGTCTGTGTATTCTTTAGTCAACTAAATGCTCCTTTTATTGTAATTGCATTTTTAATATATTATGCTTCACACGAAGAGCACAGTTTATCTTTACTGAATTGTTGCGCTGCGTTAGTGCTATGTTGGTAGTACAACGTTTTAATTTTATTTTCCCAGGCAAATAAATATAGTTCATTGATTTGCTTTGCAGGCATCTTTGGGTTAATCATTAGGTTTAATGACTGACTTTGATCGATGAACAATTGTCGAGTAGATGCTTGATCCAAAATTACATATTGGTCAATTTCACTAAAAGTCTTGAATACTTCCTTTTCATTTTCGCTCAAGAAATCAAGATGCTGCACAGAACCGTCATTATCCCGAATGTTATTCCATACTTCTCGCGTGTCTTTACCATAGGAATTTAGGACTTCTTTTAGGTATGGATTTTGGATAGTAACCTTCATCTTAGCTAAGTCTTTTACGTAGCAGTTTGACCAGATGGGTTCAATACTTTGCGAGACCTGACCCAAGATAAAAGCAGATGAAGTTGTTGGAGCAATTGCGGTTAGTGTTGTGTTCCGACGACCATACCCCTTCAATACATCAGGTTCACCATATTGATTCGCCAATTCTTTAGACGCTTTAAGTGCTCTCGTTTGAATGAAACTGAAAATACGTGAGTTCAACTTTGAAGCATCCAGGCTTTCAAAGGGAATCATTTTAGACTGAAGGTAAGAATGCCAACCTAGTGTTCCCAATCCTAATGCTCGATTTTCTTTGGCAAATTTGTAGGCACGTTCCATGAAATAAAAAGCCTGCTTTTTATCTTTAGCTTTGGAGTCACGCATTTCTTCAAGTTTTTTGATAAATTCAGTCATAACAGCGTCAAGGAAAAACACCATTGTTTCAACTGCATCTGTTTCTTTCCACTCATCGTAATATAACAGATTCATTGAGGATAAGTTGCAGACGAAAGACCATTCTTCGTTGTTCGGCAACATGATTTCCGAACATTGTCCTGTAAGAATACCATTAAACATACCCATATGTCTTTTAGGTTCTGTGAAGCAATATGTATCACTCAAACCATCCAGTTCTTCAATGCTTTCAACTTGAATGAAATGACAGCATTCACGATTCGGTTCTTTTACTTCCCATTTCAATCGATTGCATTTTAATCCTAGCTCACTCAACTTAAATAGTGAATTTCCATTAATAAGGATTCTGTAAGTTGTGGCCGCATTGTATTCCCCAAGTTCACCAGATCCATCATTTTTAGGTAATAGATTGATCCCTTCTTCTCTAGCAAGACTAACCTTGCTCATAACTCCTAATGTCTGTAGCATCAATTGAACTTCTTTTAAGAAGTCTTTATTGATAGAAGCTGCCTGAATTGACTGTGAACCATCATTGTTTGTAACAGTTCCATCAGCGTCAAGATATCCAGAAAGCCAATTCAATCTGCTTTCAATGGAATATTCTGATGTCGGAACGAAATACTTTTGTTTAAGCATCTGTGTTCTTCCGACTACCCTATTGTTTTGCGGTTCATGATTCCAATTTAATACTGACTTAATATGAGGCAATAAGTTAATTTTCTCATGATAAAGATAGATGATTTGTGAATTTTGATACGAGCATCCATCTCCAGTGTAGAATCCATTATCGTAAGCATATTCTAATTCTTTACTTCCTTGAATCACAGGTAGACTGAATTTAATAAGTTTATCTCCGACTTTTAAATCTTTAGCCTCAACTTCTTTGTATCGAGGAGGATTCGTTCTCTTCCCTGACTCAGTGCTTACAAGGATATAAAACTTATGATAAGGCGTACAGTCCAATTCATATCCGCTGTCTGTGATCACGCGAAGCAAGTTTTTATTTTCTCCCGTTTTAACTACCTGCACATCAGACCACTCTTCACCATTCCATACATTGACCTTTTTATTAACCAACTCTTTGATTGATTTATACCCAATATCGGTCAACAGTTTTGTATTTGGAGCAACACACATGTTAGAATGATTAATTTTTAGTCCTTTATCTTTGTACACATCAACAGTGTTTTGGTTGACTGTATCCACAAAGAAAATATATGGATATCCAACTTCAGTTCTACGCTGAATGACTTTTGCCCAAACTCCTCGCTTTTTTGAATCTCCTGCAATCATTTCTTTCATCCACTGATCGGATACAGAAACTCCGTGTGTTAACTTTTGAATCGAAAAACCTTCAGTTCCGATTTGTAGAAACTCCTCAATATCAGGATGTTCAATTGGTAGGTAAGGTGAAAAGTGTCCTCTTCGAGTTGAACCTTGGCTAACCACATCCATAGCAGATTCAAACAAGTTCATAAAATGTACTGAACCAGATGACTCACCATTGTTATTAATCGATGCTCCACGATGACGTAGATCTCCAAAATAACCAGAGGTGCCACCGCCAAATTTACTCATCATCCCAACTTCTGATAATGTATGTAGAATTCCCGCCATATCATCTGACACATATGACCCAAAACAACTAATCGGCAATCCTTTATCTGTTCCAAAATTTGCCCATACGGGAGTTGAAAGGGAATAGAATCCCTTTTCCATATAGCCATAGAATTTATCTGAAAATTCTTTAATTCCAAGAATTGATTCTGCGGTATCGGCAACTTCACGAATACGCTGCTCTGGTGTAACTCCTTCATTTAGATATCCTCGTGACAAGAAAATTCTACTATACTCATTTAACCATCTCATTAAATAATTTCCTCCGAATTCAATATTAGAACAAGTCGTCTGCTGTAATGCTTTTCATTCGTTTACTGTAATTGACCGAACGCTTTACGAAGAGATCTACGTGCTTCGTAGTAAGTAATTCGTCTTCGAACCAAGCGGTTGCTTCAATTGCAGTATCATCCACTTCAAATATTGGATCGTAACCAACACTTCGGAGAGAATTATTCAGACGATTTTTAATAAATTCTTTAACTGTATGTTTAGGTAAGAAATCCAAGTCACCAGATTCGTAAATCCAATCAACAACAATTTCCTCGGACTTATATGACTCTTTACATGCTTGAATTACCATGTTTTTTAATTTGTCATCAAACCACTCAGGATGTTCATTGCGAATCGTCTTAATTAGTTCTATTCCAAAAAGTCCGTGAAGCTGCTCCTCTTTAGATGTTGCCTCAATGACATTTGACATGCCTTTAAAGATATTTCTATGCTTGTTAAACGCCATGATAATTAAAAATTGCGAGAATAGTGAAACATGTTCAATGAAAAGTGAGAATAAAAGGATAGACAAAGTGTAATCTCTATTATCCTCTGTTCGTGCGAGTGAGACGCCCTTAGTCAGATAATCTACACGCTGAAATAATTCAGGGATATTTTCTATCTTTTTAAACTCATCATTGAGTCCCAAGATTTCAAGCAGGTGTGAATAGGCGTCATGATGTCGAACTTCGCTTTCTGCGAAAGTATATCCTACTGATCCGATTTCTGGCTTGGGGAGGCGACGATACAGATCACCCCAAAAAGATTTAACTGCAACTTCTACTTGGGCGATTGCAAGCATCGCATTTTTAATCGCATTTCTTTCTGAGTCCGTTACATTTACTTTGAAATCTTGAATGTCCGAGGTATAGTTGAACTCAGTATGCAACCAATAAGAATGCTGAATTGCTTCTTTATACTGAGAAAGTTCTGGGTATTCGTATGGTTTTAAATTCAAACGATGTTTGAAAATATCGGGTCTTCTTTCTTGGTTTCTTTTTTCGCGGTAAATAATATATGCTTTCGCAGTAGACTTGTATTCCGAACTCAACAAAACCGTCTCCACTAAGTCTTGCACAGTCTCAACGGTAAGTTTATCATGATCGCTGTTTTCGATTAATTCTAAAACATCTTGAGTTAACTTCTCTGCTTCAGAAACGTCAAACTCTCCTGTTTGCCTTCCTGCTTTCGCAATGGCATTCGTAATTTTTTCCACATTAAAATTATCTTCTGTCCCATTACGTTTCGTTATTAGGTTTGGAAACCCCATTTTCTTTTATGCGTCTCCTTGCATTTTTTATTTAAATGAAATGATTATTTTATTCGTTACGTGCAATGCCAGCATTTGCCCAAAAGACAGCAGTTTCAAGATTAGTTAGCGCCGTTGCCTTCTCTCGACTGTCAGGAACAAGCTCATCAATCGCCTTCGCAAATCCCTTTGCCAGGCTGCGTAGCGCTTCATACTTTTCTGGCTGCCCTTCCTTTGGTGAATGATAAATAAAATTGTTTTCAATAAATTGACTCATTCTTCTCTCCTCTCTTTCCCTACCGCCCACCCATAATAACTGCGATGAAATTATGTTTTTATCTGAATTACTTAATTAAAGAAACCTGCCCAATATAGCAGACCCACTTCTACAGCAGCCGCGAAAAGCGTTGACCAGAAGTTATAATTCCCTTTTGGCTTACCGTGCAGATTCGCAGCCAACAACAATCCGATACCGATTAACACTATAATAATAATTTGTGGAATTCCCAATAAAATATCTCCTTTTTTAGTTTCTTCGAAAGAACTCTTTTATCGGTTTCTACTCGACAAATATTCCGTTTCTAATTCTTGCTTGTTGATGTCATATTTCTTAAGTAGATAATTCAAAAGATCATCGTCACTCACTTCAATACCATTGCAAAATGGACAATACTTTGAAGCAATTCCAGTGTCGTCAATAATGTCTCCGATCTCGTATCCATATTCGCTATCTTCCTTTGACTGAACACCAAACTCTTCTTTCTGCTCAGGAGTGCCGTCAAACACTACACCATAATGATATGCATACCTAGAATTAATGTCGTCGTTTACTACGCAAGAAGCGCATAATCGATGACTACACTTACAACAAGATGCGACATACTCTTCATAGCGACTTTCACCACATGAATCGCATGAATAAAAATCTACTCCCAAATCTCCATCTCCCCATGAAATCTCAAATTCATTTCCAAAATTGATACCATCTCTGTTTAGACTTAGCTGGTTGCACGTCATTATTATCCTTTTTTACTTCTTCAGCCGTCTTTGATTCATTTTCAATTCTTTTTCTTTCATCTAGAATTAGTCGTCTCTTTTCGTAATCATCTGACGCTTTCTTTTTGGATTCTTTATCTTCTACAAACCTTGCTTTGGCAATATAGTAGTTTACTGTTCCATCGCTTTCATGAGAAGATTTTAAAATTTCAAAATTCTCCTCATTTATTTTAATGTATTCACCTCGATTTAATTCTCTGATGAAGTTTTCTGTCTCATCAATAACTTCCCAATACTCATCAATAAATCTACTAACGATTTCTCCCCTGCTATTTGATAAATCAAGCAAATCTAATTCTGGAAGTTCAGAACTATACCAATGACCATAGGGCCGATATCCAAGGTAAAATTGTTCCGTTGCAACTTTCTGATATATCTTGCTCCTCAAAATTCTATCCTCCCTAAGCAATTTGTTCATCAACAATTCCCCACTTAATTGCTTCATCAATGTCCATATAATAATCTTCATTACGTTTCGAATGGATAAACGCCACTGACAAGTTTGTTTTACTGCTGATGATGCTATTTCTCTTAGTCACTAATTTTTCAATCTTCTCAACTCGTTGTCTTAAATCGTGAAGTTGGAGAGATCCGCCAATATTCTCGGAGGGATCATGGAACATAAATTCAGCAAAGAGTCCAGCGTATCGCTTATGTCCGCATGCAAAGATTAGGAATGCTGCTGAATATGCATATCCATAGCAATATGTATAAATCGGAGTCTTAGAGGTTTCCATGAGTGAAGCCATCGTGATAGCATCTAAGATATTTCCTCCACCTGAATTGATAATTAGATGGATAGGCTCTCTATCTTCAACTTGATTAAAATCATCTTCATTATTAATCCTGATGATTTCAGCCATAACAGGAGCAACGGATTGATTATTAATCAAATCATATATGTATAGAACACGGTCTGGATTCATTATTTCTCTCCCACAATTCAATTAACATATCTCACAATGCCATTCGGATCTAAGTTGATTCCACAATTCTTAAGTTTATTTGTAATTACATCTTCAATCAGATATCCATCACCATGGGAGTCAAAAATGATTTGCTTCGGTTGATGCTGTGCTATGTATTGGACAATATCTTTAATTGCGTTGTCATAATATCCTTTTGCAACTTTAGGCAGATGATAAATACCTTGCTCGACATCTATACGCTGCACAACAATTTCTGACTGAGCAAGAAAGCCTGCTCGTTCTGCTCCAATGATGAATAACATTTTAGTCTCCTTTTAGTTTGATCCTACTGAATATCCTACAAAGAAAACTACTGCTGTGTAGAAAAACAGCACCCAGAATAGCAATGACCTAGCAGGTTCAATAATCAAGTAATTAAGAATTTTCTTCAATGCGGTTTCCTTCCTCTTGAAAGCACAGTTTTATTGGACTACTAACTTATAACTGCCTGCATCAACTTCACTTGTTGGCACGTAATCCTTAAATCCATCTTCGTAAGTTACTTCAAAGCAAATTCGTTCCTTGAGTCCTCCATCAGGTTCAACATGAACAAGACCAGTAATAATAGGAATATCGCAGTTTGGTCTTCGATATGAATTAGTGCTTACTGGCTCTAAAAACACATAGTTCACTTTCATCTAATTCTCCTTATTCCGTTAAAATTCAAACTTCATTGGAATATACTTTATCAATAAACACTGTCTACATCAGTCCAAAATTCTTCTCCATTGTCGATTACAATTACTCTTAGTGCGTCACCATGAACATTTGTCACTTTGGCATTTTTTCCGACATTGTGTGCATAATCACTACGATGGATTTCTACTATCTCTCCAAGTAGAAAAGAATAGTCATTAGACATGTACCAATTCTCCTTTTTTATACTTATTATAAGCCGAACGTACAGCCTTCAGTTTGTCATTTTCCTCAAGAGGTTCAGAAATAAATCTTCTTCCTGTGTACTTCATATTAACTCCGCAACACTCATATTTTTTAAATGCCCTTCCTACCTTACCCTCTTGCTTTTCTTCTAAGTAGTCTCTGGTCTGATAATTTTTCTCGCAGAGAGTGCATTTGTAGCAGCCATATGGATAAAGATATAGGAATGCACCATTCTTAAAGATTGTCGTCTCCGTAGATGAAGCGCCAATCCGCTCTAATTCATCCTCAAAGAATGTAGTGTGATCATCATATTCTTGCCCCACTTTGCGACAATACCAATGGCACAACTCATGAAGCAATGTATCGTCAGTCATTAACTCATCGTGAAGAATTCTAGGAGAAAGTTCAATGTAGGTTTCAGCACACCATCCATATGTACGTTTGAGTCTATTATTGACCCTAACTGGAATGTCTAACTCCATATTCCACAAATGCTTTACAAAGAATTTTGCTTTCTCTTGTAGACTCTGGCTAGTCTCCATTTCATCTCTCCCAATGAAATATAGATTTAATAACCTCTGAGTTTAACTAACTCGTTGAATGCTCTACAAATTAGCATATCTGGATCGTCTGGACGCGCAGGAACACTTAGCGAAAATGTTCTATCGATGAATTTCTGTAAAGCCTTGTGACACTCATTAATATCAACTGGTTCCTTACACTGCCTTTCAAACTCTTCTTGGTTCATTTTAAAGTGCTCCATAGTATTCATGTGGCATATCGTTGTTGTTGCGCTTCCTGCGCTGATTGAATTTGGTGTTTGTAGATCCGCCCTTTTTCGTTCCTTGCATCAGATGAACTACAACATCCGTGAACCCTTTGATCTTGGCGATATGTTCGGATTCAACTCGTGCAGTGATTCTGTCTGTAAATGTTTCGTGAGTGATAATTTCTGCTTTACCATTTTCATTTTTTGCGATTGCATAGTATTGAGCCATTATTATTATTTCTCCCTTTATTTATGTTTTGTTTATTATTTAAATGGGTGATAATCAATTGCTTCGCCAAACGGATCGTTTTCCTTGATCCAATTTCTAAACTCACATGATTCTCGATGATTGCAGAGGTTGCAAGCAAAAAAGTCTTTTTGGCCATCTACCGCTTTACATCTTGGATTCCAAACTACATTCGACTCAATCTTCTTAGTTGTATCGACTACCCATCGTTTTGTCTGCTCTAATTTATTATGATCGAATTTATAGGCAAACTCTTTCTGTCCTGATTCCCTGGGAAAGATGTAGATGAGATGGTCTGGGTATCTACCATACTTTTCGAAAATAGGTATGGAGTACATATACAACTGCATAATGTTGTGTTCAAGTTTATCTCCTGTGTACCTAGCAGCCGTCTTATAGTCACCAATAACTAAATCGTATTTCTTGTGTTCGGCCACTAGATCAGGGAATCCCTTAACCTTAACACCATCAACATCAAACAATTTTTCTTCTTCTGCTTCTAACACTTTATAGTTGTCGAAGATTTCATTATAACTACCATCATCAAAAAATCTATGTATGGCCGTTTCATAAGACTTACCCATCTTATAAAACGGAGGCTTAAAGTTAAAACTCCTCAGTCTACGGTTGATCTCGTCTTTTATATCCCACTCATACAAATTACCTTTTAACAGATCCTCGATGATTTCATGGAACATTGTTCCGTACTCACCGAAATAATTATTAATGCCTCTGTCACCTTCCAAGTATGTCTTGTAAAAGTTCCAAAAGCATCCCTCTCCTTTCTCTGCTAAGTGGTATGAATTCAATCGACTAAAACTGTAAATTGTTTCACTTATCATAATCACTTCCGCATCTTTTATTTCTATGTATTTTTATTGATTCCTTCTGCACAATTCAGTAGTGATTGGAGGATCGCCTGTTCATCTGGCTTCAATTCAAGTGCTTCTGTATTTCCATAAGCTTGAGCAAAGACTTTGTACAGAACACTTGTTAATGCAGAAACCTCCTTATTGTTTATTTCCCATTCAATCTTGTGAATTGTTTCGGCTACAGATATTTTGCTCAAGCCTGTCACTCTCCCCCTTGGCGATACATGCATATTAGCAAATTGCTTATCCCAAAGTCAATATATCTCAGACTATAATTTATCTTTTTTACATTTTATTTTTTAGCCGTCCATATTTAACCTTAGCGAGTCGGATCAACTCTGGTTCAGTTAGGCTCCCCTTGGGCATGTACTTGCTCCAGAGGGCTTCTACGGCCTCGGGACGGTAATCATCTACAGCAGCCTTGATGTTGTGTCCTCGCTCTTTAAGCAGCAAACTAGCTAATCCTAAGAGCATCAAATCGGTTTGAATCTGTTTCATATTACCCCCATGAAACTAATGTTTTATTGGAATTTACTTTTGAGCCATTCTTTAAATGAAACTGTAACAGTCTCCTCATAATTGACGCAGCCAATGTTTTGATCTGGTCGATATTTTTTAATACAACCAAACACGCTATCGTAATTCGAGCACTTTTTGCATTTGCTTTCATTAAGAATATTATATTCTTCAGTTGTCATGAAATAAAACCGACGCTCTGCCAAATTGAGATAGTTATTTAAGTATATTAGATTTAGCTCAATATCTTCCTTTATTACAATTGTGGATTTGTGGCGATAGTCAATCTTAAATCCCATAACAGGCATGTGATTCTGAAGATATTCTTGAAGTTCTTCAATAGATTGAACATTTTCAATCCAGTAAAAATCTCCCCAACCACTTCCTGCCTTCTCACATCGAATAAACATATTGTTATCCTTTCCTATGAAACGTGTGTTTTATCGGAATTTCCGGCTTAAAAAGTCCTTATAAATCAAGGCTTTTTGATTCAGCTAAAAGTTGCCTCTGGTTCCTTTTCTGGAGTTACTTCGTCATTTGAATATTCTTCATCAATAATAACCCTCGTCCCATTTTGATCAAGCTTCATCAGGAATAATTCAAAACTATTTAGATGCTTGATTGAATGCAGATCGTGCCTCGTGTCATACTTAATTTCAAATCCTTCTTTTCGATCATCTTTCCATCGGGACAGTCTTACTGCAAAATTCATATCCTCATCCTTTTCACATTCAAGGATCAGATTGGCATATTTAAACGATTCCCAAGAGTAGGTGTTTTCTGCGTAAACAACCTCAAAACGAACATCAACCATTTCATAAGAAACGCCATCATCATACACTACTTCTAAATTATCTGTGTTGACATTCTTCTCTACATACTTCATCCATTTTTCGTAAATCTCAGATACATTAATGGAATCCCTTTTATCTTCGGCAGACATAATCTCTTTGAAGTTTTCAAGAAGAAGGCGATTTGCAGTCGTAGACTCTTTAAGGATTTCCGCTAGAACATGATCAAGTTTTACAACATATTTTGAATAATCATATCCGTCTAGATAGGGGATCATAACTGATTCAATCTTCTTTTTAATTGCCTTCGTGCCATCGCCCCAAGAGCCGAAGATATCCTCGATAGCTTTCTTAACTCCTTTTTCTAGATTATCCGCAATAATCTTTTCAACAATGCCTTCATCAAGTTTCTGAGCAACAATATCCTTAATTGATTGTTCTACTGTCATATTTTATTTTATTCTCCTTTTAGTTTTTCAATTAGTTTTTCAAGAACTTCAATAGCGTATTGATTAATAGTTCTTTCTTCTTTGAACCACTCTGGATCATCCTTTAGTGAGGCATGAAGAATGAAACTGCCTCCACAATATTGAGCCGTCTCTTGGCAATTTCCTTTATCAGTCCAAGCCAATTTAAGACATCCAGCAGCTAGGCTACCAACAATATCATCCTCAGTGTCATGAACAAAAACTGTTCCCTTTTTGCAACCAGGCATATCTTTTTGAAGAATGTATTTCTTCATCTTTTGTTGACGATTGCGATCCAATATATATGGATAATTTCTTTTGTGCATCTCGTACTCTCCATGAAATTTGCTTTTTATCGTATATTAACTTACTGGATTGTTGCTAAACCTGAAGGTTAGTGTGCTGCAAAACTTTCGATTTACCGCAATGTTTCCTTCAAGCCAACAATTCTCAATCTTTTTTCGCGTCGCATTTTCTAGAAAAAACAAGTCAAATCGAAAATCTCTACCTGAATAAATCATCATCTCGTACTTTCTTTCTATATCATGATATGTACGATGCACATTAAACGAACCTTCATCATATCTGTATGATACATTGTCTACTTCCATCACAAGATATCCGTCACTCCATACTTCTCCTCTAATCATAGTACCTCCTATTTTTTCTCTCATGAAATACGCCTTTTATCGGACTGCCAATGCGAGTAATGCCGCCTTGCAAATAGCTTCTGGGGCAGTTGAACCGTATTGTTTGCTGGACTTCCAAACATTCTCTTTAAGTGTTAGTCGGCATGTATATTGCAAGTGTTGATACCCTTCATTCATATCAGAAAGATTGATCTCGCGAGTAATAAATTTTTCACTTAAAAATACTTGCCAAGCGGCTAACAAATCTGATGAATATGGACCAGGCTTAAAATACATGCTTTTCGTTTTATCAAAAACATAATACTCAATAAGTGAATCCAAATATCCACCACATTCTAACTTTTCAATCTCAATCTGATTTATCTTTAACATCTCCTTCTTAGATAAAATTCGGCTTTCATGGGAATTTTCAATTTAGAAAACCCTTGATTTCCAACGGTTTTTAAAACGTAATTTTCCCATGAAAGGTTGATTTTATCGGAACGACTCACTCGGATGCTCAGGACGGCCATCACAATATTCGCAAAGTTCGTCATCACACTTCTTTTCAAGCCACTCATCACATCGAGGGCAGTATTTTGTATCATAGTAATCGGAATACTTGATCAAATCGTAATGTTCGCACATATTAGATCCTCCAATCAATAGTCATGGCCTGAAGCATCGTCGTATCCGTCAATCTCCAGAGACTCCCATTCGCACCCACATTCTTTGCATACTTCAATTCCCTTGATAACCTTTGGTTTCTTGGTGCTTCCGCAATTTAGACACTCATCTTTAAAATTCAATATTAATTCTCCCGTTTTCATGTTTTATATTTATGTGTATTTGATACGATGAGTGAAGCATTCTTCATACAGTGCCGTAAAGATATCTCTTCCTCTATCGGTGGGCGAATCCTTATCTTCTTTTGATAACAATCCTTTGCTATCCCACATGGCGAATACCTGACGAGCAGCACCAAATTTCCTGCCTTCTTTTTTAAAAGCTTCAGCATCCTTGTCTTTGTCTAGTGCAATAATGATTTGTACATCTAAACCAAGATTCTTAATCATATCAACCTGGAAGTCACTTATACTATCTCCACCAATTGAGATGCAATTTCTAAACCCATACTGAGTAGCGAACCAGCAACTTTTCTCACCTTCAAAGATGATTACTTCTCTCTTCTCTAGGATGTAGTATAAGGCTCGGTGCCAATTGTACCATTCGATGATTTTTATGTAGTTGTATAGATATAGGAACTTGTAAATATCTTTCTCTTTATAGTCTTCAACAGTCGTGCGTCCCTTTATTGAAATAATCTCTCCATACTGATTATGTATTGGATAGATGATACGTTCAGAATAAAGGTCATATCCGACTTGGAACTCTACCTGGGTCTCATAGTTTAGTCCATCGTCTAAATATTTTTTGTGAGGAAACATGATGTATTGATTCAAAATCTCATCGTCATAAGCCTTGTTCTCGGTCATTGGAACAGCGGATTTCTTGCCTCGTTGCTTCCTAACCTGTTTAAGCCATGCTAATGGATCTTCCTGCTTCTCCTCAAAGAAACGGCCTTCTATGTATTCCTTGTACCCCAGGCGATCGCATATCCATTTCTTCGCTCGTGGGATATTCTGAAGCATCTTCGTCTCATCTTCAATGTCGAAAACTATGTAAGACACAAGGCCGTATATATCAATGTTATCCATGCCTCTTGATCTAACTCGACACTTTAAATGCTCAGACAAGTAAACTTGCAAGGATCTCTTGTTGTCACTATGAAACTTGTCTGGAAGTTGTGCTTCGTATCGATTAGTGGATAGCCTAATGTGGTTGCAATCCAATTGAAGCAGTAGTTCTTCAACCCTGTCTTCTTCGTAAATCCTTTGCTTTATTTCCTTGAGGTCGTTCACATGACCTCCTCCATATTAATATTTAAAACATTGAGTTGGACGTTCTTTGCATCTGAAGATAAGCAACTTCTTTGAATGAGTTAATTCCATAATTTACTTCATACAAAATTTGCTCATCAGTACCCCCGTTACGGTTCTTGCTTATGTAGATAATCATATAGGTTTTATCGGGATCTAATTTGTATTCTTTCTTTTTCCATTTGCCGTCAAATTGATCCTTTTCCCAGTTATATGCGAAGACTTTGTTTTTGCCATCTGGGTATTCATCTGCATAGAGAAGTCTTCCCATCAACACAACTGAAGCAACTTCAACAATTTCAAGAGATTTACCGATTGCGCTTAAATCAAGGTATCTAAATTCCTTACCAATCTTCAACTGAACTGTTGCTAGCAAGCCGATATTATTTGCTTCCGGTTTGATGCAGTTAAAAATCTCTTGTGCTGCCTCGCTAAATGCTTCCCATCTCGCAGCCTCTTTTGAAGAACTATCTGGCTTGAATGTATCAAGTAGAGCGTAGTTATAATTCAAAGGCTTCAATAGTTGTAATCGAGTAAGCATGTCATCTACTCGATATTTCTTCATATCAAAAAACTTGATGAGATCCTTATTATACTTACCAAGCCATTCTTTGGCTTCGTTTAATTTTTCTAAAGTGGATTCATCAAATTTACCTTCGGATAACTTCTCGCGATTTATTGCTTTATTTAAAATTTTAGATGCAACCGTAGCTAAGATAAGATTTCTTGATTTCCAGACATTCTCCTCGTTTGTAAACATCATTCCTTTTTCCTGATGCTCAACCAATGACAAGATGAACTTCTCCATTGAAATTGAACTCTTGCCTACACCAGAGGAAAGAACTAGATAAATTAGTTCTCCCTTTCTCCAACCTTTAATCTTCTTACTGAGTCGAGGCGAGTCATGTAATGGCAACCCCATTGACTCTCCCTGGTTCATCTTATCAATAGCCTTATCCAGATCATCGAGGAGATTGTATTCAACCACTTCACCACAATTGACGTTAGCGAATGCCTTGCCAACTTTATGTTGGAAATAAGCCTGTAACTGTTTCAGCGTCATCTTGGCTAATTTAAGCATTAACTTCTTGTTGCTCACGTCAATCAAAGATTCAGCCTGAAACAACCTTAAACACTCAAATTTTTGAATCTCGGAGAAATGGTATTCATCATTGTCTTTGTTCTTACTACACTCTTCCTTTAACTCTCTGATCGTCTCAAAACCGCCATATTCGTTGTACTCTTCAAATAGAGACTTCTTGCCAATCTCGGTTGGCTTTGACGTCAAATATGAATATGTTGTTGTGTCATCAAAATTACGAATGCCACTTGCGTACATTTCCTTGCCCTGAATGTAAAAGTAATACCAAATTTCTTTTGTAAAGGTCTCTTTGGTCACATTACTAGAGTTGTACTTTTCATATAGTGATGGAGTTGACCAGAGATAACCAACAAACAAGCCTTCGTGCATTTCTGATGGAGTAACAAACTCATCCAAATACTTTATTGAGATAATACCACTCCTTTATAGTAAATCTGAGATGTCCATTTCATCTTTTTTCTTTATGTATGCATTTTTGTTGGTTGAAAGCGAAACGGAATCTCGGACGTCTGAACTTGTTTCTGTTTTTGCTAGTTCATTGACTTTCTTTTGTCGTTGAACCCTCTCTGCATGTTCCTTTGCATCGGCAAGATTATTGCGAACTATCGCTAAACCATACCTTAATTCTAAAAGTTTATTTTTAAACTCGCCTTTCTTTTTATCGATTGCTGTCACTATGCTTTCACGACAATATTCATATGTATAAGCAATTGCAGGATAAGGTATGCCCTTCTTGTAGTTCTTCTTCAACTTACCGAATAGTTGACTATCGTTTCGGAGATCCTCAAGAATCGGGTAAAATGAACTTGGGATCAACTGATAGCTACTCAAACCGTGAACATCAGCTATCTTTATGGCCAACTCCAACTGTTGCTCACGCTCTTGTTGCTTGAAGCGTTTATCTTCTAAGTAGGCTGCATGACACTTTTCTTTGTGGTAATGCTTCTTGTTAGGTTCCTGGATCATTTCTGTCTTTTCAGATTTCGCCTCACACCAATAACATTTCACAATCGCCATTCAGTTAGCATCACCTCCTTAATCACGCTGCAATAATCTCATGTGCCGCTGAGTTTCCTAAGTTCATCTTCAACTATTTTGAGCAATGTTCCTGGCTCTCCTATGGTGCCAGTTTCTTTCCATTTCTCCTCTTCATGCTCGAATACCCATCCTTCCGATGACACCTGTATATTGAAAAGGCCGAATGGATATGCGTATTCATTCGAAGCTGTTTTTTGGAAGCCACGACTTTTTAGGTATCTATTAATGAAGTCTACAGTCATTGGGTATCCTCCTTATAAAATGTCTTCTTTTAATGGATGCTTACCCCTTATAATGGTCTTCGGTTGTTGTACAAGAATATATAAATTTCCCATCCCAATAACTGTAGTAGTCAACTCTCCCCATAGACCAAACGCCATATGACTTTCCATGCTCAGGATTTGGAATCTCGTCTAGGCTCATAAAAATATTGCCTTGCTTGTAATAAGCTTTAGCACACCACAATAAGTTGACAACTCTGAACCAAGGTAATTCCTGCGATACTTCTACTGCGCGAGGATTGCCTTGATCAATCATAAAGTTTGCAACAAATTCTCGGATCTCGGTTTCGTAACTCAATCCCATCACCCCGAACGTATGTTTGACCTTATTATACCCAAACATACGTTCGTAGTACATAGGTTTCCTGCAAATTCTATATCCTGGATGATTATGACTATACTATTTTTAATTATTTAAAGTCAATATGTATTATTTATTTATTATGAAAAACGGATATGTTTTTTCTCTGGAGCAAACTCAGCTCCCTCAACCACCTGACCGGACTTCAGGGCCTTCAGGATGGCGTCTGAGACGATTTTATCAGGCTGTGGGACGCGATATGCAGCAGGAATCTTAGAGGCGTCTGTAATCAATACTGAAGCGTTATTCTTTTGAATACGCACATTGAAAAGCGGAGTCTTAAGTTTTTCAATACCAGCGAGTTCAAGCATTTGCTGAGTATACAATTTAAGACGCTCATGTTTATTTTCTAGAGTGGTGCGATTCTTCTTTAGTCGATCTTCCTCAGTTTTGTATGCTGCGATATCACCCTCGATATTTTTGAGGAACTTGGCGATGTTTTCAACCTTGTTCTCAATTGTATCCTGGATAGCATCAAGGTTGTCGATGAGCATTTCAATTTCATCTTCTTCAATGCCCTCTTCATCTAGAGCATCGTTAGAATATTCAAGAAATCGCTTATAGTTCTCAGTTAGTTCGTATAAAGATGGCATTATTTACTTTCTCCTTTTCAATCTAAATATTTAATTACTCTTCTTCTTCTTTCTTCCCTCTTGGAGTTTACGCTTATGATCATCGCTCATGGTACGCTTAGGAGCATCTACTTTTTGCTTCTTCTTTGCTCTAAAGGAGACTTGGCTAAAGTCTAATTCATATGTATATTGACCGTCATTAGAAATTTTTGTTGGTATCGCACCAATTTTTTTTAATTTCGTTTGAATTGTCTGTTGAAACGTAGATACTATCCATTTCTTATTGGCGTCATCGCATTGTAAGACAGTTTCTCGCTCATAAGCATTATAATTCATTTTTTATTCCTTTCAGAATTTCTTGAATTTTCATTTTAGTTCTAGTTTCCAGATATTCAATGAGCTTCGTTTCTGAGTATGATTGATGCTTTGTTTTTGTGTAAAGAGTCTGATAGGGGATGTTTGTCGCCTTATGCAAATCGTCTAGACTATACTGGGAATTGTATATATTTATTCTGATAGTATTTGTCTTATTTCTAAACTGCTCCTTCTTGGGTATCCAACAGCAATTATTAGGCTCATAATTGCCATTAACGTCAATACGTTCTATTGTTAATTCATCTGTATATCCGTTTTCTAAAGACCAGTCTTTGAAGTTGGTAAATCCTTCATCGCCAAGCCAGTCTGAAGATAATATAATACCTCTTCCCCCATAGTGCTTATAATTTTGGGCATTCTCTGAATAGCACCTTTTTTTCATACCTTTATATATTTTATATAACCTGGTATGAGCCATCCCATGTTTTGTTGATCTTTCAGTTGTGAGTTTTCGACCTAGACAACCGCAACTTAACGTATTATTCAAAGATGAAGAAGTGTGGACTTTTAAAGAACCACATTCGCATTCACACATCCAATATGGCCTACTAACATCTTCTTTATCTAATTTGTATATCACCTTTAACAATCCAAATATTTTTCCCGTTAGGTCTAAGCAGCGGTCTTTTGCTATTTCCTTTCGTAAACAACCACAACTCCTTGTGTGTCCACTTTTAATATGTGAACCGGAGACAGTCAATATAGTCCTCTTATCACATTGACACTCACAAACCCATTCGATTTGCTTATGCTTATTACTCGCTGCTCTCTTAATTACTTTTAAATTCCCGAATACCATACCAGTTATGTCTATAAATTTTCCCATAATCTCTTACGTCAGCACCGTCCCCCCATGAAAATGAAATTTTATTTGAATACGCACTCTATCATCAGCACAGCAAACGTCACGCCAATAAATAATCCAACTATAAAACCATTTAGAAATACTTCTCGCTTGTTTAGTTCGTGATGATTTGAATTATATTTCTGATCCTCAATAATCATCATCGATTCTAAGTCATCAAATTTATCAGTCTCACTCATAAATATCACCTACTTAAATCTAAAGACAACTCGATTAACGTTAGGAATCTTCTCAAGAAGACCATCTAGGGCATCCTTGACGCCAATCTGAGTTTTTCCCTCTATTCTCTTGTCACTCATAATCTCACCTGAAACTAGTTTGCGGATCTCCGTATATAGTTGTTGCTTTTCTGTTTCGGAAAGAGGATTTCTAATCAGTCCAGTTTGAGTCTTGAACACAATCTCATCATATGGTACATCAAGAGATACGAGCGTCGTTTTAGGAAGTGATACGAATACAGAATTTCCGTACACTCGAACATCTTCCGTTTTAATGCTGCTTAAGTCGATGCCAGTCTTAAAATAAGCATCAACTGTATATTGAATGGTTCTCCGTCCAATATGGTCTTTTAGCCACCCAGACTTCTCAAAGATACTGTCTGTATATGTATAGGTCTTTTCAGTGTGGCCTTCTAAGCCCACTAACTGATGGACATTATTAAGTGACTTCACAACCATCTCTTTATTCACGACACCACTATCTTTTATGTATGACAACCCTGAAACTGTATTAACCTTATGTGATATGTCTATTGAGTTGCCAGTTAACAGAAACGACTTTGCATATATAATGATTCCTAGTACGACTATGACAGCGATGATTAGTTTTTTGTATTTTATTATTGTTTGTTTTATCAACCTCGCACCTCGTTATCCACTCCGCTTACATTACCTTTAAGCGTTCAATTTCTTCTTCGAGTTTATTTACCTTCTCAACTAGCTCATTGATCTTATCCATCATTTCTTTGTTGTCTGGGAGCCGTTCGTCAGTTCCGTTACCAAATACACCGAATTCAATCTTTTTGAACAATCTCAAAATCATCTTATCGTCTCCTCTGTTTTGGCCCCATCGTAACACCCTAAGCATACGTGATAACTGTAAAACTCACCATTCTGTAGTCCTGTGTGATATGCGCTGCCTGAGCCTTTAGGGATCATCATAGAGCAATATAAACAAGGCCAGGACTGTTTGTTCCTCTTCTGGATTCTGACTCTTAGAATACGTGTCTCTGCATATGATTCATATGTATATGCTTGACCTTGATACTCATCATTATTTATAAATACATTCTTCATTTATATGGTGACGAATCAACTCCTTAGCAACAATATCAAAGGCCACCCAATAGCCCAATTAATCAACATCTTCCACAAAGGCATTGGGTTAATAAATTCATCAATCGAATCTCTTTTAAAGTTGATGTATATAAAACCCATGATAATCAAACCGATTACCATGTAGGCGACAATGATTAATAAAGTGATAATCCAAATCATATAGATAAAAACCTCATTTCATCGGAATTAGTAACCACACGACTTACAATAGCCCTCAACGAAAATCTTGAAATTCACATACAATTCCTCAATAGACTTTGCAGATGTGCTAGTTCTGGGATTCCCCATAAATAGTGAAAGTTTTATATCCTTATTTAATCCATTACTATCCATGTACACAGAGAATTCCTCAAGTAGTTTTCTAAGATAGTTGCACTCAGCCTTATTGTCATCGAATAAATATGCCGTTTCTATTCCAAGACAATACTTCTTTTCATCTCGATCATATGTAATATCTATATCATTCATGGAATACAGGTGAGCGTCTATTCCAAGTAAATTACCCCACGATGTGACTCCCCAAATATGCTTTAGTGCTCCGCAGTTATACTCATTGTCTTCATAATCTGGATACTTCCTTTTCCACCAATACACTTGCCATTTTTGTTTAATTTCATGTGTTCTAACAGTCCATTTAATATCTAAATATCTAATCAGTTTCCTAAGAAGTTTCAATTATTTAACACCCCATAAAACTATAATTTCGTAACCTGTATCTGGTATGATACAATAATGTAAAACGCACTAAGGGTGATACAAATTGACTAAAAAAATCTCATTTGTAGAGTTTATGAATTCTCCTACATTTCCTAAGTTCAATAATGTTGATTTGCCTCCAAAAGACTCATCAATTGTAAAGGACGCTCCATTGCTGGAGATGTCTGAAGTGGCAAACAAGATTATTCGTGAACTATTGAGAAGGTCCGAACATGGGATCGAAGAAAGCAGATTCATTGAAACAAATGGCGAACTGCTTAAGATACTTTATCCGATAACAGTTATCATTCAAGCAAAATTAGCGCAGCCCTAATATGGGGCTTTTTTATTTTCCAATCAAAGTAATCTTTCATTGTTACTCCTTGAAAATCAAATTCCTCCCACGTACAATTTTAAAGATATCCAATTTAACTGGACCTCGATGTGAAATTTCACAGACATGCTCTGGGTCAGTCAGCTCTCTGAGACATTCATCGATATCGGATTGAACCATATAATCATATGGATTGAACACCATGTTATTTCGATTTCGTTTTCCTTGCTCCCAGTCAATAATAGTGTAAATGCAAGTATGCATCAGATTGTAGGGCTTCGTGCAAATCGTAAATTGACTATTTGTGGCCTTGACTGTGAATGGTCGTTTGAATTCCTGAAAGTAGATTTTATCTCCTACTTGAATTTCGCTACTATTAACCTTTACCACCTCGTCTATATTGTTTTATATGGCTCTGCATTTGGATAAGGATGAACGATTTCAAATACATAACCACATGTTTCACCGTCTCTAATGTAATAATCTAAATCAATTCCGTCATCCCATTCTGGAATATCGACAACGAAACGGCCATCACGATACCTTACAATAGCTGGTCTACCATACCATTCATCATCACTATAAGGCCGAATTGTAACACCACTTGAAATCACTTCGCCAAATCTATCATTATACTTAGTTTCCATTCATACTCCTCTATTCCCATGAAATCCGTCTTTTATTGGCTTATAGTTGAATAATGCTCTCCTCAATTTCGATTTCCCAATGACCGTTTTCGTTGATAAATGGATCTGATTCTGCTTGAAACTCACGATTACCATAAGAATCAGAAACATAATCTCCATCTGGTTCAAACAGTCTGAAAATGTCACCTCGTATCAATGATTGAAATTGACATTCTTTCCAGTCAGCCAGAACTAATCTTTCTACTTTCCTATTCATTTTCGCACCTCCCATGAATCCCGTATTTTAACGTCTCTTACTTCTAATTTCTTGCACCTTTTTATAAGCAGCCGTGAATACTTCGTTGTAGCATGGAGTACATAAATCTAGGTGTTCTTTGCGTCCAGAAGTTGGATCACCTTTCATCGTCACATATCCATGGCCCTTACCCTCTGCCATCTCAACAATGTGACAAAGTGGCTCAAATGTCTGAAGATAATTGTCTGCCTCTTCTAAACAGGCATCACAATACGTTTTTCTCAATAATATTCCTTCTCCCCATAAAAACTAAACTTTATTGGAATTAAAAGTTAATCGGTTCGTCTCCACCGTTATACCAGGAGTAACTAACCAGTCTACATTCTGATTCCTTAACTCCGAACTTCTCATTTAGTAGCCTACAACACCCTCCAATTTCCTCCATCGATAAGTTGACGTCTGAGCCGTCACTATAATCGCTCCCATGCGCAAGAATATAGTCTACTCCCCATTGCTTAGATTTGTATTCTTGAATTGCGACAAAATTTCCAGGTTTGTCTTCGTAGGAGAACCTCTCAATTTCACCGTCGTATTCATCAATCCATTTGGCCTCTCCCAAAATATCCTTGAAGAATTCGTAAACTTCATTTTTACTCTTGCCTTCAAGTCCCTCAATCTTTGCGCGAATCACTGTTTTATACTCTGTATGACTCATAGATCCTCCTAATCCCTTCTTTTGGATTCCTTATATTTAGTGATTAATTCTTCTCTAGACAAACCAAGTAAATCCAAGGAGTGTGAAAGTAAAGTCAAATCGTCATAATCTTCTTTTCTACAATAGTTACAACTCGTTTCTTGTTCCCATCTAGACCCTTCTGGTTTGAATCCATCTGGTTCATGACGCCAACCCTCAGTTTCTGCGCAGTCATCGCAACACCAATTTTGGCCACATTCACATCTCGTATAGTCACCGCAATCAGGAAAAGTATCGCCGCAATAGTTACAAGCATAAAAATCTACACCCATATTTCAATCTCCTATTCTCATAAAATCTTACATTTATCGGAATCTTACATCCATCAATTTTTGTCTGAAGGAGATGATCGGCTTCATGAACTCTTCCATCTCCAGCACTCGTTTAACATTCTCTTTCTTTGCCTCTTCTTTCTGAATTTTTTTCAGGTCGTCAATCCTAGCGCCAATTTGGATCAGAGACGCATCGATTTCTTCTTTAGTGAACTCAACCTTGTACATAAACCCTCCCAATGAAATTTCCATTTTATAGGTTACCTTTCACGGCTTCCCAAAGTGCGTCACACAATTCTGTTCTGCTCAATGCTCTCCCATTTGCGATGACATTGGACACTCGGAAGGAGTCATTCATTTTACGAATGTCCAGGTTCCAGTTCATATTGGTGAGCACTTCGATCATCTTCCCAATAGTCATCTTCTTATGATGATAGTTGGCCCAGTCCTTCCTATCGACCAAGCCTTCATCAAACAAAGAATAAAATTGCTCTTTTCCTATTTCTGTTGCTTGCTTGGGAAAAATGTGTTGCTTCATTTACGTTTCCTTTCTACTCGAACGATATCCATATCCACTGCTCCTCGATGTGATATCTCACACACATGTTCAGGATCGCTCAACTCACGTAAACATTGGTCGATGTCTTCTTGTTTTGTATAATCATATGGATTAAAAATCATATTGTTTCTATTACGTTTACCTTTACGCCAATCAATGATCGTATAGAGACAAGTCTTTTGAATATTAAAAGGTTTCGTGCAGATCGCAAATGATTCATTACATGCTTTCACAGTATATGGTCGCTTGTCAGTTCTAAAAAATACTTTGTCTCCAACTTTAAGATCCCATTCTGGGTAATACTGGCGTTCTATTGCAACATCCTTAAAATCAATTGTTATTTTATCTTTAACAATGCTTTTCAACCACTCAAGACACATCGCATCTCTATAATCTATGTCGCTATGTGCTTCCCCATTGACGTACAAAAGGCAATCGTCGAGATGATTTTGTAAAACAGTAAGATTCAATATGCCACCTCACAATCCATTGAAATTCCGCTTTTATTCTCCCAGATCCATATCGAAATCTAAGCTCCAATAAAAATTTCCCCAATGGCTATCCAACTTTTCTAGGACACTATCGGATACAATGCAGTTCACAAATTCATTATTTACTTCGTCATATTCTCCAACTTTGATACCGAAACTCTCAAGAAGTTCTCTGTCCTCTTTACCAGCACAAATTGATCCAAAATGCATATTAACCACTCCTGATAAATGTTCAATTTCATTTTAATAATTCGTTTCAATATCATCGATACAACTTACAATAGCCATAAATACTTTGCAGTCATGAATTCCGCCTTCTTCGTTTTCACGCAGCAAATATTTGTATTCTTCAAGTGCATCTTGTTCATTGTCCCAGAAACTCACACTAGGATAGAATGGACGATTAATTCCTACAACCCACATTTTCTTCCTCCCGATAAAATCCTGATTTTAAGCATCATTGTGTCCAACAATGTGGAACATAGGATTATTAAGATAATAGTTGTAATATATCTTAGACTGAATTAATGCTTCTAAATGTAAATCGTCCATTTCCTCTACGGTTGGCTTCAATTTTGTTTTTAAATGATACCATTTGTTCTTTCCATACTTTTTCTCAAGAGCATTCAACCTTTCAACCAATCCCCAGTTCTTTGGTTCCTGATAGAAATACAAGTTATCATTCTCTCCAATCTGTGTGAAACTCGAATTTTATTGTAAGTCTACTTTGTAGTTGTAATCGATTGAACCTTTAGGAACATAGATAGTTGTATCTCCCGATTCCCAAGAAGGGAACCAGCGCTCTAGGTTTTTATTTTTGAATCGCTTATCAGTAATCTTAATTACTGGTTGCTCCTTATCTGTCTCGATCAGATAACTCTTTTCAGCACTCACGCTTTGAATCTGCATTCCTTTATCTGACTGAACCATGTAATAGTATTTCATTTCATCATCGACAGAACCTGAGCCTAGAAAGAAGCGTCCGCTTACTCCAACATTATCTTTCAATGCGACCATAGGTATTTCTTCTTTTATGTATTCCTCTTGATCATTGAAAGAATGAATTAACATAGCTGCAACTAACATCGGTAATAGCGCAATCAATGCTCCGATCAAACCACTAAGTACTGATATTTCTATTTCGAATTCTTCATCAAAAAAATAATACGAGAGTGCTCCAACAATAAAACCAATCAATATTATAAGTGCGTATCCCAATGATTTACCCTCCCTCTATCACAGTCCTTGATTTCCAAGCTTTTTAATCTCTTGCTTCAGTACCTTATTGCGCTTCAAATTCGCTTTCATTTCGGCTTTACGAAGAGCAATTTCGTGACCAACTTCCTTGTTATACTTATCGCCTGGAAGTACCTTAGCAACACCTTTGATACCGTCAGGGAAGATAACAATTGTTGCTGGATCGCTATAAATGACTTTGTAACCATCTCTTAATTCAATCTCTGGCTGGTCATCAACAAGTGTGATTTCTGAAGCCATTACAGGAAACCAATGTTTAGTGCCTTCGCGAGTTATGTATTCAACTCTATAAGGATAATAAATATCAGTTTCATCAAAATGAGTAACAGTTCCTTCGACATTAACTATTTGGTGCTGTTCAGCAAGTTTGCTTTTTAAAAATACTACCTTATCCCCCACATTAAACTTTCTCATTCTGTAAATCCCCCATGAAATTGATTTTTTATCGACCATCAAAATAGTTTAATACTTCTGTCCAGTTCCTCATTCTCCTGTATCGCGTTTCCGTTCTATTATGTGGAGCATCAAAGAGCAATGCTTTACCAATGAATCCTTCAAAGTTTCCTGGCTTATCATCAATGAGCCAATCAGCATTTACAATACTTTTGTTTCTTGTAAACACATAATTATCTTCTTTGATGAATGGAAAGTACTTCTTAAGCCAATTCGATTTTGGTTCAACATTATTAGGATTATATGGTGCGGTCACAACAAAAATCTCATATGTATAAGATAGTTCTCTTACTGCTTCTATGCTGCCTTCAATTAACGGTAGAGACTCGAAAAATTCGGGATCATCCAAATACTTATAAAATTGCTTACCAGCCTTTGTTATATCATGACAGTTCTGATGAGTCATTTGACATGTCTTCAGATTATCATTGAATTCATTATTGTATCGTCGTAACCATTCAGATAGGATATCTGCCAAACATTGATCTTGATCAATTGCAATCCGTTTCTTCAAACGACACCTCGCATAGATTATCTTTAACGATCTGATAAATTTCATAATGAACGTCATCGATTGGCTGCTCACCATTTACGATAAATTTCATCGGAGCTGAATATTTTTCTTTCATGAGAATGTAATTAGATCGTACCTCTTCAAGCATCGCTCTGTCTGATTCATAGCGATCATTCTGTCCTTCATTGTGTTTACCCTTGCGTCCCATACTAACCTCTGGAGAGATATCAATTACAATGTCGATATCAGGCTTCCTCATGTATCTCTGAAGCTCTACAGTCCATTCTACGGGGATCTTATTAGCATTGGCATATGCAAGTTGGCTGAGAGTATAACGGTCTAGGATAAGGAAATCATAGCCCTCATCTTCAAGTTGTTTGTACCATTTCTGTTGTGCTTGCTTATCAGCCGTCATAATTAACTCAATGGTACTTTGATCAACATCATACTCTTTTTTAAGCCACTTCATAATGAGTTCGCCTGTCGGTTGATCATAGCGATGATGTTCACCTTTAGCGACCTTATAACCATCTACAGTCAATCGATCCAGGAGCATGTTTGCAGCAGAGTATTTGCCACTCTTATCGAGGCCCTCTATGGCGATGATTTTGATTGTCTTCAATCCTCCCTATTCGGTAAGACTTTAACTTCTAATTTCTGCTTCCCAAACGCCAATGCATCATCAAGATTCTCCATATAGATATCAATGTGATTATTTCTTATTTTTGAACCACGATCCTGGCACTCATAAACGTTATTTAATTCAGGTATGTAGATTTGAGTCCCAAACTCTAATGACTTGGCGCAAGCAATAGTGTGGTTCTCTTTAACTGTAGCGCCACTAGCTGTAATACCATAACCTTTTTCACCCTTATGTTTTTGAGTGGATTCGTAACCAGCAGTATACGCGGTTACAAGGTAGGTTTCACTTTTAATATCCGCGTACTTTTCTTCAGGTGTATCAGGCTTCTTAACTGGATTTTCAGCAGCCAACGTTATAATTGTATTTGGTTGAACGCTCTTTTGCGCTTCTTTAGTGGTTATGTCAAGATGCATGAAATTAAGTAGTAGTAACCACAAAGACAGGATTATACTTCCCATCCGTACCTCCTTTGATATTACATAGGCTCCACGAGATGCAGGTTTGAATTGCAAGTGCATGGAGCCTATGTCTTACGTATTATTTACTTCTTATGAAAGGTTCATTTTATCGTAATTACTTGATAGACTGAGCCACATCAAGATACTTCTTAAGTTTTGCTAAGTCGCTAGTGCTCTTATACTTAGCATCGCCAACTTTGGCAGTGAAGGCATCCTGAACTTCTTTTTGCTTTGCTTGAGGAAGCGCAATGATAATTTTTGTGATTTCGTCTTTAATCTTGTCAGCATCGTCAACTGCAACATTGGTAAGGTCCTTGGCTTCGTCACTAAGAATCTGGTCAAAACTCTTAATCTCTTCTTTGGTTCTAATCTTACCTTGTTGCGCCCTTTCAATGGCGACCTTCCAGTGCTTATAGTTGGGCATTTCAACAATATCGCCAATATTAAAAGTTTTGGTGCGATCTTTTTCAATCTTACCGTAGGATTTGCCATCCTTAATGAACGTTTGAACTACAACATCAAAGTCAAACTTACTGCCTTTTGGGAGATTCGGTTTGACCCCAACCTTAACACTAATTTGATTTCCTAGAGCGTCAGTGCGGCTCTCTGTTTCGTCAGATGCTTCGGCAACATATGATAGGTTTTTACCCATCTTGACATAAGTGAGTAGTCGAGCAAAGAATCGGTCGTAGTGTAGCCCCATAACGCCATATTCTTTGAATGAAAGACCTTCTCCCTCGATTAGACGATTGCCTTTTCGCGCACGTTGTTCAACAACTTTAAGTGCTGCGTGTTTCATATTTTCATGATATCGTGTGGCCGAATCAATGTTGATTGTTTCAACTTGGTTAAATAGTTCTTCGTCGCCTTCCAACTCGTCTAAGTCATCATTCATTTCTTTAAATGAAAGCGTATTGGATTCAGTAAGAATATTTTGATCATACTCATCGTAAAACTTCGTGCCACCATCACTATCAAACAAAGCTTGATTAGGAAATGAAAGACCCGTTGGAGTTTTACCTGTAGCAGACTCTCCGTACCATAGAAATGTTACACCTTCGCGCTTTTTCTCACGTTTTTGTAATGCCATTTAGTTATATCATTCTCCCTTTTTCATTTTAATATTATTAAGCAAATGGATCTTCAGAAGGTTGTTCTGCAAATGGGTCAGACGAAGAGCTGCTTCCTTTTGTTTGCTCAAACGGATCGGCAGATTTGAAGAAGTCATCTTCTTTATAAACCTTTTGCTTAAACTCAGTAACGTTTGTAATTTGCAATTCCGAAATGCGGTTACGATTAAACTTCTTGCCTTGACCTTCTGGAGCCTCGCCGCCCCAATCAAAAGCAGAAGGCTGTTCCTTGATCTCTTCCAGAACTGTGCCGTTTCGGATTTTACCTTGAACAGTTACTACATCGCCAAATTTGAATTTCTTGGCTACGTTAGCTGCTAAAGTTTCAAACTCATTGCCATCAACAACAAACATGATGTCATTCCAGGTCTTGTTGAAGTTGATAATTCGGCCAGTAACAAACACCTTTTTATTTGCCTTATCAATATCGGTATGAATGACTACAAATTCTTGCTCAAACGAGGCAACTTCCTTGAATCCTTCTGCGCTGAAGTCAACTGGCTCCTTTAGCAAGCCAATAGAACCAATCGTGTACTTAACCGTAGACTTTTCTTCGCCATTACTCATAAATGTATTGACGTTAAAAGTACCATTAATCCAAATAGAATCACCTTCACTTAGCGATTCCTTGATTACTTCTACGCCATCATAGTTAAAGTAGTTCTTCTGAATCGCTTTACCCTTTTCATCCTTCTCGAATGAAGTACGAACAGCATTGAAACCAAATGGAGTGAATCCTTCAGGGAGATTGTCTTTATCGTCCCAATCAATCTCTAGTGTTTGCTTCTCACCGTTCTTGTTCGAAAACACTTTGACTTTACCTGTGGGCACTTGACCAAACAGATCAAGATTATAAATTACGTTGTTTTCACTAGTCTTCACAGCCAGACTTGCGCTTTGATAAGGTTGGCCCTGTCCGTCCTTCGTTACACCCTTACGGAAAGTGTTCTCGTTATGTAGACCAACCACTTGACCAAATACTTTTACCGAACCTTTGTTTTGAACTAATTCCGCCATATGTATTGTTCAATCTCCTTATATTATTGTTTAGTTTTATTAACTCACTAAGCAATTTATATAAGGGTGGACTGCGAACACGCTGTATATGATCAACCTCCTTATCTCCGTCTTGCTAACTTTAAGCATGGTATCAAATTCGTTAATTAAAAGTCAATAGTTAGCATACTTCACTTTATAATTATTTTTGTGGGGAGGTTCTTCCTCCCCTATTTATCTATGCGTTCAATGACAACCCTTCTATGTATGTTCGAGTTGTCTTCCTGATCGCTGGATAATCCATGTTACCTTCAAAGCAGTCAATCCAAGCATTCAAGTCGTCCATTTCGCGGATATGCTCTTTCAATAAAATAAATAATTCATCGTCTTCTTGAACGCCAAAACACTCAACTAAACCAGCGAAAAACTGAGTAATGCCGCGATCCCAATTATGCAGCAAATAGTCGTAGGTAAACTCACTCATAGATTTTTTCTCCTGGTAGTTGTTGATTATTAGTTTTATACTCATTCATCATATAACGGACAGCGGCCATACCCCTAATCCCTTTGGCCTCAAGTTCTTTAACGAACTCTGGCTTGCCGCCCATCTTGGCATGATGATCAGATGTGAATATTTTTTTGAATATTCCGACTATAATGGACAATTATCTTACATCCCCTTATTGGACATATAAGTTTATTTTAGTCAAGACCCATTTAAAGACTTAAGCTTAAATTTACATGTTAGATAACCTGTTATATACTTTGAAAAGGATGAAGAAACGACTTCCGATAAATGAGTGATCCGCCAAGTTCAACTCATTTGTTAGAGGTTGTTTTTTTGTATTGATAATTATACATCATCGCCTTCTCCCTTATTTTTTATATAGATAATGATTATATATTATCAAAATTTTCCTTGAACAATAAGACAGATTTTTTACTAAAAAATCGATATTTACATTATTATTCAGTTATGCAAGTTGTAAGAACATTGTCGAAGCTTGTTGAATCTAGTTGTATTGCATTTTAAAGATACTTTGTTCAGAAATATCGTTTATTTTCCCTAGTTGTTTGGAGACTATATTTTTGATCGCAGATCTTGTAACGTCTACCTGCGCTCCATTATCAAAATACACTACATTTTTAAATGAATCGTATTGCTTCATCTTTGTCATGTTTGCTAACAAACCATAATTTAAACACTTAAAATTTTCATTGTTTTCTTCAAGGAATTCAACAAGATCATACGGAAAAGATTTAAAGGAAACTTCGCTGCCGATAGTTCTGATTACAATGTTACCAGATTTCAACTGGCGAACGAAGACAATATTGTTTACAGGTTCAAAAGCAAAACCTTTTTCCTCATTTGGAATAGTAATAAACTCAGAACTTACACTTTGGTAAATGGAGTTTATAATTTGTGCTTTTTCAGAAGTAGTGAAATTTTGAAATCCTTCTTTGAAGTTCTTTATAAAGTTCTCCATTTACGATTCCTCCATTTTAGATTAATGTAACGCACCCAATAAATGAGTGCGCTACATACTCTATGTATTCATCGACTTATCAATTACTTAGTCTTTGTGTTAAAGAAAAGCCAAACCTTATCGATTACAGCTTCTGGTACGGATTCAACTGCCTTAACTACAACTTTAGAAATAATCTTTTTCAAAATATTCACCTCCCTTCATTAATTGTATTCTATTTGATCCCTTTTATGGGACAAATACAGGAATATTATTGACGATACAATGGTTACAATTGTTGCAACTATCATTAGCGATATCGACAAGTATATGTAGAAACTTATACAGACCAGTCCCAAAATAAGTATAATGGCGATTGTCAAGTAAAGGAAAGCTTTATAGTTTGATTTTCTACTCTTTAAGTTAAACCCAAAACCGCCATTTGTTAATTTGATATACATTCCTACTGAGATAGCGAGTACCGCGCACAATGTTTGGAATGAATATGTCTTAGTTGAGAATGACTTATTTAGGTCGTCTGGCGATAATGCGTCCATTCCAACTCCAATAAGTGAAACTAGCCACTGAACTACAAAGTAGAAAGTAAAGCCACCAATAATCACAATGGTTGACCTTGCTAACGGCATCTTGAAAACTTTAACGAACGTAAGAATCAAAGCTGGTACTAAAATCAAAGGCAATGGAACATAGTCGAACATTTTTGCGATTACAAGTAAGTAGGATACGAACGTAACTCCGATGATCGATAATAGTATCTCCCACCTATATGATCTGAAATCAATGTTGAAGAAACTGAAGATGAGGACGAAGATTGCTAAATACTCAAAGCTTGAGAATAACATGTATTCCAAAAAGTTCGCCATCTTACATCCTCCATATCCTCATTAACCTTTGGTTACGGTAAATCAAATCAAATGACAGAATGAAGAATGTAAGCAGCATGGTGTTAGATAGGAAATATGATAGTATACAGACCGCACATGAAATTATTTTATGTATGTTATTTCCATTATGTTTTGTGTGATATGGGCTAAGGAACAGATTAACGATTATGGCGAACAATGTCACTGCTACATAAAAACTTTGAGGTGGATCGTTGTGACTTATCAAGGGATTTACGAGGATAGCGCCTGTCGTGACCAAAAGACATGAATCTGGAGTATTAAAGTGATTGCCACCATTCCAAATGCGAATAATCGCAAGCGATATAGTTGATATGATTACTTCCTTTAGCACCCCAAAGTAGATCCCTGTGAAAATTAGTATTGGTAATAACAATAAGTAAATTGCTATAACTCCCAATTTCTTTTCCATTCTTAGTATATCATTATCTATATCTTCTGAGATGTAGTTTTCTAAATTATTATAAATCCCTTTTGCTATGTATTCGCATAATTTCTGTATTGGCATGTTTCACCTCGTTTTCCACTTGGCAACTCCTTATGTATGTAACTTAGCATATTCGATTTACCAAAGTCAATCCTTTTTAAGATAAATATTCATTATTTACTTTAATATTAAAAAAAGTCCTAGAAATTTATCTAGGACAGATTATAAACCTCTTTTACTGTATCTAAATTCAAGAACTCTGATCTCAATCGCTGCATGCTTTGATTGTTTGTAATATTGAACTTATCAGCAATGACCTTATATTCTTCATCATCTAATCTTCCGGTTTGCTGATACAGTTCTTTTGCAACGAAGAGCATGGCGCTTTCAAGAATATTGGTTGGCGTAAAATTTTCCTCTCCAAGATCATCTTTAATCGTCTTTAATCTTCTATGGACGATTGTGAAATCGGCTTCATCGAATCTGATTGTGTGTGTCTGGGCGGACCTGATGATATATTGGTTATCAACTAATGCAGCCGTTTCCGACCGAATATCCTTGCTCACATTGCCATTCTTTTTTTCGTAATACAATTCACGTAATGCTTTTTCACAAAGAGCAATACAACGATCATCAACTGATACTGTACGTGTGGTTCCGTCTTCGTCTGTAACCGTTAATTGGTTCTTATCAGCATGGACGTCACTGCGTTTAAGGTTGGTTATCTCAGCGTTCCTAGAGCCTTTTACACCGTTCCAGAGCAGCGACACAATGGCTGCGTCCTGAGCATTAACCAACTTGTTTAGAATGCTGTTTATCTCACTGTCAGTCCAATACTTTTTAGATGCTACTTTAAATTGTTCCTGCCATGCCTTATCAACACTATCCAATGGATTTAAACCTTTTCTATAGCCTCTCTCAATACTCCATTCGATATATTTCGACACATATTTGCAGTTATTCCTGCTAGCATACTCTGTCGTAGGTAAGAACAAATAGAACAATCTTCTTAGTTCTTCTCTATTGAAACTATACAGATCCTTACCAAGTTCCTCTTCCATCTTGTAAGATATCTTAAATGTTCTATCTAGAATTTTCTTTGTTCCTGGACCAAAGCCTGAATCAATATACTCTTTTTTTATCTCTTCGTTGTACCACTTATCTTCATACAAAACATTAGCCATCGGTATACCTCACTTCAACAGTTTGTCAGCTTGTTCTTCAAATAACTTACGAATCTCGCCTTTAACCTTATTGGAGTTAACTTTACCTTGGCCAGCCATCAGATTGTTCAGTTGAGTACCTTCTTTTTTCTCAAAGTTGATACTGTCAATTACCTTCACAATGTCATCAACTGGGAAGTCTTTTCCGTACTTCTTATAAAGTTTACCAGCAAGCGCAATAAAACCAACGAACATGTTGTGATGTACAAACCAAGAAGTTTCAATTAACTTGGATTTCTCTTTACCAAATTGATCTTCATAGTTAGCCATAAAATAACCAAAAAACTTCTTCAGTGCGTCTAGAATATCATAACGATCTTTGGCATTTTGAGGTTCAAATACTGATTCTATTGTATCAGACAAAATGGCAAAGTTTGTTAACAAATTGAGTTTTTTATCTAGAGCAGTTTTAATTGATATTCTGTTCTTAAACTCGTGAATGTTCATTAAATCTTTTGCAATCTGAGCACCAATTGTTTCTGCTTTGTAGTGCTTTACAAGAGTTTTATCAAAGGGATTTACTGTGTTGATCTGGCCTAGTAAGAACTGAGCTTCTTCCAGTGGATAGTGTTTAATCTGAACACCAATATAACCTTCAATATTAGGTTCTTCCTCAAGTACATTCAGGATCGCAGTAAGTCGATGCATTCCATCAATTAGGTTAATTGTAGTACCTTCAAAAATAGTTAACTGTCCATCTTCAAAAGTAATCTTGTCATTACCATCAACAAGGATATTTAACAACAAAGCATCAGGCTTATACTTACCTTCAACCATCAACTTAGTAATCGCTTTAACACTCTTCTGTTGAACATCTTCTTTCTCAACAATCTGACCTGTTCTCTTACTTAATCGTTTTTTACTTAATCTTTGAGTTTGGAAGTTGTAAGTAATTACTCCTGCGTTCCAGAGGGCCGCAATTTCCTGGAAACTAATATATGTGATATAGTCTCTACCTGTCGGAAATTCGGTCACATGGCGAAGCGTATATGGATATTCAATGGCTTTCTCGTCTTCGTACTTATACTTAGCAGCCGCTTTAACCTGTTTTTGAGTAAAGAATATCGAAGGATCAATTTTTACGTTTTCTGTGACCTTATGTAGAGCCACAGTATAAAATGCAATTTCTTCATCAGACAACTGCTGTACTTTCTCTGTGTTTGCAACTAATTCAACAAATGTTCCTCTAGGTACATTGTGCTCAGTAGCGAGTGTGTCATCAATAGTTCTAATTAGTTCTTTGTTTTGTGCAATTTCAGTTAGAACCTCTGGAAGAATATCCTGAATAGATCTCGTTTCAATTGCTTCACTCATTAACTCATCTCCTCACTTAGATACAACTACACTATTTTATACTGCGTTTGTCATTGACTATAGTATACACAATTAAAATTAAAAAATACACTCCCCTACATAAAAGAGGGAGTGCATTTTGAATGAATTTATTATGAAATTTCTAATTATTAGCCTCCTTGCTTTGATTCAGACGCTTATCTGTTTCAATTTTACCCTAACACTATCTTGTACTTATTATCTAAACAGTAATGGAAGGCATCAATTCTGTATGTAAAAACCTTAATTTCCTCTTGAGTTTTCTTATCAATAACAACCCACAAATCCTTCCTGGAGCCATCTAAAGGACGTGAAATTATAACCTCTTTCAAGTTAATTGAACTCCTCATATAAGGCGTATACTTTATCTCTGAATTCCCTTCTAATTCGATTCCTATTCATCCAATCGTCTGCATCTGAAACGCTCAGTGCTACGTCCTGCACACCCTTAATCATGCGTACAGCAGCGACAATGGACTCAACAGTTTCTTCTCCGTAATCATCGTTTAGAGACACATAGAAACCCTTAATTGGATCAGACATAATTATTATATCACCTCATGAAAGTATGTTTTTATCAGATTACAGTTTTCTATAACCTTTATTCAGAAGTTCTACTCTTTCGAGACTGAGATTTGCACTAGTTTCACCTGAAATGATCGCTTCTAATGTATTACTTAATTCAAGTTCAATACTATTTATCAAATCCAAAAGAACATGTGGATTATTTAACTCCATTGGCATTACAACTCTACTGAAATTATCTTCACTAAAGATAACGTGTACATGACCAATGAGCAAGTCATCTTGAATCCATAAATAATTTTCTTTCTTATTCACCATGTCCTGATACATTAATCTCAATCTCAAAAGAATCATTAAAGCAGATCTAATTTTAAAATAGGCGTCTTCACCTAAAAAAGGTCTCTGCGTTACAAGATTCTCCGTAAGAGACGTTGTGTCTAAACCTCTTGGTGAACTGCGTTCATCAATTGACTTTAAGTTTAAGTAGTCCTTGTCGTCCAAGTTATTCAAAACACTGAAATATTCAGATTGTTTAATTATAGAAAAAAAGTTGATAATCGGCGCAACATATTTTCGAGTATCGATATATTCATGCCATGCAATCTCAATTGCTTGGATACGACGATTTTGGACGACTTGACTCATGGCGTGGAAATGTTCCAGATTTTTTTGTTTTAGTGCATTCAATTGACTGATTTCAAGCTTTAGTTTCTCGATCTGTGTTTGTGTAGACGCAGTATAAGATAATTTTTCTTTCTCAAAATTTTGCTTGTTACTTTCAAGTCTCCGATCAATACTTCCTTTTATTAGAACGCCTATTACTCCTGTAATTGAAGCACTGACAACTGCACTGGTGAGTAAAGTGGTCCAATTAAACATTCTTCTTCACCTCATGAAATCGTCAATTTGATCAACTATAAAGAGCAAGTAACATTATCTTTTGTAAGCATTGAGCAGAGTAAAACCAATGAAAGCAAAGATTTTAAAATCTGTTCTTTCAGTTTCAAAATCAACTACTTGTTGAAGTTGATCAATTATTTGCTCTTCAGTTAATTCATTTTTATTGCTAATATAAACAATTTTCGTAATTGGTCCGTTTTCAGTTGCAATCTCGTATGACACTTGATACGCGTAGTTTCCTCGTACAGTCGCTTCCAACGTCTTATTAAATGGCAAATAATTAAAGTTCATCGATCTTTATCCTTTCCTGATGAAACTGTTATTTTATCGTAATTTTTTTAATTGTATTCACACGTTCCTCAGCTTCTTTCAACCATTCCTCTTTTATTCGAGTGGCAAGATCAAGGAGTGGCTTTTTCTTCGCACAAAAATAATACACGCTATTATATTGGGAGACTTCATCAGTTATAGATCCAATATGATTATGAAATACCTTTCTAAGTGGTTTAATTTCGATTTTCGTTTCACTCTTGTCGACATATAGATTGTACATATGGATTCTCCTTACTTCCTATGAATGAGTCTTTTTATTGATTTAATACTTTTCGATATCGCTTTACCATTTCATACAGTAGTGGCTCGGTGATTAAATGAATCAGATACTTAACTCCACCATTCTCTTCGCAGAACTTTTCATAAGTGCTACGCAGAACTCCATCTTCTAAGACTCCCGTTTTACGCCAAGACTCATTTTCATTGAATGCTTTCTCGATTTGCTCATCAGTTAGTTCGCTCATCATTTGCTCAATTGTTTTCATGATATTATCTCCTTATGAAATAGTATAATTATTTACCTGTGAGGACTTCTTTTAATCTAATCCAAGCTTCTTCATAACTGCTGGCTGTCACCTCAAGCCTAACTGACCTGTCGCTTCTATAATAGAATTTCCAACATTTCCTTTCAGGCAAACGATCCGGCAGCTCCCACAGTTTTTCAAGTTCCATTAGTCATCCAACCTTCTCAGAGCTGCGTCATTGGCGTCACAAACCTTCTCAGCCATTTCCCTAATTATCTGTCTCCTTGACTCCTTAGTGCGGTCTATAAAGCGTCTAAACATCTCATTCAACACAGCATGATTCATGTCATCTAAATTCAACTCAGATTCATATTGGTCATCATGATCATCACACCATTTTTCAAGTAATCCGCCACGTTTAAATGGTTCCTCAATAGCTTGAACCAATTCGATATCAGTTTTATTTTCAATAAATTCTCTCTTCACTTCGTTATACATCATTTTACATTCTCCCTATCGTGGAAGTCTCAAATCAGAAACCTTACTGATCAAATCACGCAGGAATATCATCAAGTCTCTTTCGGTTAGTTTACATTCCGCTTCCTGTACCTTTAGGATATTACCAATGCACTCATTCATCAACTCATTCTTGTATGATTGTTGAGTTGCTTTTAAATCATCAACGGCATTTCCCAGAGCATATTCAGCCCTACTCATTTCACTAAAAGCGTTCATAACATTTTCATTTTTCATTTATATGTCATCTCCTCATGAAGTGGATTTTTTATTTACTCTTCAACAAAATCTAAAAGCATATTATCTATAACATGGGATGTATGTTTGGCCTCTCCGTCAAGGAACACAACTTTGCTGCGAATATCTTCTTTCCAGACTACTTCAGCAGTGTCACCTTCGTTTACGAGTAATCGCTCTTTTGACAAGTGTCGATAAACAACAAAGTTCTGGTTTACAATTGCATTCATATAAATCTCCTCTCTTTTCTGATAAAACTGACATTTCATTGGATTTCTACTTTAATGCTTAGAAACTTCTTACCGCTTTTTTGATGAGAGAAACATACGTCAAATGAGTTGGCATCGCATTCGACAATATTGTAATCAACTTGATAAGCTGCGCAGACGCCAGTTAAATACCCAGAACTATATTTATACTCTGAAGATTCTTCTCTTTGGTAAACCACCGACTTAACCATGTAATATATATAATTTTGTGCGGCCATTTTGAGTAGTTCATTTCTTTGATTAATATACCTCACTTCCTTTTAAATAATCACCATTTAATTTCTTCTTAATTTCATCTTTGAATTCAGTTGTAATCCTTTCGCCTTTAATCGAGTATGTAATATCTTCAGCAAAGGGCAACCAGGACTTAATTTCCTCGAATAGTTCATCAGTTACCATAACGCGGACATCACCTTTATAAGCAGGACAGCGTTGGTAGAACTCCTTACCACGCTCAATGACGAGTACCTGTGGCCTTCCCGTTAGAACATGCTCCTGCCACTCTAGGATGCTTTGAGCGCTGTCGCTTAGATCCTTCCATTGCATTTAATCTCACTCTCGCTTTCCAATGAAATTGCATCTCTTATTTGCTTATTAGGTTAGAAAGTGTGTTAGTGCACTCGTCACACAGAACCATTTGATTTAAATTGTTTTTACTTGTGTCTCCAGCAAAGATAATATTCACCTTCTTGCTCTCTTTGCAGGAGTCACAAGTTTCAAATCCACCTCTAATTAAAATCCCCATTTCTGCATTCGCACCTCATAAAAGTGAAATATCATTGTATTATACCTCTACTAAGTATTTAGATTCTATCCAATATTTCTGCCCAATTTCAGAAGCTACATCATGTTTCAACACTTGCACACAAACACTATCATTTCTGTATTCGGTAATTATTGCTTCTTTGATCATTACTACTGCGTCAGTATGTGCTTTAGCAGCCATCGCTTTTGGTTTAACCTTTAGTCCATCTAGTTGTTCAGACAAAATGGCGTCGATTCGAAATTTAATATCCTTCATAACTAGCCTCCCATGAAAGTCAGTTTTTATCGCCTTTCTCCATTAAGACAATAACCACAAACGTTTTCACCTTTTACAACTTTCCATCCAAGCCTCTTTAGGAATTTATCAGCAGTGCTTTTATTTTTCCCTAGATCGGATGGATTACAATCGCCACTGGCCCAATTACCACATCTGGAGCAATAACAATCATAATATCTCATTAGTTCGAGTTGTATTTTACATCACCTCATTCCCCATGAAATTCAGGTTTCCTTGGAATCTAATTTCAAAATCTGATTATAAACTTTCTCATTAATCCTACTTTTGCCAAGTTCTAAAAGTGAAACATATTGTTTTGTAATACCTAACAACTCACCCATTTCAGTTTGAGTCTTTTGTAGTTTTTTTCTCAATTCTCGCAACTGTTCTCCGCTCATCAATGTAACTTTTATTTTCTTCTCTTTGAATTTTATTTTCTTCGTTTTGACTTTCTTAATTACTTTATATTTCTTACCTTTGTTGTTACCTCTTAGACAGCCACAGCTTTTAGTTGATCCATTTTTAAGGCTCCCCAATAATGGTTCACTTAGATTACCGCATTCACACAAACAGCGATATCTCTTGTGTCTGCTTTTTTCATTGCTGACTCTTTCTAATATTTTTAGTTTGCCATATACCTTTCCAATTTCCTGATCGGTTCCTACAATGCCTTTAAATTGTGTTAAGTTATATGCATTTTCTAAATGTGCTTCAGCAGCTGCTTTAGAAGAAAATCGTCTTTGCAATTCTATGGCATTTTGTTTATAAATAGTTGCGTGCCAAATTCCTTTCCACAATTCGATTACTCCACGAAACTCTTCATTTTGTGCCTCCCATCGCATACTTCCTGATCTCTCCTTAATAATCAATCACATTTCCATCCGCATGGTTTCCAATAAAACAACTCTTTCATTATCTTCCTACGAATTTCTCTTTGATAAAATCTGCTGCATCATAAAACCCGAACTTATTTGCAATTGTATATAGGTCGCTCATCTGTTCATTTAATGAATCTTGTCGTTGAGTGCATTGTTTTACTTTCTTAAATTCATCTTTCCAAAATGCCTTATCCTGGAGTTCTGCAAACTCGCTTTCAGTCAATAAGTCCTCTGGTTTCTCACGATTGGTATAGTAATATAATTCGAAACCATCATACAATCCACCTTCAACTGTAAGTAAAACTTCATTGGATTCAACATAAACTAAATTCATTTTTTGGTGTTTACTAATAACTACTTCGTTGTTGTCGTCGTCAGTGGTTTCGATTTCGCTTGCTGTATAAAACACCTTATTCTTACTTAATTGTTCCCATGTTTGCATTTACCTATCTCCTTATAAGTGGGGTTGATGAAACTAGTATTTTATCTACTCATGTTCGATTAGCAGATCCATCTTTCTTCCTTCTTCCGCAATTCGAGTGTAATACTTAAATCTAACATCATAAATGTTCCAGTCGTGTATTTTATCCTCCAAGAATGCCGTTATACCATGCTGCAATTTAGGATTATCAATTGTTCTCTTAATAGGATTTTCAATTTTCTCGCCTGTTTGAGTATCGAATTTATCTCCTTCAAACATCCGTTCCTCATCTAAAATTGACCAGACACGTTTTATCTTGATACCTAGCAAACCCATATCTTCTAACAGTGTATACGAAACATTAGGGATTCCTCTTACAATCTTATAAGGCATCTTTTCACCCCTTCCTCCATTCTGAATGAAACGAGTCCTTTATCGAAACATTAATCTTCAATTTCCATGTCTCTAACTCTTTCTCCGTCAACCCATACTTCGATTTTTCTATAAATAAATGCCTTTTTAGCAGCCTTGTATTTTAAAACGGCTTTATCAAAATCCGTTCCAACATAAATGCTTTCGTTATTATCACTTAACATGCTCTCACCGATAACCAAATATACTTCCATTTTTGGCACCCTCTCTCTTCTTCTCATGAAACCAATCTTTTATCGCCTCTTTATTCTTGCCTCTTCAGCTCTTTTCCCGCGAGCTGCCCACTGCAATGCCTTAGTTCTATATTCACCAGCTTTGTCATATTTTCCTCTCGCCGCTGCTTGTTTGCTCTTTGTTTCCCAATGTCCTGCTCTATCATTGCAATATTTTGAAGTATCTCTACTTTGAATAATATGCTCCCCCATCTCCATGAAATCTCCGTTTCATTCAAATCTCTAATGAAGGTTCTTCTTCAATAAGTTCGCCATCCCATTTAGAGCCGTAATACCATTTTTGCAGTTCCTTAGTTGCAGCATAAATTGTCTTTGCTACTTTCGACTCAAATCCGACTTTTACAGATACGTAATCTTGAAATTCGCATGACATGTCGGTATCGATAGTTCCATCATCATTAAATCGAATGTAGCCATTTCGAAATTCAATTTCCCCACGATGCTCTTTGATCCATTCGAGTGCTCTAATATCACTCATATTAAACATTAAGATCACTCCTTTTGCCAGGAAATCAGTTATTCATCGAATATCTTTAACCTTGCTTACCAAATCATTGATAAAAATCTTCAAATCAAACTCCGTAATATCTCCAGATTCTTTCTTAATCTTTATAATCCCTTCAATACACTCTTCTATGAGTGAGTTAGTGTATGCTTTTTGCGCTACTCTCAGATCATCGTTTGCAGAACGTGCCTTATGTTCAGCTTCGCTCAATTCTTTTCGAGTTTGTTTATGAGTTTCATTCATCTCTAGCACCCCTTGAAATTAGATTTTCGTTTACTTTCTGCCGCACAACTGACCTATTTGAAAATACTTTTATTTTCTGTTTTTAAACTATTCCAGACTCCTTCATATTTCGAGATGATATCTTTTAGCGACTTCAAAATTTCGCCATTCAATTCCAAGCGCACTTCTTTGTCATCAACTCTAACTAAAGTAATAGTTTCTCGATCCTCATCTACTTCAATTTCGTTTGGAAAGTTAACATCGTTCAACCATGAAAAGGCATTATCTTGATTTGCCCATTCTGTCAAAGGATTGCTACTGATTTGCAAGTCTTCGTTAGCTTCTTTGCTCGCAAATTCTTTTTTGATTGTTGTCTTCTTCATAATTTTAACATCTCCTCTTTTTATTTGATCTCTTCAACATTCTCTTCTGGTATTTGAAGCAGCTCTTTCAACTTTACGAAATGTTCTTCATAAATCGCTTGGCCTCCACGTTCCCATAGCCCGACTAATTGTTTGTGGACTCCGATATATTCTGCAACATCTTGCTGCAAAAGATTCGTTGCCTTCCGAATCGCCTTCAAGTCTGCAACTTTAAATTTACGTCTGCGTGGAGGCTGATTCTGAGCAATTTCATCTTCAATTTCTTCCTTGTCTTCATATACCTCACCGCTCTCATCAATCACCGCTACGACTCGCTCAATCGGAATGTTAAAGTGTTCGCAAATTTTGTTTATCGTTCGAAGCGTTACAGTATCAGTATCGTTATTGATTGCTACAGCAGTCGTAGTAGAAATGATGCCGTTGTGGTGCAGATAATTCATATGCACACCATTTTCGGCCAGAAATGACCTCAATGGTTCGAAACTTATCAATTCGTATCCCTCCTCTATATCCATATTATAGCATCGTTTAGTTATAAAATCAATAAAATATTATTGCGATATTACCGGACAGACGACAAAAACAGAACGGATATGCGAACATATGTTTGCCAAGTTGGTAAAAGGGTGATATTATACATATACCGCATCCCCACATCTAACATCAAACTAGGAGCTGGTCACTTCATGGAGCAAGACACTTATCGGGTTTATGGAGAAATCCGCATACCTCTTTGCTTCGAAACAAAGGGAGCATCTAATCAAGATGTTCTCCAAAAAACAATCGAGAAGTTTTCTAGGCGCTCCGTTCTTGTATTGGATGGGGATCTGCATATGGCTAACGGAAAATCACATCCATTACTTGCAGACAGCATTTATATTCAATGGTTCGAGGCCACAGACAAAGAAGATATGTAATGGATTCAAGGCATGTCACATCTTATTTATGACATGCCTTTTGTATTATTTATTTCTATATTTAGTCCACTCACTCAAATCCACGTTCCTGCGAACTTCCTTATTTGTCTGCTTGTCAAATATCCTCGTATTAGAAGATAAGAATAATGATTCCAGGACGTCAACCTTATCATCACACCAACTCGTTTGCTTCCACGTTTCAATTTTCTTGTCTGGATCATAGTGAGTTAATCTCTCGATGCAGTACCTCCGCTCACTTAGTTTTTTCTTTGTCAATAGTGCCACCTACTCTCAATGTATTATGAATCTCTTGCTGCCTGATATTATGTATATGTAGGTGTATGATCATATTTTATTTATTATAATTTGCGGATTTTATTTACTTGCAATCAATACTGCTTTGCAGATTGCTTCGGGTGCAGATTTCCCTTCCGCACTAGCAACTAAAGTAATATCGTCACGCCACAAATTACAAACAATACTGTCCCCGATATATGAAACCTCGATCTCGATAGTTTGGTTTTACATGCTCCAGAACGTCCCATGCTTTGGAAATTTATTAAACCACTATATCAACTTTCTAATGAATTACCGATTTAGTTTTGTTTACAACTTAATTGCTAAGATCAAGGCAATACATGCTAATTGGACTATAATTGTTGTAAGAAAGAAATTCGTTCTATTGTTCTTCATTCTGAGTTCTCCTTTCCCGATAAAGTGATTTGATTTACTTAAACGCTGACCTTGTAATACTGAACATATGCCTCGATAACCTGAACAACCTCGCAGCCAAACTTCTTCAATGGCCTATCGTCCAGTACCAATCCACCAGGATAATTTTGTAGATGTTCAAGGAGACTTTTTTGATAACAATTAAGATTATAGTTCAATTCATTCTCCGCAAATTTTACAATGTTCATTTTTAAACAATCTCCCTTCCATAAGTTAATTGCTTCTTAATTCCATCGATTAATTTTTGTATACTTAATTCCTTCACTTGTTCATCGTAAAAGTCTCTTGCCTCTTGATGTAGATCGATAAATGAAACGTCACATTCGGAAATATTATCAACGATTATTGTTTTATGTATTAGGCCAGATGAAGTGAGAGTAAATATGAACGTTAAATCAGAATCGCGGTTAATGAATCTCTTTCTTATTCTGTTCAAATAATCACCTTTTTCACTTTAATATCTCGATAAAATACGGCAACACTTGTACTATTCTTTGTTTTTCCTCCGAATAAAAACAGATACTAAAATGAATAAGGCCATCACAATTACTACAATTCCATCCCACATATCCATTTGTTGTTCAAAATTCATTCATCTCACCCCTTAAATTTGTTCATCGTCAGAAGAATCATTTCTAATTTCAGATATCAAATAATATACGAACATGCAGGCAAGTACACCAATCATAATAACATCCTTATTAAAGATCATTATATTTTGCCACCTCCATCAGATACATATCGTATCGTTATTTTACCACCTTTATGGCATTTAGATAAGACCTAATTTAAAGTTATACGAAATTGCTATTTGATCGAAACTTAAATGGTTTCCTCGCTACAAAAGAGACAGTCCACCTCAACGATTGGCCTTTTTCCATAGCATCTTTTAATGATTGATCGAACGTTTCCGGTTTGTCTATCACTTTCACCTTTAAAGTACCAAGGCAGAATGGACACATATTTTTCATCACTCCAATTAATTCGCTCTTTTATTGGAATCTTTAAACCCATTCACCTGTTGGAATTTCTCGCAACGTTTTACCAATTTTGATATCCTGATAGCGAACACCTTCATGCCTCATCAATTGAATAATTGCATCCCTAGAGCCTTCAAACGATCCAGCTCCAGTTCCCTGCAATATTCGTTCCACTCCTTTAACTTTCGCTTCAAATTCGTATTTGCAAATTTTTCTTCCCATTCATAAACCCACTCCCCATGAAAGAATCCATTTATCTAAATATCAATGCATTTGTTATCAAGTATTCGTCTATAGTCTCTCAGGATGCCATTCGTAAACTTAACCAAACTGTATTGAAGCCCCATTTGAATAATCTCAATTTCTATACCTTCATCAACCTTAATTCGTCGATCTGAATCATCTTTGAAGAGATATAAAACTTGATTCGTATAACCCAACAATTTTTCAACCCCCACTATTTACATTTTTTATTTCCTATACACATATTACCACCGAATTTATATTTACACAATAGTATTTTGTATTTTTTATAATTTAAAAACTCGCCCTGTTTTGAGCGAGTTCCATTTCACCAAAGATCATATTTATCAACGTCATATCCCATTTTATTTAACCCTGCAATAACCTTCCGTTTAGTTAAATCTGTTCCTTCATATTCTGAATCACAACATAACTTAGTCAACGTATTCAGTGAGACTCCGCTCGATTTAGATAACTTCCCCTGAGTAATTTGGTTCCGATCTAGGTAGACCCCTAACTTTGTTCGGTCTCTTCCTGCCCCACTACCCCATAAGCCGCCCATGATACTGCCTCCCGTTTAAGGTGATGGCTTTATCATGGACAATCCCTTCACATTTTATACAAGCCATATGTATTTTTTGCGAATAATGCCCAAGCATCATTCCATATCATCTTATCAACCGACACAAAATCATACATTATCATGCAGGATGCCAAATTATCAGAAGGGAGTTTGCGAAGACATGGAACAGTATTTCAACGATGTTGTCGAAAGTTTAACAATTGAAGACATCCAGTTACTAAGCATACTTTTCGATAATGACGCTACAGCAGCCTTTAAATCATTAAAGTCTAAAGACGTACTCCAAATAACCGGATACTCTGAAGCTGTCTATCGCAGAGTCCTAAATCGCCTCACCGCTAACAAATTTGTCGGTGTGATTTCCCTTAACAAGCAACATGGCTTATACATCTCAGGATACGGAGTAAGCGCAATTTCAAAATCATTAAGTGAGGTGAGTGTAATTTGATTGGTGTAATTGGCCTGGGAGGTTGTGGTGGCAACATCGCAGATGAAGCGAATAAACTCGGATTTCTGTCAGCAGCGATTAACTATTCTCAAAAGGATCTTGATGCTAACGATGTTAAGCACAAACTAAAACTTGTTGGTTCAGAAGGTGTTGGAAAAAATCGTGATGAGGGAATCAAACTCGTTCAGGATCAATGGGAAGTTCCAATGTCTTTCATTAAAGAGCATTTCGCCAACACGAAAATTATTTTACTTTGCTTTTCCGCAAGTGGAGGATCTGGTTCAAGTGTTGGACCAATATTGGCAGAGATATTGAAAGCAGAGATGTCTGATAAAGTTATCTGCGCTCTGGTTGTGATTCCCGATCATAGTGAAGCTGTTGTAAGTCAAATAAATACTATCAAGACTTTTGAAGATTTATCTAACTCCAATATCGCCATCTTTCCCATAGACAATCAGCAAGTAAAAGAGTGCTTCAATCCACCTTCCAAGAGTAAATTGTTTGAGTTATCCAATCGATACGTTGTTGAATTGCTTCTGACGCTAGTGAGTTACACAGAAAAGTCATCTAGAAACGGAAACTTTGATAAGACTGATCTTAAAACAGTCCTCTCCACCCCTGGAATTGGCCTTATCTCGGCGCTTGATTTGTCTCTGGTGGGAACATCATCTTTTAATCAGGAGTGGATTACAGAACGAATTCAGCAGTCTTGGAACCAGACAGTGTTCGTTAAACCGGATTACAGTAAGGTTGGGAGAGCTGCCGTCATATTTGATGGCCAAGAAAGTTTGCTTGAATATATAAACCATGAATTGGTGTTCAGTACTTTCGCCAATGGTATGCCATTAGATTTATTTGAGGGCACTTATCATGAACATCAAGCAAGATTATACACTGTTTTGGTAGGTCTTCCGTGGTGTAACAAACGCTTGCAAGATATAGAAAGATTAATCAACGTAGAGAAGGTTGAAGTCGCTATGTCATCAGGAATACATCATAAATCCGAATCTGTTGGCCTTATGGACAGGATACGTTCAAATAGTAATTCTCCCAAGGTTCCGGTCAGTGAAATATTTAAAAAATATAAACGTTAAAAGGAGTGTATTTCAATGATTAATTACGAAACGGTTCAGGTAATGTTGGAACTGCATAGAAAAGGGACTTATATCTATCTTACGGATGAAGGATGGCTTGAACTGATTCGGTCTGTGAAAATTGTTGAAACGGATTCAGAAAATGAAATCACTCTTGAACAAATTGCCCAAAGTGCCATTTGAACATGAAAAAGGGAGGGTTTTATCCCCTCCCTGCTCTGTCCAATATGGGTTTTACCAATGGGCAGAATCACCCTACGGCGTTGTGTGTGGTCTCCCCACAACTTATGAGTCGTGTCTCTAACTTATGCGTGTCTATGCATAAAATGCGAAATTAAACCGAGCTATCACCGTATAAGGAGGTTTCAAAGATGGCATCCGTTCAGACCATGACAATTCCTCAATTCTTAAATTCCCGCAATAAGAAAGTTGAAGAAGACCGGATTATGAATAAGATGTTGGCTCATCTTAAGAAACACAAAATTAAATACAACATGATTGGCACAACAATAATTGTAGTAGCGTCTGCATTCCTGATTGGTGCTGTTGATATTGCTAGTGCAGCGCAAACTAATGATGCCATAGAGGTATTTAATCAAATCCCCGATTCTGTGCAAACTTCTTCATCATCTGTTGGAATTGATGCAGGAGGAAGAAGAATCTATAGTAAATTGGTAAATATTGGTAAATGGATAATAATAGTGAAGGGTGGCTTTGACACCCTGATGAACATGGTTAAAGGCGATTCTGAATCAGCAAAGAAATCCTTCTTCTCTTACATCATTGTTTATATGGTACTCCTTGGCCTCCCTTTCTGCCTCGATCAAGTCGATAGTGTGTTTAGCGGATTAGGGGAGTGATTGGAATGACCAGTACAATAAAAGTCATTCTCTCCGCAAATCCAATCAAAGAATGGGCAAAAGAACAGGTACAGGAGTATATCAAGGGAGCATTGGAAGCAGTAGGAGTTGTGCTTGTCGAAGCAAGTTATTCGATTGCCCTTTTAGGTGGAGGAATCTCAGCAATACTCTGGGTTGCAGGTTGGAAACAAGGGGCTAGATATTCTGGAATATTATTGGTCGCTCATGTATTGATAAAAGTACTTCTTGGAGGTACATGAACAATGACACCATCAGGTTTGAAATTCTCTGAGTTTATTCGGATTAATAAACCTGAATATATCTATCTTAAACTTAAACCTAATAACTCCATTAGAAATAATAGCTCACATAAACTCGCCAGAACTATTACCACAATGTATAAGAATATCGCTCAATGTATCAAACAGGAAGAACAAAAACTAGTCAAAGTTTTGGGTAAGGATTTTCTATTCCCCTCTAAAATCTCAATTCAAACTAATAGTAAAGTGACATTCTTTATATACATTGAAAAGAAAAAAGTTGAATTCTATTTCATTATTCCTAAACATTATTTGATGTTGCTCAAAGAGAAAATGAGTGATATTTGGTCTAATGTAACCGTCATAGAAATTGATGAAAAAGAAATACCAAAATTCAATAATGATTCTACAAAATATCAGTTAACGTTCAAAAAAGAAGATGGCTTAAGTCTTGCTGTTGACCGTAGAAATAATGATTTATTGAATAGTAACTTAAACATTGTAGAGGTTCTTGAAGATGGGGATCGAGTTGGTTTGCTATATAATTTCCTCCCCTCCTCGCAGCGAAGTTGGAAATATGAGCATAAACACACTCTTGATAAAATCAAAACGCATAAACCTGTAGAACGTAATAAACTTGGAATTTGGTATGTAGTAAAATATATGCTTTCTGTGATTGATGGCATAGTCAACAACTTAACCGAATCTGTTGCAGGTAAAAAAGCAGCCGCCATTCATGAAGAGAATACCCTATATTCCTTGCTCGAAAGACTAAATGGCTCAGTAAAGAGATCATCTGATGCCACGATTAAAAAGGGAGTCTCTCCAATAATTCCTGCACAAATTGTGGTTGTAAGCGAAAGCGAAAACAAGATCCGAGAAAGAAATGTTGCTATTAGCATGGCTCAAAGTTTTGATTGTCTACGTGAAGACAATGAATTAATTTATAAACCACTAAAATCAAACTTTAAACTTATTGATTACTCTTTTGGTAGTGCAGAACGAAATAAATTTAGTGATGAAGAAGCGCAAAATTTCTTATCAATAGCAGGAAGGGATCTTCTTGAGAAATACAACTTTATAGATAAAGTTGAGACGCATGAGACGGAAATCCCGGATGATCTTTGCAGCGGAATTATGTGCATTGGCACTAACCGTTTTCGTGGGATAGATACTAAAGCGTATCTAAGCAATGATGAAAATTATCGCAATTTATTGACCCTGCTTATAGGCCCAACCAGAGCAGGAAAGTCCAATCTGTTGGGCCACCTATGTATTGATGCAATTGAAGATGGTGGAGAATGCGTTATTGTTTTTGATTACATCGAAAACTGCGAGCTTAGTGAAAGTATTGCTTCACTATTCCCCCCAAATAAAGTAATGAGAATTAAGTGCGATGACTTCTCAACAATGCAAGGATTAGGCTATAACGAAGTGGGATTTAGCGAAGATGTATTTACTCAATATGATAATGCCAAAAGACAAACCACCAATATGATTGCATTAGTTAACTCAATAAATGCTGATGATAGTCGTTTAAGTCCTAAGATGGATCGATATCTGGAGAGCGCTAGTCTTGTTGTTTTTATCAGTGGGGGAAGCATTAGAGATGTTTTTGGTGTATTACAAAATCATAATACGAGAAGAAACTTTCTAAAGAAAGTACCTTCGAAACAATATGAAAATTTGTCTGAATACATGGACTCCTTACGAGAGTTGGACGAATGTGATAAGTCAGGAACTGAAGTCGTTGGCACAAAATCTTCGCTTATTGTTGGAATAATCGACCGCTTAAACATTCTAAAGAGAAATACCTATATGGAGTTAATGCTAAAGAAAGACTCGAACAATAATATAGATTTGAGTAAGGAAATGCAGAAAAACCAACTTATAACAATCCAGATGCCACAAAGTCTATTTACTACTGACAATGAACGAGATATTTGCACTACTTACTGGATAACAAAGTTATGGCTGGCTGCTCAGGTACGAGCTGATCGTATTCGGGATAAGAGTAAAAGGACGAAGGTTAATTTGATAATTGATGAACTCTACCAAATACCAAACACCGAAAAGTTCCTAACTTCTAAGTTGTCGCAGATGGCTAAGTTCATCGTAAAACCTATAATAAGTTGTCATTACATCAACCAGTTAAAATACATGAGAGATGAACTTCGTTCAGCGAATACTTCATATTTACTTATATCTGGATCAGACTCTAAAAACTTCACCGAGTTAAAGCAGGAGCTTCAACCTTTTTCAGAAGAGGACTTACTTAACCTTCCTAGGTATCATGCACTTTGTCTTCTCCGAGCAAGGAATCATTATGCCAAGTTCATTACAAAACTCCCTGGTAAAGTTGAGCATCGAACAAGAAAGGAACTGACTAAATGAAAACTAAGAAGATCATCCTCAAACTATCCATCATTGGACTTGGTGTGGCTGTTTATTTCGTTATAAGTCCATTCTTCGGATACTTAACGCTAATGGTTAGCAACGTTGTATCTCAGCAAGTTATTGATAAACTCTAGAGGTAGGTAAATCAAATGAAAATAGTATTTTCTCCCCTTGGTACAGTCACTACAAGTTATGGTGCCATAGATACCTCACACCCTCTCAGACCACACAGCGGAATTGATTTTGCAGCCCCTCTCGGCACACCAATACACTCGCCTGTGAACGGCGTAGTAAGCGATATTGTAGACAGAGGCACACAAGGCCTAGGCAAAGGTGTGTTCATAAGAACCGACGAAGGATATCAATTTATCTTTGGACACTTATCAGAATTCAATGTTAAAGTTGGCGATCATATTCACAGAGGAGACATCATTGCACTATCAGGTAACACAGGGCATAGCACAGGTCCACACTTACACTTTGCTGTAAAAGATCCTTCAGGCCATTTCATTGATCCTCATTCGATATCACAACAAGCAAAATCACTTATGTTTGATTTAAAGGACACTGTTCAGACTGTCTTTAATCAAATTGGAGATACGATATGTAATCTGTTTGAAGTTGTTGCTGACAACGCCGTATTAGTTTAATACACAGCGCTAAGTGGATGCCCCTTTCCTTAACTGGTGAGGGGCGCTTTGATGTATATAAGAAAAACTCCTGGTCTATTGACCAAGAGTCTTGATGCGATAAACCCATGTCTTAAGTACCTTTTTAAGTTTTCTACGCTTAGGTGCTTTGATGATTACCTCGACACCTTTTGAGCAGGAAACGACATTAGGTTTACCATTAATCATTTCAATAATTACTCTCTTCATTTTGTAACCTCCTTGAATCTCTTATAATATATTGTATGTATAGGTTTCTAGATTTAGTTCTATAGTTTTAAGAAACTAAGAAATAATCTATTTAAGAACGAGCCTCAGAATAGAAAAGAGTCCGCTCAATAAGAGCAGACTCCTCGATTTCTTGTCTTGTAACATCACATTAGTTTTACATATATGTATTGATACTTTCTGCAATGATTTCTTCAATGTTATTTATATCCCAGTAGGGAATTCGAACTAATGGTATTTTATTGTTTGAACAATATTCATTTTTTATATTATCATACTCTTTAGTTTTAGGATAACTCTTTCTATTTTCAGCAAAATGATATTCCTCGTCAAATTCAATCATAAAAGAAATCTTATTATTCTTATCGAAGACAGCAAAATCATATCGCATTGGGTACTTTTTAGGACTTTTAAGGTCTTGGAATTTGTATTCTATTTTAAATAATACGTCCCTTTTCAATAGCTCTTTAATGATAAGTTTCTCGCCAATTGATTTTTTAGCACATTTCGGACAGCCGCTTTTCATACCAGTTCTGCTGTCTGGTTGTGCTGACCATGAATGATCACATTTTGAACATTTCCACCACACATATTTTTTACTACCAGAATTGATGTTATAAGGATTAACATCTTTATTCTCTTTAAAATCCCACTCACTTAACAGTTCAGGGTGAGTTTTTGCTAAACAATTCGTTTCATTCACTCTCATACCCCCACAATAGGGGCAATTTTGACCACCAGAAGTTCTACTGCTTATCATCATATCGTACGAACTATCGCACTGAGGACATAACCACCATACAACCTTGCTGCTTGAACGTGTTACATGATCAGGAAGTAATTCTTCATTCAAAGTTGGATGCCATTGTAGAGCAATCTCTTTTTCGGTCTTGGATAGGCAATTAGTATGATTCACTCTTAAACCATGGCAGTATGGGCATCCTCTATTTTGCGTTGTCCTATGTACTACTGAATCATCCCATATATGTTCATTGTTGAATCTACATGTCCACCAAACTCTTTTGCTTGATCCGTATGCTATTTCGCTAGGGCTAAATTCATTTAACTCGATGTTAAACTCTTTAGCAATTTCAGGATACCTATCCAGTAGAGATACTTTTACATTGGGGTTAGAAAGCTTTTCTTTTATAATTTTTGATCGTGATTCTGATAATTTCTTTGATACACACGTTTTATTGTCACAACAATCAATCTCAATAAATTTTCTCGCTTTATTGTACGCTCTATACATGGTCGGGACTTCGGTTCCGCAATAATCACATATTTTAGTTATAATTGCATCACTTGATGGCTGTAGATCAGTGACTAGAACTTCTATCTTAGTCCCATTCTTTACCGAAGCATCTCCCCACTTATTCTTATATCTCGGTATTTCATACTTTAATGCTTCGTAATGAGCAATTGTTCTCCCCGTCAAAGATACAAAAACTTTAGTTTCTTTTATTGAAATAATCTTCATCCTCATTTCAGTTTAATTATTGAACTATATAATAGCATATTTTACTTATAAAAGTAAATGGACGAGAGGATTTTCTCGCCCATAGTCATTGTTTATTTAACAAGCAATATTTTATGTCTTCCACATTGAGTAAATCCTGTCTGTTCAACTTTAGAAACCACATTTTCGACATTGACAATTCCCCACTCCCCAAGTTTACGAATAAGCTCTTCTTTAAAGATTAATCCCTTACCAACTAATAAAAACATATCATCATCCTCCTTTAGTTTGTTAGACCCATACTAATTTTTAGAGCATTATCCACAAGTTCCATATCTACATCATTAATTTTTGTTACTTTCTTAATCAATCTTCTTTTGTCAATTGTCTTAATCTGCTCAAGCAAAGCATAACTTTCTCGATCTAGATTATTATTTTCGGCACTTAGATAAACATGTGTCGGCATTTGCTTTTTAACTTTTGACGTAATTACGCATACAATGACCGTAGGAGAGAATCTATTGCCAATATCGTTTTGAAGTAACAATACTGGTTTATTGCTGCCTCCTTGTTCTGCTCCAATCACAAGCGACAAATCAGCTAGAAATACATCACCGCGTTTATAGGTCTCATTATCTACTCTGTATGTAGTACTTTCTTCAGTGGCCAGCATCTTCTCACCTACTCACTAGGTATTATTTTGTTTTAATTTCTAAAATCATTATATTGCATATGTTACTTAATTAACAACCGAACACACGTTCTATTTCACATTTTTATGGCTATGACAAGCACAATTTTATTGACTCCAATTTATCTTGACACCTCCGTGCATCTGTGTTAAAAACGCATTGTTTGTTTAATTAATGTATATTTGATTACTTAACCGGATATAAATGATATGAAACATAAAACGACAAACATATGGTGGAGATGATGATATGGAAAGAAAAGATGCCTGGACTGAACAGGACGATTCAAACCTTGCCTCTACTGTGCTTTCTCACATAAAATCAGGTAGCACACAATTAGCAGCTTTCGAAGAGGCGTCTCAAATCATTGGTCGAACTGTATCGGCATGTGGTTTTAGGTGGAATAGCGAGTTAAGGAAAAGATATGATGACTCTTTAAAGGAGGCAAAAGAATCGAGGAAACAGCTTAGTAAGGAAGATCGCCCACAACGAACCAGACGCTCTGTAGAGCAGCCTGAGCCAATTGAGACTATTGATATGTATATGGTCTTTGATAATCTTCAGGCGACTCTAGAGGCCGCTACAGTGGCTATCGCTCAACTCAAGAAAGGTTACGAACAGTTGCAGAAGGAAAATGAGCGACTTAATAAGAGGCTTATGGAGGTTCCAAGCGAGGATCTAACAGCAATTCTCAAACTTGTGGAGCAGGCAAGAAAACTTGGTGTAATAAAAGAAGGCGCAGCTTCCTAAAAAGGAGGCTACGCCTTTTCTCATTCGTCTACCCAATCGATATCTCTAATTATTGATTCCATTTCCTTCATATTTAATTGGTATGCTGCTTCCCAACAATAAATAGCATTACGCTTTAGGCACATTGCCATCTCGTCTAATTCACTACGCGTGAGATCCCTCATCTTATTAACTGTAAATAGTTCAGCCATCCTCTGATGAATAGGCAGTACATTAATGTTTTGCATCGTTCATCTCTCCCCCTGTTCTTATGCTTCATAATATTCAGGAGAGATTACTTTGTTACTTCTTCAGATAATTAAATTATTCACTTTGACAACTTTCTTCTTCAACCAATATGAAAATTTCATCTGTTGGGCGACTGGTTCGAGCAGCAATCCTTAACGCCCATTCTAAACTAGGCTGACTCCTCTGATTTTCCCATTTGTTGTATAGAGTCTTATTGACACCTAGAAAAGAAGCAAAGTCGTTTTGAGCCATTTTGGATTCGAAACGAATATCACGCAGCCTATTTACTACTTGCATAACAAAAACACCTCCTTACACAATAAATATGTCGATGTGACATACATTATGTAAGAAGGTGTTTATGTATATTTATTTCTTTTGCTTTTATACAAAGAACAAATAGATCAAACCAATAACAGCCAAACAAAACAAAGTAAGTGCTGTTCCAAGCATAACATTCCTTTGATTCATTTTAATCTTCCTCCCCACGAAACAATTATTTCATTCATCGCATTCTTGGCAAATTGTCCATCCACAGTCTTCAACAAAAGTTATTTTTCTTTTTTGTGGTTTGCCGCATATTCCACAATGTCCACCAACCTGAAGTTGATCCAGTTTATAGAACCCTAATTTATTTAGAAATTTCCTAATCATACACTTTCATTCCCCTCATTAAATGGACATTTTATTGTGATACGAAAACTAAATGAATCCCATACCATTCGATAACTAATTTGTCATCTGCCGACCAAGCATCTATATACTTGCCAATATGTGCCCAGTCCTTACATTCATTTTCTAAAAGATGTCCGCACTTCTCGACATAATAATAGTCGGGATTTCTGCCATGTGAGACGCTGCTATCCAAAATATTCTTTATTGTTTCTTTTATCGTCAATCTTTCCACCTCATGAAAGATACGTTTTATTGGATTTCTAAGAGATCAGATGGACCATGAATTACACCGAAATACATATGATCACCGTCTCTTTTGTATCTCGCAACTACTTTATCAAACGGGAATTCATCGGAACGTGACTTATAACCTTCAAGGTAACTGACAGCTACTACTTTGCGCTTCTCGTCCACATAGATCACGTTCCCCATCTCATAATCATCGCGCTCAAGAATATTGCAATACTGGATGAATACTACTTGTTCGCCCTGCTTCAGTTCGTTATGCAGCAATCCATTCACTCCCTATGAAATATACCTTTCGTTGGAACAAAATCAGTCTGCTGTTATACAGCAATTTTACTTTTACAATTATCGCGTAGCAGTTTACATTGTACTTTGTCGTCTCGGCACATAATCATGAAGGACAACATTTCAAGTTCATCATCAAAGGTATATACGGCTTCCGTCTTATGCCCATTCCACCATTCAGTAGTCATCACCTTGTACATATGAACACCTCCTGTTATATAAATTCCAAGCAAATTAATCTTTTATTGGATCTGCAAATGCAGTTAGCGTATCACCGACTGACTTCATGCTTGCCTGAAACATCCTATTTACTCTATCTTCATGTTCTTTCAATTGCATTTTTAGTTTAATATTTTCATTTTCCAATTCAAACATTCTTTCGAATGCAGTTACTGTTGCTTTGGCTTGTTTATATGCTTCAAACATCCAATCGTCCATATTTATATCCCTTTCTGTTATTCAGATAAAATCAGACTTTCATTGTGTTTAGATATGATCGAACGTCGTTCCAGTTTCGCGATGAATTGCAATAATTTCATCTTTTACTCCAATGAGATGATGCTGCAACTTATCGTACTGGTTGTTATATTCCACTTCTGTTATTTGCCTTCTTTTCAATTGCTTTGTCAGATCGTCAATCTGATTTCCAATGATATCTCTTTCTTTTTCAAGATCCTTCAATTGTTTGTTCATACTGTTATCCTCCTTCTGTTATACAGCCTCATATTCATCCTTAGAAACTATTTCATAAAAGGAATTTCTTATGCTCGACATTCTGTATTCTACAACATACATCGGATCTTTCATCTTAATAGGCTGTTTACTGATAACAAACAATGTACCAGTCACCTTGACTACTTCGCCGCTGTTATAAGCCTCTACAGCTTCATCGTGCGATAGGAATTTGATTGGCTTATTCACTAATCCATCAACCTCCGATATGTAATTGTCATATTGTTATAAGTATATTTCATGTTATATGTATGAGTAAAGCAGAATTTACTATTTTGCTTATAAACTCTGCTCTACCATTAGGCTGCTGTTATACAGTCTTTTCATCTTTCTTACCTATTGCCAACGCTCCCTGTAGAATTTGAATCCGCGTCTTAACACTATCTGCTGATGCAGTTTTATTGCTCTTTGTCTTGCCGTACATGGAGCCAGGAGACTGTACTTTGATGAATGCGGCCAGAACATCTCCAAACACTTCAGGACGGTCTGTGGAGGCTACAGCGGCCCCTGCGAGACCAATAATATCTGCCTTCTTCATTACCTTTTTGCGCGTCTTCTCATCGATCTCCGAGAACGCTTGACCGAGAAAACTAAACGTTGCTGTTATAAGAGATCTCTCATCGTCACTAAGCCCATTTATGCGAAGGTCTAAAGCAATTTCTCTAAGCGCCTTACTCCCGATATCATAGTGGCGTCCTGTTATAACAGCAATCATCTGCAAAACCATTTCTTGATCCTTAAACCCTTCGCGCTGCTTATCAGTGATTCCGGTCATTTGAATGAATGGCGTATCAATCAAAGAATTGATATAGTCAAGGTTTTCCGTGCCCAGAATGGAGCGAATCAATTCAATGCTTGAGAGCGAAGTTCCACTATTAAGCCTGCGAAACATTTCATCAATTTGATCTGGTGTCAGTTTGTCGTACTGATACACGTTGACGTTGCATTCCTCTAGAATTTCCTGAAACTCAATCGGTAGTTCAGAAAACTTCTTTCCTGCTACTTCGACTCCGAAGATGGGACGAAAATCTTCAGTAAAAGCAATTTGGTCATTCATGAATGGGATAATTGCTCTTTTAAAACGCTGCTTGCCGTCGATGCACCACGTTACATCATCATTTGATTTAACAGCATAGACAGGCGGTACAGGATAACCCAACAAGAAGGATTCGATTAATTCGCTAACCTGAAAATCAGTCCATCGCAAATTCCGTTGAACAGTCAAATCAAAATTCAGAGAGTCGGGATTTCTACCGATGTTTCTAAGGCTTCTAGGCTGTGCCTGCGACTTGTTGAGGCGTTCAGCCTTAATGCGTTCCTTAAGCGTTGCATAGCCTCCAAACTCCCCATCGCCTTGATTTGCGTTTTCCTCTTTTACTTCCTCATCCAAGAATAACTGTTCCTGTACCATTTATAATCACTCCCTGTATTGTTTATTTTATTCGTATTTCATTGCCTCTTTGAGGGGGACTAGTTCATTGTACATTGTAACTATGTATAATTTGCCGTCGATACGTATGCCTTTTTTATAGCGCATGGGCTGGTAACTCCCCTCTGTTATGGATGATCATTCATAAGTGGAGCATTTCTAGTTTCATCGATAAACCATACGATTGCTGTTATATATATAGCAATCACAATTGACCAAATCATTTTATCACCATACTTATATTTAATTTTTAATTTATATAAATGCATTATTTCATGGACAATTGTACGGTGCTCTTAATGTTAACATTTGCTCTTTTGTTTTTGGTTTGAATTAATTTTTTCACTTCATTCTCTGCCTGCCACTTATCAAAAGCAATAACTTCTACAATATCAGACTCAACAACCTTGCTTGCCCAAACCAACTCATATTCGACCATGAATGTTTTTTGTACGCCGTACATATGACGCCGCCTCCTCACTTTATCAAAACTTACTTAATTGACTTTAGTTTTAGTCTTCTATCAATCAGCTTCAATTCATCTTCGAAAAACTTCACTTGCCCCATATTTCCTTGTTCCGTATGAAATTTGACTGCCCCTACGGTATACCATCGCCTGTAAATTAAGTCGCTTTTATAGTTAATCGCCATTACAGAATTGTATGCTTCAGATCCTTTGTACTCACGGTCAATATATGTCATCTGTTATTCTCTCCTTTTCTATTGTTCTGTTATGCAGAAAATATGCTTTGTTCTTCTACACTGTTGTTAATGGAGTCTGCCAGCACATTTTCTAAAATAGTTCTGTTATTAATGTAATACGCCTTTTTCTTTGCTCCTTTCTTACGGAAATAGTAGTTACCATTAGATTTTACAATTTTTCCATCCCATCCACCATAAACGATAAATTTATCTTTCATCTTCTCGCAATATTCAAGAGCAATTTCTTCTTCTTTATTTTTGTCATAAATCGCATGGTATTGGATAGCAACTTGAATTCCTTTAACGTCAATTTCTTTGAGTAGATTAATCATGGCATTGACTGTCTCTATCTGTTGTTCATTCGTTCGTTTATCGTTCGGACTAAGAGTTACATAGGACATATCCCTTTCCCCACATGAAGAGTTGCACCAGAAGAATAAGTCCCAATTATCATTTCGATAGCTAATTTCTTTATTTTTATACTGATAAACAATGAATTGTTCATTAAGCAAGTCAACCAATTTTTCAACTTTTTGCCCACATTCCTGCTTTGCTTGCTCACATCTTGCAATCCATTGTTCACGTGTCATGCTGTTATATTCTTTGCTATTTTGTTCTTTTTCTTCTTCGGAATAGAAGTCGGAAATCCTCAAAGAATGGACACCTAATGCAGCTACACCATTTTCAATTGCTGCAAAATCCAATGCCGACATATAGCTTTTATCCTCTTTAATTACGATCATTTGTTATCGCTCCTTTTATGTATTATTAATTTTTATGAAAACCTTATTTCATTCGAGTTTCAATGCATACCAGAAATGCACACTTCATATTCAATGCCTTCATCCGTGAACAATTCACCTGTTTTATACTCTCTCTTGAGTACATCAAACTGATATAACGTTGCCAGTGTATCAAGGTTCTCAACACAATTGGCGATCTTCTTAGCCATCTGTTATCACTCCATTTTTTATTTTTAATGCTTATGAAATTCTGATTTCGTGGTCCGTTAAAAGTTCACTTCTACATTCTTGTCAAACCATTTTTTAAAATGATTTTTGAATTGTTTTTTTGATACAACAATTTCACCATTTTTATTTTCAACATACGCAATATTATTTTCATAAGCATAAGTATAGAGTCCAATAATTTGATTAAATAATTTATAACAATCATCCAAGGATGGGCATTCCCAAGCTGCGCCGAACCCTTCTTTCTTCTCTTTGATCCAAATAACAAAATTCATTTTTATTCCTCCTTATTCCGATGAAATCCAGTTTTCATTGTGTCGTCTCTTCCTTATATATACATTATAGCATTGGTTTGCTTATTAACACAATACATTTTTGTATTTTTTATATTTTTTTTGGATAGATCGGTTCTATCCTGGCTGTTATATGCGTTGCTGTTATACGATGAAATACTTGTTTTATCGCCTGTCATACAAATTCCTTTGAGTCCTGAACGAATTTCTCGAATTCCTTTTTGGGCATCGATTCGACATTAACACAGTATTTGTCTTCTCTATCGAAACTTAAAACATAATCGCATGATCTTTCAAGAGACATGCCGTTAGACTTGTGAATTTTAGCAGCTTCATTCATAGCCAGGATGCGATCTTTCCATTTAAACATCGACAACACTCCTATAACATTAATTGAACATCGTCATTTTCATAGGATAATAATCCCACATATCAATGAAGTTAATGTATGAATTGAAATCGTCACATTCAATGTTCTTGCAGATAAAAACGCTTGCTCTCCTTCAGATTCTATAATCATTTGATTAGATCCGCAAGACGGACATAATACCTTAAATAACATATAACCACACTCCTTTAATTGTTATTGTTATGTATCTTATTGGATGTGCTGTTATATAGTCCATGATAACATAAGCCGAATACAGTGGACTATACATGGCTTGCTGTTATGGCAACAGTGCAACACATTCGCCTGTTTGAATATGATGAGCACGTTGCAAGAAAGTTAGAGTATGATCATATTGACCAGACATAGCCTCTTCTATTTGCTCCTCTCTCCATTTGAAATAAGATTCCTTGTCATTAACTTTTACGTCTCCATTCAATACTTCGTCAATACAGGCTTGTGCGTTATGGGCAAACCATTCTCTAGTCATTTGTATCGTATCTTGGGTTAATTCCACATTTGCAAACTTCATATTTTTGACTCTCCATTTCAATTTTATTTTAACTTTTAATATGTTGGATATTCTTTGATTTTCATTTTTGCGATTGATTTCAAAATTTCAGCTTTGCACGTTTCACAGTGATAGTATTTTTCATTCAACATTGTATCATTCATAAGTTTCATTTTGATTTTACATTTTGGACATTTCATTTTTATTCCTCCATTTTATTTTATTTTTATAACCCTTCAAAATAAGCATTTTATCGTCTGTTATTTGTTTGACTTACTCTGTAGAGCCAATAGACCATGAACAACAATTCCTTGTTAAAGTGTAAATAGAATCATATCAATCGCCTTTGTATTGCCAGTCGAAAATTCTTCAGGGGTGCCGATTGTCCAACCATCGGAATACTTGATAAGGTAATAATTTCTCGTGTGGCGTACCCCTTTGTGTATTGCTTTACATTTTTTCTTTGCTTGTGCAAGTGTCATTTTATCATCCCTCCAACAATAATATTCGCCGTAATGCTTGCAATCCTCATTGACACACATCTGAGCCGATTCGTGACCATTCTCACCATCCAAGTATTCAGCCGTTTCCGTTTCCTGGTTACAATGCGGACATTTCATTAGTTATCGTTCCTTTCTTATTATGCGTTCGATACGTGACTGTTATAATACAATTTAATGTAATGTTCATTGATTATTTCATATGCTACAGGCGAGAAATGATAAGCGATATTATTCTGTTCTTGCTTGCTCATTTGTTCGATAAAACTCATCATATCATCGATTTCATCGAATGTTTGCGAGTGGGAATTTTTAACGTTCATATCCGATGCATGAGACAAGGAGAGAACCAATTTATCCTTGCTGTTATACACTTTTAGTTTATTATCGCTGCTAATCTCCATTTCATACACGGTACGTCATCCCCTTTGCTGTTATAGGCTTATAGCCTTTATGGAGCCGCACAACATGGACTGTTATGCGGTCTAAAAGATACAAGCTGTTATGCAATTTGTATTGTTTTTTCTCTTGGATTTAATCCAATCTTCAATTCGCTTGCATAACAACGAATAGTAATGCTGGATTCATCCATACTCATAAGACTAATTTGCGAGTACTTTTCGTTCAATAAATGTCTATATTCCATGTCAACCTTGTTATAAGCTTCCCTTCTTTTGCTTGCTAGTTCGTGATTCACATCATGATTATCAATCAGATTGTATCCCCTATTGTCGGCATGAACGCGATAACCGTAAAACATGTCTAATACTTCAATGGTGTCAAAGTCACAATTTAGATTAGCGTTAATCCATTCCGTAATGCTTTCTTTTGTGTAATCGGTTTTGGAAATATCCAAATGATTTAATTTTCGGTTATATGGTGGCTCAATAACTTTTTTATTCTGCCACTTTTCGTAACTTATATTATTTTTTCGATATTCAATGTATAAATCACGGTTAAATTGTTCGGCTGCTTCGCGTTTTCGTTGATCTTCAAAACTAAAAAGGAAATCAATGCGCAACGCCCATTCAGAAATAGTTTTTCCTTTTTCGTTTCTTCTGTATCCTCTTCCCAACTCGATATAGAATTCTTCGCCTAACTTATTAGTGAATGCTGTTCTGATTCTGTAATTTCCTACGTTGCTGTTTTCATTGGCTTCATAATCCATGCCAGCACCTTCAAAGTACAATGTTTTCATATTTATCATGCTCCTTTTATTTGTTATTGGTTTATTTTGTTCAGTTCGAAAATCCATTGTTTAGTTATTAAATTTAATTTTACGCTGTTCAAACCATCTAGGCTCAACATCGAAAGTACTAAATACATCATTTATGTCTGGAGTCTCAAGCGTTTGAAGAGTGATTTTGTCATTATGGTATTTATCGCCAAACTCAATATTGGTAATTACATATTTATAAAAATTTGATTCCTTATTATGGCTAAATACAGTTCCAACGGCTAAAATATAGGGCAAATCATTCAAGGAAAAAAGTTTATTCATTTTTATTGGCTCCTTTAATAAATTTTACTTTCAACAATTTCAATTTCTTCATCCGTTTGCTCGTCACCTTCATAATAAATATCTACATGCTTACCGATGTAATACTTTTGTGCTTGTTTAAGCGTCATATTATGCGGAACGTCAAGCGTCCAAAACCCTCCATGAGAATCCTTTTTAGTGTAGAGATAAAACACGTTATCGGCTTTACTGTAGGTTACTTTGACTATAGTCGATGATACCTTGTTGGTTGTAACATCTGCATAAACTGCTATAGGTGACATAAGCGATAGTGCAAGTATAACTGTAATGAGTTTAGTTTTCATTCATCTATCTCCTTTATGTATAGTTTATTTTATTTGAAGAAGTCTCTTATTGAGACTTGATTCATTAAATGAACCCAATATTTTCATAACCGTTTGATTTTGCCCATATTCTAGCCGTTTCTTCATCATGTCCATTACTTTCAAAAAATTCCTTAATTTCTTCTCCGCTGGATTCATCAATCACAATCCATAGCATTTTACCATCATATAGTTCGCGCTCGTCAATCACACATTTTTTCATTTGCTATTCCTCATTTCATCAATTAATTTTTCTAATAGCATTACCATATAATCCGTAGCCTCTTCTTCATCATCTATTTTACGCTCTTCGACAATCTTAGTCCATCCTCTGCTATTAGCCATTTCTACAAAGAACCTTTGCCAATCTGATCATTACCATATTGGCCTATTGACGACTCATCATAATCATAATCAGGTACGCTGCTAATGATTTTATTTGCCCATTCTTTTAATACAGTTTTTGTGTTCTTCATGATTATCACACCCAACATTTTATATTTATATTGTTCGGTTCTTTCTGCTCCCTGCCTAGAGCCTTAATACTTTTCACCTTTCTTAACTCCTCTAATTTTAACTGGCATCCATTCTCTTCCTATAATCCGTGTAGTCACTCCAGAATTGTCGAAGATATAACCAATAATATAATGTTGACCATTTTCGAATTTTTTATCGTCTGTATGTGTCATGTTGTATTCTGTTTTTGAGATAGTTTTCATGATTAGTACATCCTCCCTAGACATTCTTTTATTCGGCAGGAAACACAAAGAACAGAACAATTTGTTCTGCCCTTGGCTTATCTGCATATCGGACTATCTTCTCCATCTTGACTCGCGTCATGCAAGCTTAACCGAATGGATTAGACCGCTCATACAGAGAGTTTTATTGGACTCCTCCAGCCTATTTTATTTTCAATGTGCTTTGTTGTTGTTCTCCTCTTCTGTAACTTAATTATAGCATGGATGATGATTGAGTGCAATAGGTTTTTGTATTTTTTATATTTTTATTTTGTGGGATGAGAAAGGGAAGACAAATACGAAGAGGAAAACTTGAAAAGTGATTATTCCTTGATCCAATCAATTAAAAGTTTTTCCATTCGATAAGAAGGAAGATAAATTTTTATTTCTTTATTAATATCCGATACATTTTCAATCCATCTAATTAATATCGAAAGTGCATACTTGCCATCATCTATTTCGATTCCTTCTTTTTTATATCTGTTTTTTAAAAAACTGTTTGGGTAACAATTTGCTGCAAAACATAATGTATTCCTGCGGTTAGAATTATCTACCTCTGCATTCATCGATAAGAATGATTTTGTTGTTCCTCTATTTAGTAATTTGTTGAATAACTGAATGAATGATGTCCAGTAAATTTGATTACCTTTTACCTTCTCATGATTAATAAAATAATTCTTCATAGCTTTTTTAATCATAACTGCGTTTTCGTTAGACTTCAAAAACCATGCCTTAGATAAATCTGTTGAATTCTTACCAATTCTTATAAAACTGTGTTTCTTGTCAAACACCCTTATATTCTGTTTTAATTTCATTTTGATTTCAGTGTTTAGTTGATCAACATAATTAATATTCTCTATGTATTCTTGAGATGTTGCTGTTGTTTTAAATTTTGTATTATCCACGATATTGTATAATTCATTTATATCTTCTTCATCAAGATAACTTTGTTCGATATTCGTTAAGCTGCTTTTATTTATAACAACTTCCAAAATGGAAAATGCAAATGATGTAGCGCCAAATTTACTCCAATCATCTTGCAGTTTATAAGAATGGTGCGTTTTGTAAGTTAGATCATGAATGTGCTTCTCCCATCGTTTAATAATATTTATTGAACTACCTATGTACCTCCTTCCATTTTTCGTGTTTGTGATTTGGTAAATACCCATCATACTACTTTATATTCCTCCCAGTTTGATTAGTGTATAGTGTTCGCACACTACCATATTGATTATATAAAATTTGGTGGATAAAAGTAAAGTATATGGATGGGATGAGGGAAATAAATCTTGTAGGAATAAGCTGATACATACAAATAAATTAAATTGTATATAGTATAAACAGTTAGTGATAAGACGGTAAATATAGTTGTCAAATGAGAATAAAATAGTTGTGACGTTAGTGATTGCTTACATATATCATATTAGACATCTGTTAGTGTCCACTTGCATTTGATTATAAGACAAATAATACAATTTTATAATAGTTATCAAATGATAATTTATTAATTTGAGTATAAGATAAATGACAATTCATCTAACACTGTTAGATAATATAAGATTGCACATAGGTGTCGCCTGTTACAATGCGATTCTGGACCGATCATTCCTGTATTATGTCCTACTAGTCCTATTGGCCTTGAAAATCAACGTTATTTTGAAAATTCTTTTCATTTTCATAATCAGCTAGTCCAGGTTAGATCCATATATAACAATTTACCATCCATTGCCAAAACCTGAATATAACTATTATTATATGTTGATTTCCAAGGGCTTTTAGCTGCATAGAGGGGGGATGGTTTACATTAGAAAAGCGGATCAGGATGGACAGATGGCGGTTAGCACTTCAATCTCCACACTCATCACCTAATTTTCCCGATTATATTACTCACCTATATTTACCTCACATTTTCCCTAATTGTAATCGTATTTGTAATCGTATCTTCCCTTGATTATCCTCACTTTTACTAATCTCATTTCCCCCTATTTTCATCCTATTTCCTCTCATTTTCTCTTCATAATCTCCATTTTCCCCTTCAGAATCAATCATTTTTACGATTATCCCATATCTCTCTCATTCTCAATGTTCCTCCATCATACTCCTTCCTTATAAATCAACACTTTCCCATTTCTCACGATTACATAAAAAAGACGACCTCGATTGGTCGCCTAATTTTTCACTATCCACTTTTTCATATTCAGATCAATATTCTTCTTATATTCCTTTTTAAATTCTCCCAGTATCCCATACTCATAGCACAACTTATGTTCAAATCTTTCCGTTTTATTTTTCTCCCCTATAACTTCCACCTTCCAGGAATACAACAGATACCTTTTATTTAGTTCATAAACCATCCTGTGAACAGCATCCTTATCAAATTTTAATATCTTAGCCATATTCTCAATACTCATATATGACTTTCTCTCCACATTGCCATTGGATAATTTACGCAGCAGACAATAAAGTGCTATATACCTTTCCTCTAACCCTGTGTCTAGATAATGTTGGATCATCCCAAAATCAATCGGAATATTAAACTCATATTCTTCCTCACATTCCTCAATCACAAGCCATTCCTTATTTTTAATCTCACCATTGTCATCATAAAAATATTCAGTCCTAGAGTATCCCTGTATTTTTATTAATTTGTACCTCTTTAACTTTAGCAAATAATCTAATACATCTTTTGCTGCGTAACCTGTTTCTTTAGATAGTCCTGAAATGGAGGTAACAAATACATGTTTGGAGTTTTGTTTATGTAACCTGAACCTATATAAACTCAGATATAAATAAAACACCTTCTCATTCAACTTACCAAACAATGAATTCTTATCCTCAAACCAAGCAGAATTAATGTATGTATAGTCTAAAGTAAAATTAAATTGCAATCCCAACTATCACCTCCAGACATTACCCTTTTTCATAAATTAATTTAAATAAATTTTACTCCTATACTATACTAGGGCTACAATTACCCTCCCAACATACCATACATTCAAATTTTATATACCTAATAATAAAATTGAAGTTTAAAACACACATCTATATACATATCACCAATAACAAAATACAAAAATAGAATACAGACCCACATATACCCCCATAGGGTATACGACAGTATGCCCTATAGATTATGTTTTTATTATTAAATTTATGTTTTTATATATTCTATCCGGTTTTGAGGGGTAAATATCAAGTTTGTTTTTCCTGATATCCGGTTTTTTGGCCTAAATATCACGTTTTTCGTGTTTTCCTATATATCCGGTTTTCGGGGGTAAATATCAAGTTTTTTTACAGGGCGCATCCGGTTTTTGAGGGTAAATATCACGTTTTTTTCAGGCATCAAATTTACCTTCATTATCAACGGTTTCTGATTGCCCTGATACTTACCATGTTTTGTACACTAAAATAAATAAATTTTACATGTTACTATGATGGAGGTTACAATCCCCCTATTCTGCCTCTGCATATCTCAAATTTATTATCTGGACAATAAAATTGAAACTCAGAACATGCGTTAAAGGGTATTCCCTAACCTCACTACAAATTAAAGGTCACCGAATATATAATTCGGCAACCTCAATATACATTTTTACCTTAGTAAAAGTCAATGGTTATGACCTTGCATCAATAATTTTCTTCGCTTCTCGTCTCAGTTGCATCCCTATTCCATTCTGAACGCCTTTTAGGAGTTGAATAGCCTCATCTTTCGTCAACTCATCGAATATGGTTTCGGGTTGCAGATCTTCAAACAATCCACGTCCAGCTATATTTCTTTCTTTCTCGAGGTAGGTAGAACTAGTAAGCGCAGGAGAACTATGTCCAGCTTGAATCTGAGCTGCACGGAGGCCACCAACATCAAAAGCGTACTGGATGCCCGTTTTTCGCAATGAATGGAATGACAATTTCCTGTGAGCAGCAAATCCTGCCTTCTGGCACAGGCGCTTCACCATATCATTAATCGCGGACAAGGACATCATGAAAATGTGATCGGTCTCTGCCCTGCTCCCCTTTAACTCCTGAATCAAATTATATAGGCTAACATGAATCTCCTTATCCTGGACCATCTTCCCCTTATCAAACAGTTCATCAGATTCAATGACATACATATCCTTATCAGTTTCATGTTCATGGATGTCACAGAATCTAATCTTGTTGATAGCATCTTTACGGATACTTGTAGCCATTGCCAGTTTAATCAGCACATGCTTCTCTTTCCCATTATGTAGTTCGTCTAGAGCCATGTCTGCAAGCTGCATAGCCTCATAAGGGTACAGGACATCTGTTTTCTTGGTGTCACGTGGTAGTTTCTTCACCTTTTTGAACATATACATGTTAATCATGTCTTTATATTGGTCATGAGCCTTCAGGTGGTCATAGAGGCTCTTCACAGCACTTATTGCCCTATTGATGCTGCCGTTCTTGTAGTCTCCACTCTTCACAAGTAGATCCTTAAAGTTGTTCATCTCGGTAAGGTTAGTCGGCAAGTCAGTTACCGTCATAGTTTCGATCTCCTTGCCCTTAATCATTCTAAAGAACATGCGAATATCCTTCTCATATGCCTTTTTTGTGTTTTCACCATTGAAACCCAAGAAGAATGAATATATATGTTCGAGCAAATCATCCTTATTCAAAGATACCACGTTGTTCAAACCGTTCACCATTATCCCTCCCAAAAGTTGGTTATAATTTGATTATACACAGATTATATCCATTGTCAAAGAAATTTATGCAAAGTATTGCTTTTTTATTTTTAATTTTGCTATACTGCACTCGTGGTTGAGAAACCACAATCACGAATCTGTATCTACAAAATTCAGAGGAGATGATCAATATTAAAACTAAACAAGGGAGAATGATTAATTATGAAAAGAAGGAACAATCCACGTGAAGCATGGGACGCTTATTTTGACTTTGATTTTAAAGCAATGAACAATTACATTGACGATAATGAAGACTTTTTAGATCAAGATGAATATCCCTACTCTCAACGAACAGAAGATGAATATTGGGCCAGTTTAGATGAGGATGACGATGAATTCTTGAAACTTAAAATGCTACAGGAAGTTCAATAACGATCAGAAAGAAGTGAGGCGAGTAAGATAAGTTTGGAGAGACAGGTTCACATCTATAGTCTTGATACCAGCCACTTTTATAATACATATGAATCCTCTATACATAGAAAATTAAATCGTTCCTACTTATTCAAAAAGACACTCAAGAAACATACAGAAAAAGCAGCAGACGAAAAACTTATCGAACGTATGACACGAATAAACTCGCGCATTAAGGCTCTGAAGCAAAAATTATATGATGAATTTACTAAGAACCAAGATATTCGTGTTCTCTGTGAAGAATCATTAAAGAGTAAGAATATTATCTCAGTATTTGATTCGGTTCTTACCAGGACAATTGGAATACCTCAAGATGCATTGTCGGAAGATATCATTGTCGTCCAGACTTATTTCTTCTCTATCCTAGAGGATTTGATTCTAAAGGGATTTTATTTAAAAGGTGAAAAATACATATGCTTCACGGCTTCGGCTGGTCAAATCCGAACTAAAAAGACTGTCTTTATCCGAGAAAGTCTGATCGAAAAACACTATCTCTCGCTTAGTTGCGGATTAACCATCGAAGATATCAACAATCACGGTGGAGTAAATATTAATAAATACCTTGCCTATCTTGCCTTATGTAATAGTGCTACCGATGAATGGAACGAATTCAACATTGATAAAACAATTGTGGTTGAGGATATGGAGACCACTGTACGCAGTCTCGTGGATTTCATTGACGAGAACACATATGAGATCACACGACAAGAGATGGACATTCTTATCAATCATACTGATGGTTGCGGAATGATTCTTCCACGCAAGAATAAGAAAAGCATTATGATTCGGTTACCTTGGATTAAGGGTTTGCTAGTCCCCTTCCCTTTCGATAAGTTCATAAGGGAACATAAAACTCCTGGATCGAAGGTTGGCATTGTCAAAGACATTTACGGGAAAGAGCATGATGTCATCAAAGAAGGGATTGAAGTCATCCTAACCAAGAGTCAATTCAAAATGTGGAAGTACTATTCATCTTGGGAGGAATATAAAGAAAAGTACAGGCTACACAGTTGCCATGCGGGAAAGTGTAACGAAGAGGATGATGTCTTTGCTGATGCAAAATTAAATTATCAGATGCTTCAAACGCTCCCCTCTATGACTGACGATGAATTATTAAGCATTGCTACTGAAACAATTGACAATATTACCCGAATTGGCCGCGACAAAGACACAATGCTAAAAGTTCTTGGTGTCACTCCGTCCAATAAAAATAAGAATTACATACAACAAGCACTGGAAATCTACCCCGAATTACTGAACGATACATACTGCAAGGAAATTCTGAAGCAAGTTAAGAAAAGTAAAATTAAAGCAGCTCGTGCGGGTAAGTTAGACATCAATGGCAAGTATACTTTCATCTCACCAGATCTGTTCGCATTTAGTGAGTTCTTGTTCTTGGGGGACACTAATCCAAAAGGACTGCTAGATAACGGAGAAGTTTATTGTGGACTCTTTGTTAACAGGACAAAATTGGATTGCCTTCGTAGCCCCCATCTATATCGAGAACATGCAGTAAGAATCAACACTGTAGACAAGTGCAAAGGTAGATGGTTCGTCACTAAGGCGCTCTATACCAGTTGTCACGATCCTATTTCCAAAATCCTTATGTTCGACAATGATGGAGATAAGGCATTGGTTTGTGCAGATCCGGTTCTCGTTTCAGTTGCTGAACGTGAGATGCAGGATATTGTACCCCTCAACTACAACATGGCTAAGGCTGGCGCAACATCAATCAATGAACAAAGCATTTATGCTGGATTAAAGGCGGCTTATACTGGTGGTAACATCGGGGTTATAAGCAATGACATCACGAAGATATGGAACAGCGATGATATCAATCTCGATGTAATAAAGTGGCTTTGCATGGAGAACAACTTCGTCATAGATTACGCTAAAACGTTGTTTAAACTAGAAAGACCGGAAGATAAGAACGAACTAATAACAAGATACACAAATGCCAAGACTCCTTTCTTTTTCAAATATGCTAAAGATAAATTGGATAATGGTGTTGAACATATAAATAATAGTGTCGTGAATCGACTCAACAGATTAATCCCGAATACCAGGATGAATTTTGTTGCTGCTAATCTTGGCAAGTTAGATTATAAGTTACTGCTTAGTGATCCTGATATCACTGTGGAACTAGATAATAAAATAATCGATACATATTCTGAGTTGGACATACGAAAGAAGTTTATGTCTGATCAATCTGATAACGAGAATGAATTCTCATTCTTGTATAGAGACATTAGAAATAACCTTCTGGATGTGAATCATGACATTAACCATGTTGTCGATACATTGGTTGAATATCTATATGGTCATAAAGACAGCAGTTTTAAGACTACTCTCTGGTGTTGCTTTGGAGATATAATGATCGCCAATTTGAAGCGAAATGTATCTACTGCAACTGTTCTTTGCGAAAGATGTGGAACTCGTATTGTACGTTCTTCCAACAGTATAAAGTATTGTAAACAATGCTTTTCGGAAATACGCAAAGAGTACAAAAGAATGAATAAAAGGAAAAATAAAAAATAGTGGGGACAAATAGGAATTTTCTATTATCTCTTTATTTTCAAGGGACTTTAAACATGTTTTGCGGCATCTTTGGATCTGATCAATAATAAATCCCTTTGTTTTCAACTCTGTTTTAAAAAACACTTGAAAATCCTAATAGTCTATAAGGGAAGCATGATGACTAAAGTACACATGGAAGAGATTGTCGTGTCCCCCTCAACTCAATAATTAAATAGGGAGAGTTTTAAATATGAATAAGCCAGATCTAATTAAGGAAATTTCCACAAAAACAGGACTAGACAAGAAGCAAGTTGATGCAGCGACAACGGCACTATTTGAGATTGTTGTAGAGGTACTTCAAAATGGAGAAAAAGTTCAACTGCAAGGTGTGGGCACCTTTGAAGCCAAAGAAACAGCAGCTCGTGAAGGACGTAATCCACAAACAGGCGAACCAGTTGCTATCCCTGCTGGCAAGAAGCCAACTTTTAAATTTGCTGATTCCGTTAAGAAGTCATTCAAATAATCTAACTAGAGGAGGGTCTTCCCTCCTCTTTCTTATTCTACCTAGATAGAAGGTATGTGAGCATATGAAGAAATCTTACGTGCTAGACACAAACGTATTGCTAAGTGACGCAAACGCTTTATATGCTTTCGGAGATAACGAGGTCATTATCCCATCTGTAGTCCTAGAAGAGATCGACTCCAAGAAGAAATTGATGGATGAGCTTGGTCGCAATGCTCGATACGTCTCTCGACAATTAGATGAATTGCGTTCATATGGAGCACTCCACGAAGGAATCCGTCTTGATAATGGCGGAAGTCTTAAGGTCGTCATCCATGATTCTAACTCTTCAGTATTTAGCACTTTTGAAGATAATAAAAACGACAATGCCATTATTGCTGTAGCATTAAAGCAAACAGAGATCAATCCAGACACAGTACTCGTCTCCAAAGATGTTCTTGTTCGTGTCAAAGCGGATATTGTCTCTGTAAAGGCTGAAGATTACCAGCACGATAAAGTGGCAGACTCTGAAGATGAATTATATATGGGATACAGTGAGTTGCTAGTTGATGATGAATTGATTGACGAATTCTTCAAAAATAAATCAATTAAAGCAAACATTAAACCATTTAAAGAGTATCCTCCTAACCATTTCTTTATATTGAAGTCCAATGTTAATGAAAAGAAAAGTGTTGTGTGTAGAAAGGTAAAAAATAAGCTTACCCCTCTATATAATTATGACCAAAACTCCCCTATCTTTGGAATCAATCACAAAAACGTTCAGCAAATGATGGCGTTGGAATTACTTTTGGATGACGCTGTTCCTTTCGTTACGTTATCTGGCAAGGCCGGAACAGGCAAAACACTTCAGGCACTCGCTGCTGGACTATTGAAGACGATAGATGAGCATAAATACACAAAGTTATTGGTCGCTCGTCCAATCGTTCCTATGGGCAAAGATATAGGTTATCTTCCTGGAGAGAAGGAAGAAAAATTGCGTCCTTGGATGCAGCCTATTTATGACAACTTGGAGTTTTTATTTAACGCAACTAGACCAGGAGAACTGGATAGGATTCTTATGGGATTGCAAGGGGAAATTCAAGTTGAAGCTCTAACCTACATTCGTGGACGTTCGATCCCAAAGCAATTTATCATTATTGATGAAGCGCAGAACCTAACTCAGCATGAAGCAAAGACCATAGCGACTCGTGTTGGTGAAAACAGTAAATTGATTTTCTGTGGTGATCCTTACCAGATCGATCATCCTTACCTAGACTTGTACTCGAACGGACTTACATATATCACGGAGAAATTCAAAGAGCACGACATTGCTGGACATATCACATTAAAACGTGGAGAACGGTCAACTCTTGCTCAATTGGCTGCTGATATCCTTTAAAACAAAATTTAAAAAATAGGGAGAAAAAAACTATGGCTAAGAAGGTTCATGCTTATCAACTAAAAGGTGACTATTATCATCAAAAGCAAGTTGTTGCTGAATACGACAAGAAAACGGAGTCCACTTCTTACTACTCTCTAGTCGATATCCTAAAGAACTTCGATGGTCGCCCTATTTCGATCACAATTAAAGAAGAAGATGCCGTCGAGTCACTTGCTCAACCATTTGACGGTGACGACGATATTGAGGAGTGATTGAGTGACACTCACTCCAGACACGCAAAGAAAACAAGAAGAATCGATTGACGAGTACCTAATTCGCTTGGGTTCCTCTCTCTCGCTTTATGACCTAACTTGGACTAAAGTGGCTGAACTAATGAATTCTCAACCTGAGATTGAGGATGACTACTCGGAGTCTAAATACCGCAAAGACTATGCAGCGTATGAACGTTGGAACAAGGTTATCACCGAAAGGATCGTTGATAATGATGAATACCTAAATCAGATTCAGGATGCGTCCATTAACCTTCAAAAAGAAAAGGTTAAGTTTCAGGACCAAAAACGTGAATTCGGTAACATTGTTCGGCAACAGGCTCGTTTTGAACACCTCAAAGATGAAGTAACGAAGTCAATAAGGGAACTCGAACAAGTTAAACCTCTCTCCTTCATCCCCTACAAAGGTGAAACAACTGGTGTTAGAGCAAATACACTTTGGAGCGATTGGCACTACGGAGCTGACTTCTCAAATAGTCTGAACAAGTATAGCCCAGAGATATTTAAATCTCGACTTGAACAACTCATCTCTAAAGTGATTTACTACGGTAAACTACATAAGGTTGATACTCTTACCATTGGAGCACTCGGTGACTTCCTTTCTGGAGCAATTCATGTATCCACTCGCGTTCAAGCCAGTGAAGATGTAATCAAACAAATTCAAGTGGTATCTGAATATCTCGCCGAATCAGTCGCTGAACTCTCTAAACACTTTAGAAAAATTCGATTCATTAATATCATCGGCAATCACGCTAGATTAATTTCTAATAAGCATGAATCGATTTTCACTGAGAATTTAGAGCGAATACTACCCTGGTATCTCGAAAGTCGCTTGCGTGATTTTAAGAATGTAGACATCTATAGTGATCAAGATGGATACTTTGTTGATGATACATTTAATCCTCCTCATGTCTATGTCCATGGTGATCTAGACCATGTGTCAAGCGTTGCTAAAACCCTCCCTCAGATGCTTGGTATTGTCCCTCGTTATGTTTTCTGCGGTCATATCCATCACGATACAGTTAAGGAATATGGCAAGACTAAAGTCATTTCAAATAGCAGCCTTATCGGCGTAGATGACTACGCGTTATCTAAGCGCTTCTTTGCTGAACCTGCTCAAAAGATGCACATTTTCAAGAGCAATGACAAGATTGAACACTATATTGAAATTGATTTTGAGTGAACCATATGGATAAGGAAAAAGAACTTAAAATTAAGCGAGAAGATAAATTCGAAACGCTTATGTTTGCTGTTGACTACATTCAAAAAATCATCTCCATTACAGGTGAATTTAATAATGACGATATCTTTAGTTGTCTTAAGAGAATTTATGATGAAGGATATAGTAACGGCAAGCGAGATGCTTTAGAAAACATCATTTACAATGCATATCATGAAATTGATTCTATTGAAAAAGATGAAGCATGAACCGCTGAAGCGAGTCCTCTGCTTACTAGTGGAGGTATAATCCTATGTCAGAAGATGAATATTGGGCAAGTGAACCCATGGACGATGGCGATGAGGATGAAATTCTATATGAATTTCTGATCGATGAACCAGAGGATTTAACTTTAGTAATGCTACCTATGATCGATTTCAACTTAGAAGATGCACTTGAAAACTACTACAAACAACTAAAACGTTGCCGAAATAAAGATCAAATTAAGACTGTACTTCTAAGGTTCTATTCGTATGTTGTTGCCATGACAAATCTCCAAAGTGACATCCATTACCTACAGCAAAGAAGCGCTTAGATAACG